CTTCTGGTTTGTCTTTTTCTAAGTAGTTGATTTTATTACTAAAAATATTTATCATTATCTTCGTAACTTATTGATTTATATACTAGTTTTCAAACACATTATTTTTACCGACCGATATGGCAGTACTTTTTAAGCAAAAAAGACGAAATGCTTAAAAAACATTTCGTCTTTTATATTTCTGCTAAAAGTTTGACAAGTAATGTCTTTACAATCCACCTTGTCTAAGAACTGATGCATTCAATTCAGCAACAAGTTCAATGTCACTTAGCTGAGCACATGATTGAAGTATTTCATCAAGTCCTGAACTTACAGTAAATAAAGAACCAAATGAATTCACTGCATAAATTGGAACAAGAACTACAGATGCAATTTCAGTTGGAAGTCTTTGGTGTATCAATGAGAACAATTCGGTTGCATAGAAAGTTTCGCCAAAGTCCCAGTTCTCAATTCCAAAGTAAGAGTTGATAACGGCAAGAACTTCAATCTTTAACTTCTCATCGGATAATGTTGATGTAATGGCTTTAACAACTTTGAATTTTGCACGGAACTGAGGTTCAGCTAATGCGCCAAACAGTAACTTAATCTTGCCAGGATGCAAGACCACAGTATCCGATAACATTTTGTTATCAAGCAAGTCTGCAAATTGATTACGTAATTCAAGAGGTGTTGGTGGTGTCGGCAATACTAAAGTTCGTCCTTGTACATAGTTACTAATCGAGTTATAATAACCTTGAGTAAGAACGTAAGTATCATGAATGTTAGACACTGACGGGTCAATCAAGTTTTCGTATGGCGTAAAGTGTTGCCACATAAAGTCAAGTGTCGTTCTTTTTAGAGTTCTTCCATAATAAACACCACCAATTTTTGCATTACTAACAAAACTTCCAGGAGCAAAGTAAGTTGTGGGGTCAAATGTTATATTAGCTGCATTTATTTCTGTTCCTGGAACTCTGATGCCTGAACTATCAAGTTGAAAGTATTCATAGTAATTACTTTCATTAGAAGCTGCTTCTGAAAACTCAGCAAATTGAAGAACACTATCCGGCAAAGTATTACCTGAAGTATCAATGTTTAACATATCCGATGGAATAACTTCAAGAGCATGCAAATTGACTATACCATTACTATCAACTATTGGTCCAACTACATCATAGTTTTCATTATGTCCAAGTGGTCTTCCGTCAGGTTTCAAATTAGAACGCAATACTCGTATAGTATCATATACTCGATTTTTTGTTTGCGAGTCAATAATTTGAACTCCGGCATTATACCAAAACTTAGTATTCTGACTTGATACTTGTAACTTCAGTTCACGGAAATTGACAGTGAAACTGGTTGGCAATTGAGTTATAGGATTGAGAGTTGCTTTGACCCATATTAGCCATGAATTAGGATTTCTTACTCCAGGTGATATGTATAAAGTCGGGTCATAAGGAAGGACGTTTGGGTTGACTGTATTTCCCGAAGTAAGGTCAATACCATCAATCAATTCCCAACGACCGAGTAAGTTCAGTGTTGACACATTACTTGATGCTAGTGTAAATGCATATGGTCCCGGACCAACATCAGCTACTAAGTCAAGCGAATAACTTATCTTGATTGCATCACCTGGCATTACTTGATAACTTGCAGTTGATAATTGTGATAAGGTAAAATCAATAGTATCAGAAGTAAAAGGTAAGTTCATCTCACCTGTGCCAATATACCCACGAAGATTTGAACTAACATGAAGTAATGAACCGTTAGCAGCAACTTCAATCGTAATAACTTCTGCACCATATGTTAATGCATCAACTAAAATACGAGAAGTTAGTTGTCCAGTAAAGGTCAAGTCAGTCCCAACAATAGGAGTATGACGATTGAACGCAAGACCGAACTGAGATTGCCATGCAACTGATTGAAGACCTGAACCAACATCTCCAGGGATGTAAGGGTTTATACCGTCAATAGTTCGAGCAACAGTGTTTAGCCATATCTTCCCGTCATCCTCTGGATGTAACCCTGGGTCTTGTATACGTGCATATGAAATACCACTTATCGTTACAAAGTCAAGAGGTTCTCCATACCAATGTTGGTCAATTGCACCCTGTATCAATGTCTTTTCTTGAAGTGCACTTCGTTGACCAGTAGAATTCCAGTAGAGTTGTCTATTATCTTCAATGAATTGACGTCGTGTCAAACTTACCATGCCTGATGTAAGTGGGTCAGTTGAAGAAATATGTGCAAGCGTATTGATGATACCTGTAGATGATAGAAGAGGTTCAATGATTTCATCAATCAATCCTCGACTTGAAGTACTTGTTCCAGTTGAAAGAGAATTGATACCAAGTGCTAAGTCAATTGTCAAATCGTCGCCAAATAGTTTGATGTTTTGATATTGACCAGAAGCATCGTTCCATTCAATGTATTTTGGTTGCCCTGCAAAAGTTCTATTCACTGAAGTCAATCTAAGAATAGATTGGTCTTTCAACATATAAGTATTGTAATCTTGAGCATTCACCATTCTATTTTGAGCATAGTATGTTGAAGGTGCAGATTGACGAATATGTTCAATACTTTCTGAAGCAGCAGAGTTTTGAATAGTTGATGTAAGCGAGAATGTCATACCACATGTTTCTGCCATACCTGTTGTAGGAGAAACATATTGAAACGCAAGTGGCTGATTGATAAGTCTATTTGTTGGAATGACGATACTTCTATTAGCTGATTGACGCATCCAAAAGAAGAAGCGACCTACAGGAATATCTGAGAAGTCGCCATCGCCAAACATCAATTTAATTGCATCATTCTCTAAAGTTTCTACTTCAAACTTTTTACGATTTTTGATGATATTGAATGATAAGTTTTGGTCCGCTAAAGTTTCTACTTCTTCCCAAATTTCTTCGATTGCTCCAGAAGAACTAACTCGTGTAACCCATACATCTGTATCATTGACATTGATTGGAGCTAATGATAACGCTCTATTCGGAATTGCTTCATTCATAACATATTCCAAACGGGTCAAGACACCTTGCTTAGCATACATCAAAAAGCCAGTATAATCAGAACCATCACCAAGCCCATCATTTGAATAGATAACTGAAAGTTGTGAATTGACATCTGGAGTCTTTTCATACGGTCCATTTGAGTCTAACAAAACTGGCACAAGTTCCATTGGGAATGTTTCGATTCCAGTATCAACATTGAACGAGAAGATACCATTAGGAATAGTATTCAAAGAATTGTTGAATGTATAGAGCTGCATTGATACATCGCCAATCTGTTGAAGACTTGCAAACTGTCCAAAGCTACCGGTCAAACATCTATTCATGACTAAGAAGAAACGTTCTTTCCAAAGTGGAGAATTAGGGTCATTCCAAATGATGTTCAGCCCCGCTAAGTTGACGCCTTGGGAATCGATTACTCGTTCAGTAGTAGAGATTGAAGTAATCTTGACTAAACCACGAGCCGGGATATTGCGAGAAGGTGCATACGATATTAGTTTCGCTAACTTTAGAATTGATTGCTTTCTTTGCGCTGTACTAATAAAGTTTTCATGCGATAACATATCAACTCGATAAGCTAATTGTTCTGCAACATATGCAAAGCTTTCAATTAAAGTAATTAGCTCAGAACTTTCAATAAAGTCGTTGAAACTTTCTGGAAAGTAAATGCGAATATAATCAATGATACTTAGTTTAATTGTGCTATAATCATACGCTGCAAAATTGATTTGCGAAAACGCTTGATATATCTTAGTCCAGCTTTCAGCTTGATAAAGGTTTTTGATTGACATGTTAGTTAGATATTCCGTGTCGGCGAATGAAATGCGATATTGTATTTATTAGGAATAGCATAAGATAATCCTATGCACTGGTTTTGACTTCTATTTTTAGCATATCTTGAACTCCAAACTCAAGATAGAAAACATCGACTAAACCGAGGATAACATTATTATCAGTTAATGAAACTACTTGCATATCAACCAATCTTACACGCGGGTCATATTCTATTACGTAACGAAGGTCATCTTCTATGATCTTACGAGTATTCTCATCATTTGGTTCAAACGTAAGTAAAGGAATACGAGTTCCAAACGTGGGCATCATTACTCTATCACCTTTAGCAGTAAAGATGTGGTTGTATAAGTCTTGCTTGACTACTTCAAAGTTAGAGATACCAAACTGTTTAGAGCTCATCCACTTATTAGAAGAGAAGCCATGATACAAAGTTTTGAATGCCATTTACTTATTATCCTTTATAATGCGAATTGCGATTTTTGTTTGCGGGTCTAACGAAAGGTTCATGCGATGGAACAATAGATGCACCCGATGCTTCTTGTGCACATTCACCTGCTGCAGCGGGTCCACCTGGTAAGATACGTTCGTCTTTGTCAGCATCGGTTGGCGTTGTTTCTACTGCCGCAGTAATCTTACTTCCTTGCATAGCAAATAAACCCAAACTTTTGATATCAACTGTGTCACCAGTCAAACGGGTTTTTGTACCAACTAAGTCTAATGTACATCCTGTCGCAGCAAGAGTTGCTCCGGCTTTAATATGTACATTCCCACCCTGAACCCTAGTATCTGCTTCGCTTTTGATGTTGATACCAGTCTTTGCTTCAAGATTAATGTTACGACCTGCCGCTAAGTTAATGTCTTCTTCTGCTCGCACTGAGATAGACTTTGCCCCATACATATGAATGTGTCCGTCTTCATCAAGTTCTACCCAAGTATTACCTGAAGCAGTTGATATGTAGATACGTTCGTTAGTATCGTCAAGAATGATTTGATTGCCTTCACAAGTCTTGACTCTTATTCGACAGTTATCAGCAGTGTCGTTCATTGTGATGACATGATGACCTGGAGTTACCCAACAATAAGTTTGCGGGTCAAGATACTCAGTTGGGTCAGCCGCTGCCGGTGCATATCCTTCATTCCCGTCTGGGTGAAGTTTTGGTTGGGCAACTTGTCGTTCACTTACCCCACGAGTTTGAGCGATTGGATTACTTACGTCTCCATTGAAAGCTGCACGTAAGTTAGAGTAAGCAGGTTCCAGAGGGTCATACGAGTCGGTAAACGGGCCAACTGTTGTTTCATCAGGTTTCTTATTTCTTCCAGAAGGTAGTCCTCTATTTCGATGTAAGTCATACGCCGCAGCAAAGAAGAACCTTCGATTAGGATTACCATTCAGAAGAAAGACTAACACTTGAGAATTGAGTTTAGGTAAGCAATAGAAACCATAAGGTACAGGTCCTTTAGGTGCTTTTCTATTTCGACCAGCTGGGAAGTCATTAGTAACTCCACCAAAAGGTGCTGCATATTCTGCCCAAGGTAATTGGCTAATATTATAAGACTCACCATCTAAAGCTGGACACCATACTTTCATTCTTCCCATTTGATTTGGGTCGTCCGTATCCATCACGAAACCATTAGTGATAAATGGAAAATGATTTTGATATCGATTTAGGATTGATTTATTAGTTTGCATTATTCACACCTTCTTGTGCCTTTAGCGTACTTATTGCACCATAATTATGTTGCATTATTAGTATAAGTTCTTGCGTAAAATCACTTCCGCTAAAAGTATGAACAACTGATTGTATCATATACCAATCATCATAAAATAGTTTGACTTTGTATTCATCTACATTACCTTCTTGGTTGAATGGATAATCTCGTGGTCCATATACATTCACTTTAGCGAATTGGGTTTCTCCTAAAAACTTCTTATCAATCATTTGACGTTCAACAAACTTACGATGTTCAAGATGAGCTTGAACAATACTTCCATTTCCAGTTGCAGCGGTTTCATTCTTAGGGTCGTATTCCCATTTAGATAATTTGTCAATATAAGATGCATCGCCATTTTCAATATAGTCTTTGACCGAAGTAGTAATTTTTGGAACAGGAGCAATTGCTTCAACTACGAAGTTAGAAAATAAGTTAGGGTTTCCTCGAATTTTGACACTTGTTGTTCCCATTGCAAAATGCATATCTGCCAAAGTTTGATGAAATGCTTGCGCATTTTTAAATACTTCTTTTGCTAATGGATTATTCGTAGGTGCAACATCTGCCTGATTAGAACGTTGAGTAGTTGTTTTTGGCGGTAGATACATAGGCTGATTTTTACCAGGATTCCCAACGAATGTTTTCTTATCAACTTCAGGAGAAAGTTTATCTTTCTTCTTTTGAGATTGGCTTGTAATATCTTTTCCTGTTTCATAAGGCGCACCTGATGATGTTTCAAGTCCTACAAATAAATTATCTATTTTGATGTTGAAGTCTAATACGTCAGGATTATGTCCTGAATAAAGATAGTCAAATTCAATTGAACCGTCAGGATTTTTTGCATCTCGTTCCGGTCCGGTTCTTGTGCCTTCACTTACTTTCTTTTGGTCGGCATCTGGGTTTGGCATCTTATACTGTATTACATCAAAATGTATAACCATTTCTTCTTCATTTGAAGAAACTGATTGATTGATTTTGAATTTAGTTATTTCATCAACCTTTGATATTTGACTAGCCATACCTGTAACTTCAGGACACAATTTCAGTAAGTTTTCTAAGATTTGTTTGACGTCATTAGAAATTTGAGATGAATATACTCCGCTATTTGCCTTATTATCTTCCATCGATTTTTGAACTTTAGCATACTCTTCTTCAGCCGCCGCTTTTGAACCGTCTCCATAAAAGATGGTTTCTGGAGTTCTATCATTAGTAGCACATACTGTAAGATAGAACCAATTAGGTGGAATAGTAATCATATAACGAATGATGCGACCTTTTCTTTCAGTCTTATCTTTCTTTTCGACGGGTTGTCCAGCTTCATCACGAGGTTTACTAACAGGATTAGCTTTTAGATACCATTCACGTGCAGCAACATTTAGTTGGTTTTCAATTGCTTGAACAGCCGTTCCAAGTAACGAGTTTTCGAACTTGACAGAAAGAACTTTTGGTATTTCTGACATTTGCGGCATTTGGCCGATACCCATAGTCTGAGCACAAAAGCCCATATCATAAACAGCACCACGAGTTGTGTATTCTGATAAAGTAAACTCTCCACCCATTATCATAGGAATACCAACCGTTGACACATGTTCAGTTGTTCCAGTATCAGTATGTCCAATGAAGGTGATATGTAAACAAAAGACTAATCCACTCCCATCCGTTTTTAGCTTATCAAAAGTAAGGTATCTAAAGTAATTGAAGAACCCAACACCGGATGGGTCAACAACTTGAATATGAATAAGCCCTTCATTAGTAAGGGTTTGTCCAGCATATTCACCTGAAGCATTCACGAGAGTAGTAAAGGTCACATTAGCAATTGAGAACTCTGATGTCTTTCTTGAGTCAACAAGTAGATAAACACCTCCACCTATATCATCTCCTAGCTTCTTCCCTGTAACATTTGCTAGGAACCCTACCCCATCTGGTTTGCTAGGTGCTAGATATGGTTGAAATGCTTCTGAATTACTCGCAACGGTCATAATGTAATGGATACTATGTGACCTATACTTGTCTAATGGATTTGCTGGGATGCTCATATGTATTATAGGACTAATGGAGGGAGGATAGCTTCGCTACTTCTAGCACTATCTATTCCTCCAACTTTTTGGGTCAATAAGAGTTGAACTCGTTCGTTTGATGGTATCGTTAGCACACGACCGATGAAAGCTTCTTCATACGGGTCTAATAAGTAGTTGTATTGAGCAATGACCCACCATAACCCCGGGTCATTGTAGAACCCATAAGCTACTTTGTCTAATCTTCCAGCAGTCGTTTCATTGATAGTATAGAGAACATCACTTGCTTCATCCACTGGGAAATTGAAACGACCCCACCATTCTAAACCAATAGGACCGACTTCAGTTAGACCACCTTGAACAAATCGTGATAATTTTTGTTGAACACTTGATGTTGTCATTAATTACTTTGACCTCTACTGAAAGCCTTAGGAATAGTTTTTTCTGCTGTTGCTGAGTCTATGACTGAGTCTACAAAATCTTTACCTTCATAAAATCCTAAAGTGCTAACTGCTTTTTTCAAAGTCGAGGTTGAACTATTCTTTTCTATGATTGCTTTTGCTTTTTGTTCTAATTGTTCTTTACCCCAAGAGCCGAGTGATGTCGTTGCTTCAGACTTAGCAGTCGACGCATTTGTAGCTGCTGGTGAAGTCGGTGTAACACCTGAAGAATTAGCTGGTGTTGGTGCCGCATCAATTCCTTTTGGAGTTTCTGCAGGTTTAGCAGTTGGTTCTCCAGCTGAAGGAGTTGCTCTCGAACCATCATAAGCACCTTTCATATCACCTTTCTTGTAAGCACTTAAACTAAATCCACTATATTCTCGTGGCGACCAAGCTTCTTTCAATGATATGCTTACGTTCATAATAACAGGAAATGCTTGACCATCTGATGTATGTAAGTAATCAACATCATTAGGCCAATCAATGTTTAGCTGTGTCAAAACGACTGAAATGTTTCCAATGTTCTTACTGCCATACGCATTCAGTTCTAATAAGTCAGGTGGTGCTCCTAACATATTCCTATTCTCTGCTTCAGTTCCATAACCATAATATGGCATCAACCAGCTTCGTAATACATTGAGCACTCGTTGGTTTTCAGTTGCTTCAGAAATGTTTCGTGAAATTAGTTTGATTGAACCAATAGACCAACCTCTCGCTGCAGTATGATTATACTTCAACATCGAACCAGGATGATGAGCAGGTGTCACATCATCATACATTGCACCACGTTCTTCAGAAATAGTTGGAGTCACATTGAAATAGACAATCTCACCACTTGTAATAGACTTTAGCTCAACTCCTTGACGTTTAGGACCACCTGCGTCTGAAGCAATTCCGCTACTCAATAAGGCTGAAGTCACATCAGTCGAACCGATAATCTTATCCACAAAACCAGGTTTCAAACTATCAAAATTGAGTGAGTCTCCAATTCCCTTGATAGCATTCTCAGTTACCGATGAAAAGTTTCCGTTAGTCAATGATTTGAACGATTGAGGTATCATATTGTTTAAAGCATCGCTACTTCCTAATGCACCAGAAATCATATGCCCTGGAGTATTAGAATCGCCTGAAAAGAAGTCACCGATGTTGTCCATCATTTTAGATGCACCCCATTTGATTTGACTTGCAACTTCACCAAGCTTTTCGAAAGGCTGTGTCAAGTCAGACATGCTCGGTAATGAAGGCAGGTCACTTTTTATTGCATCCCACGTAGAACCGGTGCCGTTATTTGCCGCATGCCAAGCCCTTGCTTGTTCAATAGTATATGCCTGACCATTAGGTCTATTGATTTGACTAGTCGGATAGATTGGTGGAAAAGAAGCATCCCAAGTCATAACTTATTCCCCTTCGTTATCGTCAGTAAACCCAAATGACTTTTGAAGTTTCTTGAACATTAATCGTGCAAGTGTCTTATTATGTTCTAAACCAACAATAGTTGCAAATTCGTCTTCATACCCAAGCTCTACCGCTCGACGTGCAACTGAACCACTTATCTCGTCATCATTCAAGTTCCCTGACGTATGTAGTTTTTCCATTGCTCTATCTAAAGCGGATTGCTTATCAGCTTTCTTGGTCTCAACCGCATCGTCCGTTCTATCAAGCCCTGGAATGATGATATGTTCAATAGGCTTATCATCTTCAGTCTTGAAGCCTTTGTCTAACATATCTTTATAACCCTTAGCCCTGTCAGAACCCGCACCAATTGCAATCGGTTCGAACCCTGCATCACGAATAGCACCAAGTGCAAAGAACGCACTTTTAGAAGTCAAGAACTCTACACCGTTAGCCTTACCTGATGCTTGCATATAAGTAATACGTTCATCAGCGGTAAGGGGGTTTTTCTTCTTATCTAAAGATGACTTCTCGCCAGCAATCACAACAACTACAGGTTTAGCTTCAATGTCTAAATGAGGGTTCTTACGAATGAACTCTTTCATTTTGTTGATTACTTTATAGTGGCCTTGAGTGGGCGGATTTAGTCTGCCTATCATAAACGCCACTCTTTTATTCTGCATTGGTGGCAAAGCTTCAAATAGGAATTCTTCTTCTGTTTCGTTTAGTAATGACATATTGTTAATTCACACTTATTTTGGAGTATAGAACTATTTATCATTCAACAAAGAATGAAAAAATTACACAAAATATCAAAATAGTGATATAATTGATTAGTGGTCATTTATAACAGCACTAACCTTACAAGGGAGTTCCAATCAAATGACCAAATCAATTTTAATTTTTGAACCTAATTCTAACGATACACCTTTAGAAGAACCAACAGCTTTAGAACCTCAGATAGAACAAAAAACAAAGAAAGAAAAACCACCTAAACCTCCAAAATTCAAACGTCCAAAGGCAACTTCTACTGAAGGGCATTATGTAACCAATGCCGTCTTATTGCCTGAAATGCTCCGTGCTAAAGCTCTCGGCCGAGTAACACCCGAACTCGCCGAAATGTTTTTGAAGATTGCTACTCGTTATTCAATGAGTAAGAATTATGCTCATCTATCATCTATTCGTGATGATATGATTTCCAATGCAGTTCTCAATCTACTTCAAAACGGTCTCAAATTCAACCCTGAAAAATCTAGTAATCCATTCAGTTATACTACGCAATGTTGTTATCATAGTTTCTTAATGGTTATTGCAGAAGAAAAGAAACAACGCGAAATTCGAGATACATTACTTTTAGATAATGGAGTAAATGCATCGCTTGGACATATGGAAAAAGAACACGATAGTTATCGCGAAAAACATGCGGAGTTCTTTGATAATGAGTAATGATATTGCTTTCATTGACATTTGTACAGAATACGGTATTCATATTTCATCAATCAGTAAAATTGCAATGTTTACTGATATTCATTGGGGAAATCATCATAATTCAGTTCAACATAATATAGATTGTGCAACTTATATTGAATGGTTTATAAAACAAGTTGCAAAGAATGATGTTGATTGTATCTTCTTTCTTGGAGATTGGTTTGAACATCGTGGTGCAATCAATAGTTTGACTGCACACTATTCAATTAACGCTCTTAGACGATTAAACTCGTTAGGTATTCCAATATTAATGTTAGTAGGGAATCATGATTTATATCATAGACATAATCGAGAAATCCATTCAGCGGAAACTTTCAAAGAATTGAACAATGTTCATATTATCGATGCTCCGGCTAAACTTAATGATATGTTATTATTGCCTTATCTTTTCAAAGATGAATATCCATTAGTTGCACCACAAGTTAATAAATCTAAATATGTCTTTGGTCATTTTGAGTTTAGAAACTTTTATTTGACTGGTACTAATGCAAGAGCCGAACATGGATATCATCATAAATTATTTGATGGTCCAACTCATATCTTCTCTGGTCATTATCATAAAAGACAAGCAACTGATAATGTTATCTACATAGGTAATCCGTTCGGCACTTCATATGCAGATGCTGGCGATTATGAACGAGGTTGTTGTATCTTAAATGTTAGTACAGCTGAAGTATCTTTTATTGATTATGAAGCAGGTCCAACTTATCTAAAAACTGAGTTAAGCTCGTTACTTGATGAATTAGTAAAACCTAAGAATAAAGCACGAGTTAGATGTTTATTAGATGTGGAAGTAACTTACTCTGAAGCTCAAGCACTAAAGCAAGAGTTTATGGAGTTATACGACTTACGTGAGTTAATACTTGAAGAAAATGTCAAAGAACAACAAGCGGCTCTTGAAGAAAGTATTGCTGAGCTTGAAGAATTAGACTTAAGTTCTTTAGATGAAACTGTTATGAAACTTATTGAAACTGGGGTTCAAGCAACATCAACTATTAACCCTACCACATTAGTATCAATCTACAAACTATTATAGAATTATGCAAAGATTAAAAGCAATAAGATTACGTTTTAGAAACTTCATGTCATTTGGTAACCAATGGACTGAAATCAATTTTGAAGACTCTACTTCTACTTTCATTTACGGAGAAAACATAGATACTAATACTAGAAATGGTGCTGGTAAAACTTCAATTCTAAATGCTATTGTATATGCCGTCTATAATCGAGCTTTTGATAATATCACCTTACCTCGACTAATCAATATCACTAATGCGGCAAAGAATACTTTGATGGAAGTTGAGTATCTTTTTTCTAAAGGTTCTGACATATATGAAATCAAACGTAAGCGAGGTGAATCTCACGGTGTAACTTTAGAAGAAAATGGAATTGATATTACTCCAGATAGTATTAACGAAACTGATGCATTGATAGAACGTATCTATGGTAGAAGTTATGAACTTTTTACTAGAGTAATTGTCTTTGCTGGTAATACTACGCCATTCCTTGATTTACCGGTTAGTTTGCAACGAGCTCATATTGAAGAACTATTCAACATTACAGTCTTAAGCGAAAAAGCTCAAAAGCTGAAGAAGGTTATTCAAACTAGTGAAAGTGATGCAAAGGTAGAAGAAGCCTTATTGAAAGAACGAGAAACTTCGTCAAAGCTGAAGCAGAAACGTTTAGCAGAGTTTGAACAAAAGGTCATTAGTTGGGAAGAACAGAAAGAAGCTAAGCTAATAAGTTATCGCAAGCAATTAGCTTCAGTAGAAGGCATTGACTTTACTAATGAACGAGAACTATTTGAACGTAAGACAAAGTTGTCAGAAGAACAACAACGAACCTCTTCAACTAAGGCATCGCTAACACGAGCTAAAGAACGACTTGATAAAGATATTGCAACACTCCTAAAACAGCAACAGCATTTGGAAGATGACAAGTGTCCGTATTGCTTACAGAACATGGCAGATGCAGCTTCTAAGCTACATGACATTGAAGAGAAGCTGTTAGCTCTTGTTGCTTCTTTAGAAGAGCATGAAGAAAAACTAGCGACAGAAACGACTAAGCTAACTAACATCCAAGCTGAATTGAAAGAAGTCAACGAAAGTATGACATATGATAATCTTCCAGTGTTACTTGATACATTAGCAAACATGAATACCTTACAAGTTCAATTACGCGAACTCGAACTAGCAGAAAATCCATACTTTGAAACATATGAACAAATGGAGTCAGAAGTAAATGAAAGTTCTATTAGCTATGAGAAACTAGATGAATTGAAAAGCACCATTGAACACCAACAGTTTCTTTTGAAACTTTTGACTGATAAGAATAGCTTCTTAAGACGTCGCATTATCAGTCGAACTATCCCGTTTCTAAATCTTAGAATGAATACTTATGCTAAGCAATTAGGATTACCACATGTCATACAGTTCAAAGATGATATGACTTGTATGGTGTCTCAGTATGGACGAGAACTTGATTTTGGTAACTTATCCGCTGGCGAAAAGAAACGTGTCAATCTTGCAATGTCATTAGCTTTTAGAGATGTCTTACATCATTTACATGCAAAAGATAACTTACTGTTTGTCGATGAAATTGATGCTTCGTTATGTGCATCCGGGGTTGAAAGTGTTGTTGCTTTACTAAACCAAAAGACAAAAGAAGATGAACTATCAACCTGGGTCATTATGCATCGTGAAGGTGTAGAAGATAAGTTTGATAGAAAGATGTTGGTCATAAAGGAGAATGGCTTTAGTACCGTTAGTTTGCAAAGCGAAGAGTGTAAATAGTAATAACTTTCCACGAATACGTACAGGATTACTTTACATGAGCATATTACAAGAACTATTAGAACTTCGCCGTCAATCACTAACTGAAGAAGGCGAACAAGAACAACAGCAAGAAGGTGGGGATAAAGAGGATGCACCTAAAGATGAACATAAAAGCATGAAAGACCATCTTCAAGATATGTTCAAAGAAGCTGATGGTAATGGCAGTCTTCAACCTTATGTAAAGAATGAAACTTTACAAGCTAAGGAAGCAAATGTTGGAGAAGAAATCCATCAAAACTTTCCTGGTGTTCCGTCAAAGAACATTGTGACAAAAGAAGGTGACTTAGTTGTTCGTGATAGCGAAAATCCAAATGCAATGAAAGTTGTTCCAAAACACGAGTTTGAAGTTGAATACGAAATCGAAAAAAGCGATAGCAAACCAGATGCAGAAGGCTATACATCATATCGTTCAAAAGGGCAAATCTTAGCATTTCAATATAACGAACATGAACCTCTTAGACTGCAAGATGAACATGGACATACCATTCACGTAAAGTTCGGTGACTATCTCGGCTATCCAACCGATGATGCTTCAACTCTAATCCAACTTGATAAGACTCATTTTGAACAAAACTATCGATTAGCGGACTAATATGCAAACAGAAACTATAACAATACCTATAAAGAAGAAGCGAATAAATTCCAAAAGTAAAGGTTCTTCAAATGAACTGAAGCTCTCAAAACTTTTAGCAGAACATTTGGCACCCCTTAAATTCGTAAGAACACAACAATCTGGTGCAATTACTGGCGGAAAGAACTTTGGGTTTAGAGGACATATGTTCTCTAAGCAAACACTTGAACATTATGTTGGTGATGTAGTGCCAAGTAATGAAGAAGAAGCAGGAGTAAAGTTTCGATTTGTGATTGAGACTAAAGCATACAAAACTCCTGATAGCTTTGAGTCCCTCTTTGTCGGAAAGCATAGTGTGTATGGTTGGCTTGATGAAGTTGATGTTGATAAAGTCAAGGTCAATAAAGAAGGAATTGTGATTATGAAATGGAACAACACCCCTTACTATGCCGCAGTAAGACCTCACATTGAACTCCCATGCAAACATATGACTTTACCATCTGGCGATAAAGTCTGTCATTTGTTAGAGCTTCTAAAACATAACTCTTTTTGGATATTGTGATATAATATAACTTCAATAATACTTTTAGGAAATACCCATATGAACTTAAAAACTGCAAAAGCATTAAGAAAAGCTGCTCGTGTTATGGCTGCTTCTAGTGGCATTGTCTTAGACAGACAATTGGTTGAAAACGAAAGCCGTCGCAAGTATCACTTTGAACTATTGAAAGATATTGATGGTGGTCCAATTGTTGATAGCGAAACAGGTCGTCCAAAATACAATGCAACGTTTGTTGCTTATGGGCAAATGACCAACGAACCTGCTTCAGTTCGCGGCACTTACCGTTCGTTAAAACGTTCTTTCAAAAACACTCCTAATCGCTAATACACAGGGTTGTGTTTCTTAGCTTCCTGCTCTAATCTTTTATTGATAAAGTCGGAAGCAATGTCACGTTCACCCGCTGTCATTTGCAAAGTTGTATGATAATCCCATGCACCACGAGAATACCAAGATAGTTCTAAACAACTTTGAATGATTGATTTTATCTCTGCTCCGAGCTGGTCAATTAGTGCTTGAATTCGTGCTAATTCACCTGAACGGAGCATTAGGAGAAAAAACTTATAGGGTTCAATGGAAGTTCAACATCAAATTTTTCACCACAATCACGACATACTAAAGTAGATGTCAAATCTAATCCCCAATTATTGATATCATCAAGATATCCTGCTATTCGGTCAATATGATTTGCTCCAGCAGATCTAATCCATTCGCTAATCAAATTTCTATCTTCAATTCCGTCAATACTCTGAATAACACTCATTAGGTTCATAAAGATATTGTTTTGAATATCCTCAACTGAGAGTTTTTCTTTGCCTTCGTTTGCTTGTAACACTTCAATAATTTTGTCATATCTAGCAGGTTGAAGTTTTACTATTTGTCCATTTTCTAATCTAACCACAAACTGATTTTCTAGAATAGTTGAGTCAAGATACTTTATTGTTGATAATACTTGTTCTAAATCAATAGTATATGTATGTTGTCTTCCGTTTTCGCAACGATGATTGGCAGTAATTTCATAACTTGGTCCATAAGTCACTAATCTCAAGAATAGCATAATAGCATCAACATCTTTACCAAATAGTTCAGTTGGTTTTATAATTCCTTGAATACAATTTGAGAATACTGGGTCTAATGCTTTACCGGTAAATAACATATCAGGATTCTTGAGAACTACTTCATCAAATGCATTCATTGGCTGAATATGTAATTCTCCAGCAGTAATACTACTATCTAATTCCCCGTTCGAATATAGAAGACCTCTAGAAGGTAATTGAAGAACTCGGCCTGGAAGTTTTAATTTAGCGAGAAGTGGATTGTGTTCATTTAACATGATGTAAGAAACCTTATAATATAGAGTTATGATTATACAATAAATACTAAAACTATTTATACTTTGTAAATACCCACCATATACCCAACATCACTGCAAAGCAAGAGAGAGAAATACAAATTATGGCAAGAGCAGTTTCTGAAGCACAATTACGAGAAGAAACATACCAAATTCTTCTAAAGATAGAAAGAGCACTTAGTAATGGTAGTGCTTCAGTTGGTTCGGGTGGTGATAGAGGAAGTGACCGACGAGGAGCAGGAAGTGGGACTAACGATAGCGGAAGTAATACTCAAAGTGATGCTGCTCAACGACGTCGTGAAGCCCTACAGAACCGCACTACACAAGAGTTAGAACAAACTCTTGATAGTTTGATAAACTCTATTGAAGACTTAAAGAATAGCGTTGAAGGACATGAAGAAAGGTTATCAGATGATAGAAGACAACTTCTTGCTGACCAACGCGAAGAAGCTCAAATAGCACGTGAAATCATTCTTGAAGCTAGACGTGGGGAAATAGAACAATCAGAAATTATCCAAAATAGTTCGAGAAGATTAGGTCGAGCTTTATCAAGTTTGACCGAACCTGTTCGTGCAAACTGGAATGCTTTTGAAGACTATAACTTGAGCATGAACAAATCCATTTCCGCTCAGTCTTCAATGTTAGCTGGAATGGTCGAAGGTTCAAGTCTTCAAAATGCGGCATATGATAAGTATATTACTAAGCTACTTGATGCAAGTGATACACTATCAAGCTTTACTAATTTAGGTCGAGAGTTGTCTTCGGTTCAAGATTTGTCTGAAGCAATTGATGAACTGAATAAAGATGGTAAAGTATTTGAAGCATTACTGAAAGAGCACGGAAATCAAACATCGGAATACATTGAAAGTCTATACGAGCTTGAACAAGCTACTGGTAATTTAACAGACCATCAACGAGAGATTCTGGAAATTGCAAGAAAAACTAATATGATGGATGAACATGGACGAGTTCAAAATGTTCAGGCTATTCGAAATCATACAAATCAAATCAAAGCTGATATGATAAAAATGCAAGAGATTGCAGTCAAGCATATGACTATTGCTAAAATGACACAATCGTTCCATGATAAGTTTGGAAAATACGCTAGCGCATTATTTGGAGGCAAAGGCCCATTTGGGTTATTTGCTTTAGGTGTTATGATGCTTGGCGATAGCATTGTCAAAGTCTATGACCAGTTTACTAAAGCTGCTGATATTGGTATGCTTGGCGCAAATGATTACTTAGGAAGTTTTGCAAGACTCAAAGAAGCACAAGTTCAGTTAGGTATTAGTTTTGAAGAAACTGCTAAAATCTTCCAAGAGAACCGAAGAATGGCTTATAGCGTTGGTGATAATGTTGGTGATTTTGCAGATGCCTTAGATGAAGGTCAAAAGAGTTTGATTTTGTTAGGCATGGGTAATGAAGATGCTGCTAAGACTGCGGTTGATTTTGCAAAGAATGCAACTAAAGCAGGTATTGACATCACAAGTAATGATAAAGTAAGAAAGGCTATGAAGACTCAAACGGAAGCATATGGCCGATTGAAAGTATTGACAGGTGCTTCAGCTTCAGAGTTCAAAGCTCTTAATGATGAGCTTTTTGACGCTCAATCTGTTCAAGAGCAATTGAATGGTATAGGTCGAGACGAGCGAGAAGTAAGAATGAATGCGATGTTCAAATTACGTGAAGACTTCGTCAAGTTAGGACTTTCAGCTCAATCCGCTAATAAAGCACTTATCTCTATTCAGGATTTAGGCAAAGAAAAGTTAGCAGACAGATTTACCCAAGCAGCAAAGTTCCAACAATTAGCAGGTGTTCTTGGAATGAAGAATGCAGCTCAACTTGGTCAAATAGTTCGTAAAGGTGATAGAGCTACAGCTGATGAGAAGAAAGAACTAATGGAAGCTGCGGTTGAAATGCAAAAACGCGCTGATGTTAGAAGACGCGGAAGTTATGGCGATGAGAACATTATCCAGTCTTTAGTTGGTGGTTTATCAGGACCGTTACTTGCTATGATGGAACAAGGACGAGAAGCTTCTAAAACAACCGATGCTTTAGGCAAGTTTGCTGAGAAAGCTTTTGGTCGTCAAACCGTTGATGGAGATATCAAGATACCGCCTTGGGCAGCAACATTGATTGACATTGGACATAGTATTGAGACTGTTATCACTGACCCGATTGTAAAAGCTATTGGTGGAATTGCTCTTGCTGCTGGTGGCTTGCTTCTGCTTTTTAGAGCCGGAGGTTCAGTTATTGAAACTTTCAGAAGCATGAAAAATTCGTTGTTCAATATTGACAAGAACACTGGTAGTATGTCATCATCGACAGGTGATGATAGTAGTGGTGGAACCGCACAAGAAAGAGCTGAACGACGTAGAAGAGAAGAAAGTCAAAGAAGAAGACGAGGTGGGGTTAGAAATAGAACGACACCTGCAAGACCAAGAGCTGGAAATGTTAGCCGATTAGCTGGGGCGTTGAAGCCAACAGGTTTTGGAGTTGGTGCATTAGCTTCAGGTTTAGCGGCTAATGCTATTATTGACAATCAAACTAACCCGGAAACTGGCGAAGTATCAACTGGCGGAAAATTGGCTGCAATGGCATCAGGCGCGATGTCCGGTGCATCATTGGGAATGCTATCTGGTAACCCGTTAGTCGGTTTAGCAGGTGGAGTGATTGGCGCAGGTGTTGGTTTATATGGTGCATCGGGAGGAGGAGAAGGTTCAAGTGATGCGTCTCCAACATCTGGTATATCAAGTTCATATCCGGTAGGAACGAATCCCCCATCAATCTATAGTCCACAACCATCTGCGTCAACAGCTTCTAGAGTAACCCCAATAGGTGGTTCAACTGCTGGAACATCAAGTTCAAGTAGTTCAAACGAAGCTGATGCTCCAGTTATTAGGCTGTCAAAAGATACTATCGCTAAACTTGGTAATTATCTAACAACTTTGAATGACACACAAACTAAGTCACTAAATATAGAACAAGACCAGCTTGATATGCTTGCCGCATTAGTGACAGCAAGTGATGAAGCTTATAAGAATGCAAAAAGTCTCAAACCAATTCCAGGTCATTCATCATTATTTGGCAGAGGTGGTCGTTATGAATATATCAACTAATACGGAATACTAAATGGCAACTTTACAAAGTTACTTCAGAATAATCACTCCAGTATCGAGTCAGAAGCAATATACTCAATTGCATGCTGACTCGACTAATATGAATGGACCTAACGGGTTCTCAAACGCTGCATCGTCTGTTGCTTTTCTAACTCAAGTAATGAAAGGCGCTGGAACTCGTATGCAACGATACATTCAGTATGATAGCATGGATAATGATATTGACATCTCTCGTGCTCTTGATATTATCGCTGAAGAAATATCAAATGACGACGAAACCACCAATCTTCCATTCGAAATAGAGTATCAAACTGAAGATGACCAGGAAGTATCGGAAAATACCGTTACTACTATTCGTGCGGCTCTTAGACAATGGTCTCGCGTTCAAGACTTTAGCAATCGCATCTTCCGCATTGGTCGCATTATGTCAAAGTATGGCGACTGCTTCTTCAAGAAGTCGGCTGATACTAAAAAGTGGGAATACCTTGACCCATCTAAAGTATTGGGTATCTATCTTGACGAAAATGGTGACCGAGTTGCATACCAACTAAAAGGCGATGGTGGTGGAATGGTTGGATATGCAGGTAAGGTGACTGATGTAGAGGTCGTACCTGCTGCAGGGATTATCCACTTTACCCTGTCTGATGACATGGGTGAAAGTGCTCCATTCGGCGAAAGTGTTCTTCAACCAATCTTTAGAACCTTCAAACAGCTTTCAATGTTAGAAGACTCTGTCATCATCTACCGTCTTGTTAGGGCACCTGAACGTCGAGTCTTCTATGTTGACGTTGGTAATATGCCTCAACAACGTGTTAAGCAATATCTTGAGAACATCAAGAATGAGATACGTCAAAAGAGAATGCCTAACACAACCAACAATCAAGACGTCATCGACGGAACTTATAATCCTAACAGTATCTCTGAAGACTATTACTTTCCAGTGACTGCCTCAGGTCGTTCTTCTCGTGTAGAAGTATTGCCAGGTGGCGAAAACTTGGGTGAATTGAATGAGTTGAAATACTTCCGTGAAAAGCTTTACAAAGGCTTACGTGTTCCAACCTCTTACTTAGGTGGAGCAGATGCACAACCTCAACAATACAATGACGGTAAGTTAGGTGTTGCACTTCTTGACGAGTTACGATTTGCCAACTACATCCGTCGATTACAGAACAAGATTGAATGTGTGATGGACGAACAGTTCAAACTCTATCTCAAAACGATTGGTATCAATGTCGAAGATTGGTTATTCCTTCTTAGATTACCTGAACCACAAAACTTTGGTATCTACCGTCAAAATGCTCTTGACTCAGACTTAATCAATGCATTCAAATCGATTGAAGATGTCAAACAGTTGTCAATGAGATGGAAACTAAAACGTTACTTAGGCTTAACTGAAGATGACTTGCAAATGAATGAGAAAATGCTCAAACAAGAACTTGAGATTGATGAAGATGCTAATGTTTCTGATTTACGTCAAATCTATGACCCAGTTCAAATGGAAGCTAGACAAGCCGCGAAAATCAAACCTAAACATATCGAGTCAGATGAAGCTCCGGCTGGTGGAGGCGGAGGCGGAGATGAGTTAGGTATGGACATGGGAGGAGGAAGCCCTCCTCCAGGTGATGATTTAGGTGGTGGTCTTGGTGGTGATTTAGGTGGTGGTCTTGGTGGTGGAGCTGACGACATGGGACTTGGAGCACCAGGAGCCGGTGGTGGCATGGACAATTTAGGTCTATAAAAATCAAAGATTATCCTAAATAGATAATCACTTAAAAATCTACAAATACATGGAGAGACAATATCATGTCACAACAAATATTACTTACTGAAGACCTAACTCCTGATCAAGCTAACTTAATTGAAAGCATTGATGATGGCAAAAACTATTATCTTTCTGGCATTATGATGCAAGCAGGCGTTATCAATGGAAATGGCCGCGAGTATCAATTAGCAGAAATGTTGAAAGTTGTTGAAGAAAACTCTAAAAAGATTGCAAGCGGTCAGCTAATCATGGGTGAGCTGACCCACCCTAACAATATCGCTATCAACCTTGCCAACGTATCTCATGCTATTACTGAAATGAGAATGGATGGTTCAAACGTAGTTGGTAAAATGAAACTTTTGAATACTCCATCTGGTCAAATTGCAAAAGCGATTCTTGAAGGTGGTGTTAGACTTGGTGTTTCTTCTCGTGGTACAGGTTCAGTCGGTGCTGACGGTAAAGTATCTGGCTTTAGCTTTGTGACTGTTGATATCGTTGATAATCCTTCAGCTCCTGATGCTCGCCCTAACCTTGTTCGTGAAAGCTTAGAAAATCAAAAGATAGTAACCTTAGCTGAAATTGTGGTAGAAGACAAAAGTGCTCAAAAGCATTTAGAAAAAGAAATCAAAAAATTCTTACTATCAATAGTTACAAAAAAATAAAGAACCAGGGAGAAAATAAAAATGAAACCAGAAAAATCAATGAAAGAATTGTTTGAAATTGCTGGTATTAAAGATATTGATAAAGCTCTATCTTTGATTACCGAAGTTAATCTACGAGAAGTCGACCTTACTACAAAACAAATTGCCGATAAAATAAGTGCAGCATTTGAAAAAGATTTTGGTTCGCTTAGAACCAGCGAAACTGAAAACCTGTCGAATAAAATGTATAAGCTAATTGTAGATAAAGATTTTCTTGATGGAAAAACACCTGTTGCTAGATTTAGAATACCAGTTATTACAAAAGCAAATGATTTGCATAACATTCACAATTCTTATGAAGCATTTAACAAAATACTAGATAAGTTCTACAATTCTTTACGTAATGAAGGATATCTTATAACTCAACCAAAAGGCGGGTATATTAAGGGTGATACTTGGGAAGGCAATGGAACAGTTGGAAATATCATGACATTTTTTGTAGCAGGAAAACCGGAGTAAGTCAAAATGAAATCAGAAAAATCAATGAAAGAGCTGTTTGAGATTGCAGGTATTAAGGATATTGACTCAGCTCTGTCTTTGATTACTGAGGCATCAACTTCATCAGCAGGTTGGGCAGACTGGAATGATACTTTACGAGATGCGTTACAGATAATACTTATTGGTAAAGAACTTACCCGAGTTACTTTATCTGACCCATCATCAGCAGTCATTATAAAAAATGTTGCATTTAATTCTTTTCGTGACCCTGAGAAATTGTTAATCATTTATGATAAAACTATAGATTGGCATCCGCTAAGAGAGCATAAAGAATATCAACAAGGCATGCTCAAGAAGATAAAAAGCTTTTTACCAAAAGGTAGTAAAGTGGGTGGATATGAAAGTCAAAACTATCAATCACAAGGGATGATAGGCATTGATGGAGTAAAAATAAAAGCTCAATATCCTGGCAATTATGTTGGCGGTTTATTGTCTAATGTCAAAGATAAAGTTCCGGTTATAGTTGGAGCTAAAGCATCAGAACAATTATTAGAGGCAGCAAAGATTGTCAATGACGCCATTAAGAATAACGTAAATGTCATTGCATGCCAACGAGAACTAATTGAAAAGAATTTAGACGAGTACGCAGAATAATGAAAATTAACGAACTATTTACTGAAGCAGCACCAACTAAGTTTAATAAAGACCTATACGTTTTAAATTATATAAAAGAAAAACTTATTGGAAAAACATTAGTGATGCATAATGAAAACATGGCAGTACGTGATTCACGTAGTATGATGAAATTAGAAATAACTGATATTGATATATGGAAACGTGGATGGAATGATTATCAGATTTATGTAAATGGACTTAAGAAGATGCCTATATGGCATAATCCAAGTAAGAAAGCGCTAATGCATCCCTATGGAGATAATTCTATAATTTCTCAAATTAAAGTACTTCTCGGAACTGATATGAGTTTTTCTGTTAGTTGGACTGAAAATGGGCAACAATCAAAAAACTCTTTAGGAGTTTTTATTGATATGTGGGAGTATGATAATAATTTTAAAGGGGGCTTATTGCATCATCTTAAATCTAAAAAACCAATTTTAGTTGGCCCAAATGCCAGTAGTGAATTAAGAATGTCGGCTGATATTATCAATTCTTGTATTCAAAAAAATACCGACATCGTTGCATGTCAACGAGCATTAATTGAAAGAGACTTAGACGAGTACGCAGAATAATGAAAATTAATGAACTGTTTGAAAAGGTAACTTTACAAGAAGCATCGTTAGGATTTGCTGAGCATAATGATATTCTATTGTTTTTTATTCAAAAGAAACTTGTCAAAAAACAATTGAAAACCAGTAAATCGCTAATCATTGATGAAGTAACCAAAATAGCTTCTCCTGATAGTAAAGAATATAACATTAGTTATACAATTCAAGGTGAAGAACCAGGTCCACGTAAACATCAAGTAGATTACAATGAAGATGCGGAAAATTTAGCAATTTCAAAAGAAAAACAATTATTTGGAAAATTAATTGAACCATTAATTGCTAACGGGACACAAGTTGAAGTTTTACGTCAATCACGAAATTTTGTTAAAGGCAATGGTTCTTTTGGCACAACAATACAGGTGCCAATTCAATACGACAATAAGTTTGTTGGTGGTTTATTGCGTCATGTCAAAGAAGGAATCCCTGTTATCATTGATGAAAATGCAATACCTGCGTTAAAACAAGCAGCAAAAAAAATAAATGAATATGTTTTAAAAAATAACACAGACATTATTGCATGTCAACGAGAAATGATTGAGCGTGATTTAGACGAGTACGCAGAATAACAAAATTTAACCCCCGAACACTTCATACGGAGAATTATAAAATGAAAGACTTTGAAAAACTAATGAAAATTGCTGGAATTACTAATATCAATGAAAATGCTTTCAGCCAAAGCATTTATAGTGATGAAAAAGATTTTGAAACTAAAGAAAAAGCAATCAAAGGAAAACTCTTTAATGATCTTAAATCAAAAGATGAAAAGAAAATTGCATATGACTTAATATCAGAAGCAGAGCTTCTTCTTGGTCAATTCAATATGATGGTAAACGATTTTGATAAGTATCTTGGTGTTCCTAAAACTGAAAGATTTTACCATGAAGTAGTACGTTTTGGTGAGGCACTTCAGGCTCATTGTAAAAAAATAACCGGGTTTGACGGCGTTCAATCCTTAAATTTACATGTACATAGCTTAAAGGACTAAGATAGTGAAAACTCTTCAACAACTATTTGAAATTGCTGGCATCAAAGACATTGATAAAGCAATGGCAATTCTGAATGAAGACGACTTTCACACAATACTTTACAAGATTGATAAATGGATGCCTAGTGATTTATCAATTCAAGATGAGTATGATGATTTAGTTAGTAAAAAACATAAATCTTCAGCTGATGTTGAAGATTTAGCAGCTTTATTGTATAGAGAAGCAGATGAAGAAGTATTAAAGAAATACGGTTTTAGTGGTAATTGGAAAGCTTTAGCTAATTATATTATTACTAATAAATAAAATCTAATAATGTAAATAGATTTTTATAATAATTGTAGTAGGAGATTTATGTATTCGTTTTATCTAATTTATAGAACTATATGTATAGTGAATAATAAATTTTATATAGGAAAACATAAAACAAACAATCTTAACGATAATTATTTAGGTAGTGGAAAACTTCTAAAAACCGCTATTGCCAAATATGGCAGAAATAATTTTGTTAGAGAAATATTACATTTTTGTTCCTCAGAAGAAGAAATGAACGAGTTAGAGACAAAAATTGTAAATGCCGAAATGATTATGCGAGAAGATACTTATAATATTGCTATTGGCGGACAAGGAGGGTTAGGTGTAGCTCAATGTATTTCTGACGAAAAACGAAAAGAAATGACTGATAGAATGGCACAAACCAAATCGGGAAGGACAAAAGAAGATTTTGAGTATCTACAGCGAATTAGTAATAAACTGCTTGGTAAAAATAAATTTAATACAGAACATCATAGAAAAAATTCAGAAAGAATGTCTAAAGAAAATAAAGAAAACTCTGAAAGATGTAGAACACATTCTGAATTTATGAAAATAAAAATGAAAGGAGCAAATAATCATAATGCAAAAAATTGGATATTAGAAAATCCAATCGGAGAAGTGATTGAGACCGGAGACATAACGCTCTTTTGTCAAGAACTTGATTTAGCATATTCAATTTTTAGATATAAAGCTCAAGTTCAAAACACTCTTCCTGTAACTAGGGGTAAAAGTAAAGGATGGAAAGTCATTTCATCATATTCAAAAACGTAATAAAACTTAGGAGATACACATATGTCAGAAACGAAAGATTCAATAAGAAACTTCATTCAAAGCTTAATTAAAGATAATACAACTCAAGCAGAAATGGATTTACATCCAGTTTTTACCACTAAAATGAAAGAGATAGCCGGCATTCAATCAAAACCTTCAGGCGAAGATTCTATTTCTTCTGAAGAAGATAATGACGAGTAAAAATCAAATTTATAGGTAACTACTATAAATAAAGTTAGCACCCTTGAATTAGGGTTTTAGATAATCAATATATCTTTGGAGGTAAATATGGATGAAATTTTACAAAAGTTGTTAGAAACAGACCTACTTAGCGAAGACACAAAAACCGAAATCTCAGAAGCATGGGCTGAAGCTGTTGAAGCTAAGCGTGCAGAAATTAGAGAAGAAGTATCTTTGGAAGTTCGCGCAGAGTTAGCTGAACAATTTGTTGTTGCTCGTGAAGCATTAGTCGATAAGGTTGATGCATTTGTTACTGAACAACTAAAACAATCATACATCGAATTGAAAAGCGATATCGAACGTTTTCGCGATTTGGAAGCTGAGTTCGCTGGTAAACTAGTTGAAGAAAAGAAAAGATTAGCAGAAGAAGTTGAGTCTGAAATCGAGTCTTTAGTTGATAAATTGGATTCTTTCTTGGAAGTTAGACTTTCAGAAGAATTTGAAGAAATGAAAGAAGATTTAGAAGTTGTAAAACAAAATGACTTCGGTAAACGTGTATTTGAAGCGTTCGTAACCGAATATTCAAAATCATATGTTGATGAAACTTCTATTCAATCACAATTAAGTATTGCAGAAAGTAAATTGGCTGATGCTGAAAAACGTATGCAAGAAGTTGAAACTGAAAAAGCACAATTAGTTCGCGAAGCTAAAATGCAAGACGTGTTAAGACCACTTTCTGGTTCAAAACGTGAGCAAATGAGTTTTGTTTTACAAAACGTTGAAACTGAAAAATTAGAAGAAGCTTATGGTTACTTCATCGGTCGTATTTTGAAAGAAGAAGCTGCTGCACCTAAATCATCCGCTACTGTCGCAAAAGACAAAGTTATTTCTGAAGACAAAGCTTTAGAAGACGCAGTCGTTCTTGCAACTGGTGATGATGAAACTAAACAGCCAATCATTTCTGAACAACAACAAAAATCTATTGCTGATTTAGCGTTCTTAAAAAGAATTGCCGGCATAACATCTTAAAAATAAAATCTTAATATATCTGAATAGGAGTTAACTATATGGAACTTTTTGAAAATTGGTCACAAACCAAAGAAGCTTTACTAACTGAATTACCTGCTCATAAAAAAGCCTACATGGGCCGTATTATGGAAAACACTAAACAACAGTTGATGGAAACTGCTGCTGCTGGTGTTAACGCTGCAGGCGCAATTGGTAATTTCCAAAAAATCATTATCCCAATGATTCGTCGTATTATCCCTGGCACTATCGCTACTGAACTTGTTGGTATCCAACCAATGTCAGGTCCAGTATCTTTAGCGTACTCATTACGTTTCCTTTTCTCTCAAAATACTGATGTTCCAACTGTTAGTTATGTTACTAATCCAGATGGAACTATTTCTGCTGTGAACTTAACACCAGGTGCTGGTCCTGAAGACATCATCGGTGCTGGTTTAGTTGACCCAGTAACTGGTACTTATTTAGGTGCTACTGAAGTATTTGGTAACAACAGCAAAACTAAACGTTGGTATTCTGGTGCAATCAATGCTGGTGGTATGGCTCTTGGTACTGCAGCTCTTACAGCTGACTTCGAAGCGTACGGCGGACGTCAATTGCAATTAGAAGTATTGAAACAAACTGTTACTGCTGGCTCACGTAAATTACAAGCTAAATGGACAGTTGAAGCGATGCAAGACCTTTCAGCACAACATGGTTTAGACCTTGAAGCTGAAATCACTGCAGCTCTTTCTGCTGAAATCGTTTCTGAAATCGACAACGAAATCATCAATGACTTGATTGCTCTTGCTGGTACTGTTGAAACTTTCGACATGAATGGTACTTTCACTGGTGTTCCTAACTATGTTGGTGACCGTCATGCAGTTCTTGGTACTTTAATCAATAAAGTTGCAAACGAGATTGCTCGCAAAACTCGTCGTAATGCAGCTAACTGGATTGTTGTATCTCCAATCGTTGCTTCAGTATTACAATCTGCTGCAAAATCAGTATTTGCTCCAGCAGTAAGCGGTTCATTCGAAGGTCCTAACAACACCAAATTGATTGGTACTTTAAACGGTTCTATCAAAGTTTACACTTACATCTATCATGACACTGGTTCTGAGCCAATCTTGGTTGGTTACAAAGGTGGAAACGGCGAAATGGATACCGGTTATTTCTACTGCCCATACGTTCCACTTATGAGCTCAAACGTATTGTTTGACCCTGCAACTTACAACCCACAAGTAAGCTTGATGACAAGATATGGAAAAGCTACATTTACCGATACTGCTACTTCGTTGGGCAATAGTGCCGATTACTATGGTCGTGTGAATGTTGCAAATCTTTCATTCATCTAATAGAAATTAGAAATACGAAAGTAAAAAAACCCGCTTCATGGCGGGTTTTTTGTTATTACCCATCTGACAGTTCTAATTGATATTTTAGTTGTCCTGCATCCGAAATAGAATACCATCCTAGTGAGTCCCAATAATCTTTAGTGATAATATCATGTCCTAAATGAGCAGGTCTTCTAAATCCCCATCGATGTTTTCTTTCAGTAAAGTTAGTAAAGAATACGCCAATCTTAGTTTCACCTACTAATGAAAAGCCCAAGGTTTGATATACATTTTTATTATAATCAGTCCATCGCAAATCTGCCCAAGAAATAATTTTCTTTGTTGGATTATTTTTTATAAAACATGATAATAATTTCCCTGCACCACCAATAATCTGATAATCACTATGAGTTGCATAACGTAATAACTCCCACGTATTACCATCATCAATTTGGTTCATCATTATTCGAGGTCTGCAAAATGTCATTACTGCTACTAAATCAATACCAGTGAATAATCCAATTTGCACTTTAGATTTTGCTGAACCTTGAATATGATATTGATTTAGAAATAACGTAGCTTCATTTGATGAAATAATTTTAGCTTGTAATTTACGTGCAAAAAGTTTCGTTGAAACATTACAACCAATAATGTTGATGATTTTATTTTTTACTAAATCTTTTTTTGACAACCATTCATCTTCAAAAATTTGAACTAATCTAATTCCACGTTCTTTACATAATTCATATTTTTTCCGATGCTTATACCTATCATAACCAGCTTTACTTGAATGCCAATATAAGCCATGATATTCGATAGCAATGTTTTTGCTTGGAATATAAATGTCAAGTTCTAAGTTATTCGGAAGAATACTTTTATTATGTCTAACAATTTCAACATATTGAGACACAAAGTCAGCCAATTCTACTTCAGCTTTACTTTCTCCTTTTAGAGGAGGGAAGCAAGTATGACATAAAGTATTAGCAAATTGATGCTTTTTCAAAGTAACTAATGCAACATTCGAAACGTTATTACATGTACTGCATTTGATACTAAATCTAAAATTGCCTGATATGAAATGTTCACTATTTTCTAAAACTTCACCCCATTCAATTTGAAGATTAGTTTCTAGTTTTTTAGCGGTTTCTTCTTTCCTTCGCTTAGCAATTTTTTCTAGGTGAGGTATTTGAAACTCCATTCTTTCATCAGAAAGTGGAGGTTTTGGATTGTTATGATAATATTCATTTAGCGCAATACTCAGTTTTTCACGATATTCATCTGAACGTTCATGAGTTCTACCAGTATTGAAATGCTCTCCATTTTCTGCAGCTTCTTTAGATCGTTGTCCAATACCATTCTTTTGTTTATCAGAAACCCTACCTTCTTGCCAAAGTTTTTTTGTAGTTTCAACAAGTTTAGCTTTAGTTTTAGTTTCTTCTGAATGACCTTTACCTTTTAGGGGATGATTGTCACCAGACTTTTTTGCTTTTAGCTCTGGTGAATATCCAAATGGAGCATCATTTCCAAACTGTTCAAAGTATTCTTCTTTAGAAAAACCATGAGCTTTTAGATGTTGCTTATCAATTTTAGATAGCTTTCGGTTACATATTGGACATTCAATCATAAAATCTGCTTTACTTTTACCGGTCGTACTTTCTTCAAATACTCTGCATAACGTTTTTCACTTTCTTCTTCGATTGCTAATTGTCTTTGGTTATACTCTTCAACTTTTTCATATGAAGTCAAAGTCTTTGCAAACACAATAGCTTCTTGATAGGTTCCTAACCATCGAGTCCAACAAAGTCCAGCATATGATACATCACCTTTAAGGTAATGATATTGTTCAATTGTAACCCAAGTCTTGAATAAACCAAAAAACCAGTATTCAGTGTATTCGATTTGATAATATTTGCTTGCCAAGCCAAGGGATTTGATGCGAACTTCAAATGGTCTTTTCATTTCACTAATGGCTCTTTTGAGTAAATCGATTCAAAGTATTTGTTGGTAAAGTACTTGTAAGCTTCATGGGAAATGTTTCGCATTGTCATAATAACACCGCCAGAATAATCGATGTTTGCTTCCCATTCTTGGGCTTTTTCTCGTAACAGACAATCACCAATTATACTACTTTTGTTGAATCGTTGGTCATCAGCAACAATTTCTTTCCAATCATCTTCTGTAAAGGATTCCAAAAATTTGGTCCAGGTCATCGGTTTGGTTGTCATCGTAGTTCTCCCCTCTTTAGAATATGTAGCTATTATAAAAGGAATAAAGTCAGATGTAAACGGTTAAAAGTGATAACTAGTTATCAAAATCGACAATATGTTGATGGAGCTTCTTGAGGAACCGCTTCCAAATGCGTTGGTCAAGTCGTTCTTCTGAAGTGCCAAAGTGTGTCCAATACTTGGTGATAGATGTGCCAATGGTGTCTTGTTTGGAAGTCTCGTTCTTTAGGTTATCTATAGAGTGCAAAATTTTGTTCTTGTCATTGTCAAATCTATTCATTAGCATCTCTGCTGTATTGACAGCAAGTGCTTCAATTTCTGATGGGTTGCTAAGGTAAGGCTTTATCATCACTTCCCCTTGGTCATCATGATAGTTAGAACGTTTGATGCTCTTTTCTGTAGGAGTTCTTTGGTTTTGAACTGCATGGGTTAGTTCATGCAGTAGGATAGCAATGGCAAGAGAAATGAACTTGTCTCGCTTAGCATCTCCAAAGTAGGTTGCTTTATTGACCAAATCGAATGGTATGTAAAACTCTAACCCACCATACCCGGCTGCGAAAGAACCAATACGTGCATGTCCGCTGTCGAAGTAAGCTTCTTTAGCCCCTTGGATGACAACAGTCTTTACACCAAACTCTTTTAGCTCTTGTGCAATTTTAAGTTCAAGCTTTTTGATGGCTTGGATGCTTTCACTTATTTGTTCTAATGGTTTATAATGTTCATCAAAGATTTCAAGCTTACCGGAAAGCTTTTCAAGCTCTAAGCGGATGATTTTGTTCAACTTTGCTCGTATATCGGTAAGATTGATTTTTTCAGTTAGGAAGAGTTCGCGTACTTTCATTGTATGTCCAAAATTGTGAAGTAGTTATCATTATTGTCTATTTACATTTGCAACACTTCTGTATACAATGGTTCCATCAACTAAAGAGAGGAACCTAAAGATGTATAGCTTAACATGTTTGAAAGATGCATTCCAATCTAATCCCAGTAACTTCAAAGTATTCAGTTTCAATGGTATGTTCATGACAACCATTCATGGCGAATGGGGAATGGCTGGAAACGAATACTACTTGAACCGTCAAATGATTTCTCGTAAAGAAATCAAAGCAATGTTGGCAGGAGCATAATGAACTTATATTCAGACCTTATAGATAAAGCAAAATACAACGTAAGATCATATGGGCATGGTGCATTTGGCGAACCTGAAGCTTATACTGATACATATGTCAATTCAGATAAGTTGATTGAATTGACATATCAAGAGGTATTAGATATCCTTAATGAGCAAATAGCTCAAATACCTTTAGATGAAATCACTAGTGTTCGTCGAGGAGTTTTGCACTCTATTAGAGGAGAAATCCTTGAACGGTTGGAGTTGAAATGAGCGTTTTAGCATATCAAAAAACAGAAAAAGAATCTCGTTTCGGATTTGATGCATTCGATGATGGGCGTGAAACTAATCACAAAATTGTCGCTCAAGATATGTCATTCATTGAAGTGTTTGACGAGCTTAATAGACAACTTGACGAGCTCAAAGAATGTACGTCAAGAGATGCGTTGAAGGCCAAACAAATCTTATTACATGCTAAAGCTAACCTAATCAAAAACTTCAAACAGTAATGTGGTATCTTTATAGACGACATATGTATTCGACTTCTATGTCGTCTGAATTGATTGGCAAGTATCGCTACAAGTGGGTAGCATTTCTTATTGCTTTTAGACGCATATCCAAATTTCATACGCTTACACTACGGTACCAAGACGATGACTACTCCTTCTGATATTGATGAAAATCGAAAAGCTCTTTTTGGCTGGATGATATTGAACAAGCTTGGTAATGATGCTGTTCATCACGTGGAACGGGAACCATCAAAACTTCCCTTATGGAAAGAACGTGGTTATCAGTGTATCCCGGTCTATGTTACTCTCAAAGATGCTTTTGCAGTAGGTATGACTTACAAGATTTGATAACTGGTTATCACAAATAGCCATTTACACTTTTACATTTTGTATAGTATAATAGACACATATTCAAACAGTATAGAGAGTAAGTCATCATGATGAAAATTGTATATGATCCCAAAGAAGGTCAAGTTGTTAGTGATGCAAACATTGAAGATTTCTACAAAATGTATTGTCGGTATCTTAAGCATAACCTGAAAATTGGGAAGACAATGAGAGTTCGAGTTGGTTCTGAACTTATTGTTCAACGCTTTCGTTTGGGTGTTGCTGAAGGTGATATCCCTGCATCTCAAATCGAGTTCTGGTTTGAAGGTAAGCAACTTGAAATGACTACATTCGGTAGCTACAACGGAATGCCTCCTAAAGGTTTCTGTGACTACTTGCAAACATACATTATGAGAATGTCCAAAAAACGTAGAGCAAATTTAACGGTAGTTGAATGAACATTACATACCACGATTTTGGATTCTTTGCTCCAATCACCCTTATTGCTGGTTGCATAATGTTGATATACATCTATCGTTATGCGCGAAAAGAATATTGTCGAAAGCGTCAAATGACATTAATGGACATTTTTGGACTTACTTCATGGTGCATCTTATCATTTTGCCCAATTCTTGGATTTTGTATTTGTATTGTAGCATCAATCAATTTGGGCATTGATAAACTAATCAATCTTTTTTCTAAACTTGAAGACATTGTTATTTTTCGGAAGAAGTAAGTATGGCAAAACTTGACCCTAACAATTGTTGCATAATGTTTGATGAATGCTTATTCTGGGCTTTAGTCCATGACATTATTGCACACCCGTTAATTGCACTAACATTGTATCAGTGGCAGCCAGCAATTGACTTCCATAACTGGACATCGCAAAAAGCATGGAAACGAAAGCTATAAATAGATATACGAGCTTATACTATTCGGTTCGTATACTTTATTGATTTTTACTTTTTACACACATTTTAGAGGTTTATACTTTATGGATACTTTAGCACAACAATACAAAACTCACGTCCTTATCTCCTTAGACCATTCTGCGTCTATGCGTGGTATTGCCAAACAAGCAGCTCGCGATTACAATTCCCAAATTGCAACAATCAAACAAAATGCAATTGACCTATCGCAAAACGTAGTCGTATCATTAGTCAATTGTGGTTATGGTCGAACTCGTGAAGTTCGAACTGAATTCGTCAATGCATCAATCACTGGCCTTGCTTCCATTCCTGAACACAGTTATGAAACTGATGGTAGTGGTACTCCGCTTTACGACAGCGTCGGCGAGCTTATTGACATTGCAAAAAAATCTCCAGACTTTGCCGACCCAAACACTTCATTCTTGGTGTTGGTTGTAACTGATGGTGAAGAAAACAGCTCTTATAACTGGAGAGCAACAACATTAGCGGCTGAAATCAAAGCACTTCAAAGCACTGACCGTTGGACCTTTGCTTTTAGAACTCCAAAAGGCTATGCACGTCAATTAGTCCGTGACCTTGGCTTATACGATGGCAATGTTCAAGAATGGGAAACTACTGCTCGTGGTATGGAACAATCAACAACCATTACGACTACTTCATTAGGTTCTTACTTTACTGCTCGTAGCGAAGGTAAGACTGCAACTCGTTCGTTTTACGCAGACTTGCATAATGTATCACTTGACGAAGTCAAAGCTCAATTGGTCGATATCTCATCTCAAGTCACTTCATGGTTGGTCCAAACTGAAGCTGAAGGTTCAAACATTCGTGAGTTCGTTGAACATAAGCTTGGCGACAAAATGTTGAAAGGTGGAGCATTCTACAAACTTGTTGGCGGCAAAAAGACTGCAGACAAAGTACAACAAACCAAGCTGATTATGATTCGAGACAAAAATACGAAAGTCATCTATTCTGGTCAAGCTGCTCGCGATATGTTGGGATTGCCAAAGTATGGTGATGCGAAACTTAGACCTGGCGATTTGGGCAAGTGGGAAGTATTCGTTCAATCTACATCAGTGAATCGCAAACTGCCTGTCGGAACTGAAGTTCTTTACTGGCCTCAAGTTGGTGTTCACTTCAAAGAAGGGATTAGCGCATAATGAAACTTACAGCTCTTAACGACTTATGCGATGCTATTCTAAATCACGCAAGATCATTTGACCGGGACGCTAATATGTGTGCTACAATGTATGCTCGGTCTGATAATCGTGATGATAAAGCATCATTCCAAATGTATGAGGCTAAAGCGGCAACAGTTCGTGAAGTTCATGTCTTAATGTGTCAGCACTTACATTATTTTGAATCGCTTTTGACTAAAGACGAAATTGCTCAATTGAACAAAATCGAAGAGGACAAAAAAGCAAAATGAAATTAAGTGAAGTGTTTATAGATTGGTCAAAAATCGATATTGACCTTCAAGATTTATCTGGGCGGTTAGGTATACGACCAATCTATAATGGCCATGTATTACGAGAAGAATATGTTTATCCTCCAGTGTGGGATGAATTTGTTCTAAACGAAATGGCTTTACCGGTAAAATGGGAACGAGCTACTGAAACAGGGCTGAATGGATTCTTTTCATCACAAGGTTTTGATTACGTTATTCATTTTGAACTTTTTCAATACAAAGTAAATGATACTTTATTAAAAGGGGTTAATGTTAGTTTTGAAGTAAAAGTAGATGGTGAATATACAACTAATCTAACTTCTGCTGGACAACCCAATCAGGTAATAGGAACTATTCAAAACTCATTAGGTGAAAAGATTATTCATTTTGATGTTGATGTAGTATTATTTGTTGCTGTTGACAACATAGAACCTCGAATGCGACTCTATGGTAGAATGGCAGATAAATTTGCGAAAAAGTTTGGAAATGTGTATAGAGATATTATATTACCTAAAGGTAAAGCTATAGCAATTATAGCTAGACATATACCAGAATTAAAGCAAAAAGAAATCTATCAATTAGTAATAGAGGCAGGTCAGGATAAAACTCTATGAGTAGAACTCTTTCATGGGACGTTAATAACGACGGAGATAAGGTTGAAGTTTTTGTGTATAACAATACGTTACACGTTCAAGAACCAACCTTACTTTCTATTTCAATTAGCGAAATCAAACAAGCGGCTGATAGCAAAAAGTTCCAAAGAATGTCAAAAATCAATGAACATAGGAAGGATGTTATGCCATCAAACAAATCAAAAGCAAATTTGTCTATTACCGTTACAGAAGCTAAAGCTTTTGCTGAATGGATTTTAGAACATGCAGAAACGTGTCCTTACATCAAAGACCATGAAGAAGTCTTTACTCAAATTCACTTCAAAACTTCTCATGAAAGTGGTATCGGTCCAACTCATATCGTCACATGTGATTGCGGTGAATCGATTGACATTACTGATGTAAGTTCTTGGTAATATAAGATAAACTGATTACAAGTGTGGCATATACGATTAAATAGTTTATGCCACTAGTAATCATACAATAAGAAGGATAAAGATATGAACACTCTACAATTACCCACACATCATGATGTAAATCTAAGCTTGGACTTCAATGATAATTGTATCATTATTCAATTAGAGCTAAATAGCCCAGAACGTTTTAGCTTTGAAGACGAATACGATATCAATGTTATTGATAAGGTAAGCAAAGAGTCCGGAGTTCCTATAAGCCAAATCATTCTCAAAGGTTTGTTTTTAGAACTTCAGGAAATTGGTGTGACAGTAAGTTATGAAAATGAACAGTACATCAAACAACAAGTTGAAATGTACTGTGACTATTGCACCTTAGGCGACTACTAAAAACTATTTACAACTAGTAAAGTCTATGGTATAATAGACCTGTAAGTAAAGTTTTATTTCAATCTTTTATACAGGAAAATACGATGACTACTAAACCTGATTATTCTGACAATGCTTTCTTCTCAATGAAGTTTATTGCTTCATTGCAAAATGAAAAAGATTTGACAAAAGCAAAGGAACGTGCTTACGAAGAAGTTAAAGCTAAGTCAAACGCTCGCCCAAAAAATATTGCAAAAGCAAATGCTCAAATCGCTAACGCTAAAAACATCAAACAACTAATGCAAGGTTGTGTCAATTTTCAGTTAGCCCATGATGGATTAGGCGTTATCAAATAATCCCGCTCTTAATTAGAAAGGGATGTTTGTTCTTTTACTTGCATCCCTTTCAAAAATTCAATTCCTGTCTCATCTTTTATATCTTTCAGCTTTACCAATTTACGAGGTAATAAGCTAGAAGATATCTTTTCATTCGGTACAATAAAAGACCAACTCTCAGATGACTTAGGGTCAAAAATGACTTTATACATTGCACGTGGAACTGGTATTCTATTTGGTCCGATAGTCAATGTAGTTTTACTCAACACAGGTCCAGTGAAGATAATCACTTCGCCATGCGACTTAGCAGTATCTTTAGCAAACTTTTCTAATACCTTCCAAATTCCTCGATTGTTTGACGGCTTCTGAGGCATCATGTTTGACAACAAGAAACTATCAGTCATTCCTTCAAGGGTATGCATATCTCCAGTTGGTACCATATGACCTCTATCAAAACCTGAGTTAGTATAATCATATAGTTCAGCACGTTGTCCTTTTTCTAACTCTGGGTCTGCTTTGAATAAACTCATTCTTGGTTCAGTATCTCGAGCTTCAATTGCAGTTAGTTTTTCACCTGCCCACAATGTTATTTTTTTCTCAGTAGAATAACCAAGTTCAAATTCAGACCTGCATAGTTTAGTAATTTGATATGATAGCTTCGGTTCCAATGTATCATCAAGTTCAGGACAAGCATTTACATTGGATGCTACTAAAATGCTACTTAGAAGAAAAGATGTAGGAGTATAATGTTTGGCGAACCTAATCATATGAACGAGAACCTTTGTTTGAAAGTGTTTGTATAAGTATATTTTATCACTATTTATGACACCCATAAACATCAAAATATGATTTTCTTCAAAATCCTCATTTTTCTTCAAAAATTGCCGAGTGATTAGTCATGGAAAATGATGTGTTTGAAAACTAGTATATAAATCAATAAGTTACGAAGATAATGATAAATATTTTTAGTAATAAAATCAACTACTTAGAAAAAGACAAACCAGAAGTAAAAGAGAAAATGATATGAAAATGAAGAAGAGGGAGAGACAACTGAATATAATATATACCCTTAGTCTGTCAGTTTTTCGAGTAATAAAATCAACTGCTTAGACACAGGTGAAATCAATTATATAGTCTGTCAGTTTTTTCACAGTTTGCTAAAGTACATAAATAGTTGATATACATCCTTTTATACGAGAGAAGAAGAACCTTATATGTCAACATCTGATTACTCAAAACCGTTTAGAAGTCTAACTTCATTACTTCCAAATAGCATCAAGAACCCAGTCAATACCGCTCTCTTATCAGATTTGTTTGACAAAAGTTTGACACACGAAGAGTCTGTCAAACTATACGGACTAATCGGCAGATATTTTCCGAACGCTAAAGAAACCCGACCTTGGGTAACACAATCAAGTATTGAACGTGCTTTCAACCAATTTGTTCCAATGATAGCTACTAAAGTTGGAACTGAAGAATATTTCCTGTCATTTGCGGACTTATTGAACAAAGCAGAAATCTCTGGAATTGACTTATCAACAGTAAGTTCTTGGATGTCATCAAAAGCTTTCAATTTTGCACCACCTACTGACATTGACAAGTTTGCAAATTACTCAAGTTACTTTTGGGTTCAATCTTCTTTACCTTATGAAAATATTAGTTGGAACCCTCTAAAGAAACCTGAATACTATACTATTGCTAAACCTTCTCTATCAAGTAAACAGAAACTTCCAGTCTTATTAGCAACAACTAACCCGCTTGAAGCTCTAAATGGAACAGGTAAACTCAATCAAGTTTGGACTATAACTTTTACTGGACCGACGTCATTTACTATTGTTGGTTCTATTGATGCAATTCCTGAGTCAATATCTTTTAGCGGTTCAACTTATACTTATGTAGGCGGAGGCGGTTCTAAACCTTTAGCTTTCACTATTGAAGTTGGAACTAATCCTTTTGTTAGTGGAGATATGTTTACTATTCAAGTTGAACATCTTTCAACTTTACCTGCGCAAATAAGTTTTACCGGAATTGGAACAGGAGTCTTATCAGGAACAAGAGGAACTTTATCCTTTACTTCTATAGATGGAGTAACTCTTACTGAAGGTATGAGAGTATTAGTCAAGAACCAAGCGGTATCAAGTGAGAATGGTATCTACTTAGTCTCTGCTGGTAATTGGGTTCGCACATATGATACAGAAGGTTCTTACTCTAATAATGGAATAGAAGTATATGTAAAGAGTGGAACGACTAATCATGGCAAGATGTTCAAATCTTTAGACGCAGAAACTTATACTGAGGATGCTAACCTAGAACCACTTTCTGATTGGCAAACTTCTAACTATTGGGTTCATGGCAAAGATTTACATCTATTTGGACTAAATCCTAGTGGTGAAGTTCAACGCGCAACAAGACCAATCATTGAGTATGATGAAGGTCTTGAACTTGTTCCAGGTCAAGTCAAGTCAAGGTTCAATCAGCCTCCGCTGTTCAACTTATATTGGCCTCTTGATGGAACTAAAGCTCCATGGACTTCTTCAATCTTTTACTATGTCGAAGACCCTAATGAAGATTTTGATGCTGTGCTTCAACGTCGTGTCAAAGCAGATAAGACGGGTAACTTTTACTTTGCTCAAGGACTCAAAACCCCTGATAGCGATGGAAGAATGCTTGCATTCAAACAGGATGGCGTTATCAGAACCATTTGGCGTTCATCAGAACAACCGGTTGAACCTTATGTAAATGAAGCCATCATTGATAGAAGTGGTACGGGCAATCTAACTTCGCTTGAAATCAATCCAATTCTTGATAGTCAAACATGGACTATTGTTCCACAAAGTGATGGGATTACTTTTACTGTCACAGGTTCAAGAGCAGGTATTCAGACACCCGATGCAGTAGCAGGAACTCCTTATACAAGTTCATCAGGGGACATCTCGTTCTTCATTCATCCAAAAGCTAATGGAACATATAGCCAGAGTGAGGTATTCATTGTCATCTCTGGTATCGAAGCTTCTATCTATACAAATAACGAAACTTGGACACTAACCTATAAGAACCCAACAACATATGAAGTAAGAGGTTCAAAAGCGGGTCAATTACCTAATGCGATAATCGGTTCAACTTATCATAGTGATTTCATCGCATTCAACTTTGATGCACCTGTTCCATCTTCAGTAACATTTACTAGTGCCCAAAGCGATAATATGATATTCCGTGTTGCATCATCGTACGAAGAACCTCGTTATGCAATAAGTGATGCAGATGGCATGCCAAAAACAGGTACAATCTACAATGATGTCAATCATCCAGGATGCTGGCTTACGCCTCCCCAATTGATGATGAACCCTGAACGTGAAAACCGTTCTGAAATTCTATTTGGCGATTTGTCTAATCACTTTATCAACACTATAGCAAATCAACCTGAATTCTTTGGAAGTTCATTTGGTTCTAATAACTATCGATTATTGCAAAATGCTAACCCAGGTTTTGGTGGCAAAATCAAAACATTGAATGGAGCTCATAACTTATTCTTCTCATTATTGAACCAACAAGATTTGACTCCGATTTCGTTGTTAGATTTTGCAGAACTTCAATATGGAAATGCACTAAACTCTATTCCTGAATACATTTTGACTTCTTTACCCGAAGCACTAGGTATGTCAGCTGACGGAAGTCTTGATAACTTGTTTAGTATGTATGAAGCAGATTATGCTCTAAAAGGTGCTGCAGTTGGTGCGTTCAGTTCAACAACTGCGCCTATTACATATTGGCCAATCACTTTACCAATGATGGGAATGATGAATGCAGTTCAACCATTACAAGTATATGACTTTGAACTTGATGCACATGTTACCATTCATCATGATGGACACCAATCTCCAATCTTTACAGCAGACTCAACATTGTCGCATAACATTGCTTTAGCTGAAGTATTACGATATGATGGAACTATTACGCGAGGAACAGTTTCGGTCTCGATGCCAACTCAACCTTATAGAGGTCAATTATGGTATAATGGTACAGAGCTTAAGTATCTTTCAGTTGATTATGAAGGTGAAGTTGCACCTGATGTATCTGGTGTGTTGAACCCAAGTGGTAAGTCTTGGTATAATCGAATTACGAATGAACTTAGACTTTACAATGCAACAACTTTAGTATGGGATATTACTTCAACTCCGCTGAATTGGGTTGTTGTCAATATCCAAGATATAGTGAATGCATTAGTTCTAAAAGCAGAACAAAAACTCTATGATGCTTCTACTTTAGGTTCTTCTGTTAATACTCTTAGATGGGATATTTCTAACCCAGTCTATCAAGACCCTTACAATTTGCAATATGAATTAGCTAAGTTTGCTATTCAAAACTCGTATGACCCATTAGGTTCTGTGTATAACATCAATGACCCGTTTTCATGGAACTATCATTTGGCAACAGTTGGAACCCTACCATCTATTGCAAGATGGCATAAACTATATGAAGCTTATTTTGCGACATTCGCTGGAATTGCTCCAGGTCTTACTCGTCCTGATGCAACACCTTGGAAGTTCTTTGGACATGACACTTATGCAGAAGCTATACTTGCACAACCTTCATCGATTCCAGGTAAATGGGCATATGAAGCAGATTATCCATTATCATTATTAGCACAAGGAATTTTAAAACAAAGTGTAAGCATTGTATCAACTACTAACATTGATTTATTGACAATTGTACCGCCTCTTAGTATTTCATCTTTTGGTTTAGGTAATGGTGATACTGTTCTATTGACATCTCAAACAGATGCTTCTGAGAACGGATTATATGTTTGGAATGGATTGACTTTATCTCGTGTTGCTGGATATGATACTTCAGGTGATATTTCTTTATATGACTTCTTTATGATTGATAAAGGTCCTTATGCTGGGTCTTTCTGGATAGTAACTTCAGTTCCATTGACTATTGATGTTGATGCTTTTATTATCAACGAGTGTAGAATATGGAATCCATCATTATGGACTGATGTTCAAGCATTATATCCTGGTATCAAACTTTGTGTTAATCCTAATACTGATACTTTATTGCCACCTTATGTCTCTCTTTCTTCACCGATAAGCTCTTATGCTCTTTTGACAGCTGAACCGTTAGGAGTTCGTGACTCTTACTTGTTTGGAGATGAAGGTCCTGTTGAACTTATTTGGCGACATTCTATTGCCTTTGCATATTCACAAGCACGTTCAAGTTATAAGATAAATCCTGTTAAGTTTCTTGAAACTAATTGGGGTTTCCAAACATTTGCTTCAAATGAACTTGAATTAGACAGAATGACAGGTGATTTACTAACCCATTATAAGTTCTCGTTACATGGAGAACCTGTTCATACAAGTAATACTTTATTAGGAATTCCTGAAATTGTGTTTAGCAATGTATCAGTTGGAGGCACAAGAAACTTTACATTAGAAGTAGTTTATCAACAATTAGACCTTCAGCTTATTCTTGCAACTAAAGATGAAACTATTATCATTTTACATAAAGGAACGTCTTTTACTAATGGTGCTGATATTGCATTCAACTTTGAGGTAGTTGAGAATGGGAGACCATTGATTATAGGAGATAAGTTTGAAGTTACTCTTCTTACTAATGGAACTGGAACATCAAATTTTGTTCCTGCAACTAAAGTTACATATAAAGGACTAAATCAACTTTATACACAATTCTTAGCGTATAATGCAATGGATTCATCAGTCTCTAAGAATGTTCAGTTACTAAGAAATTGGAAAACTCAACTTGCATATCGTTCAGGAACTTTAATTGAACAAGGTAATCTTCGTTTATCAAATGATGCTTATCGCAATATTCCTGACCCGTCATATCGACTATTCATGAATAAGAGCACTCTTGCTAAGAACCTTTGGCTTCAAGCACTTCGTGTTCAAGTAATTGAAATTGGATTAGACAAGATTTGGTTAGGTCAAGATTCAAATGGAAATAATATATATAAACCCGGTCCAAATCAAGGTTCTAATTGGAAGTTTAGAATAGAGAACTATTTCTCTCGTCATCCACAAATAGATACTTATACTCTAAATACAAGTGGAACATTTGAAACTTTCAATGCTTTTTCTAAAGCTCATTCAGTCGATGAATGGAGAAACTATTTAGAAGTAACAAGTATAGTATCAATTAATTTGCCAATCAATATCACAGGTATTCAAAACGTAGTCAATTTCTTACATGCTTATGCAATGTATACTGAAGACCAAGGCTTTGCCTTTGGTCAAGGTGATAATCCGGCTCAAGACCCTATCTCCGGAAGACTTGAGAATTGGCAACTTGAAATAGAGCGCTTCATTGATGGGTTGTATAAAGGAACAGTTCCAGGTAAAGGTTTTGGTGTCAATCCATTCATGGAAAAGTTTTGGTTGTTTACAAATAGAGGTTTGCCAGCTTCTTTTGTTCAACGTCGCTTTGATGACATTCTAACTTCACAGTTCATCTATGATGTAACTGGAGACATCATTCAGCCACATGGTTCAACGGTCATTCGTTTTGATGACCATACTGAAATCACGGGCTATGTTCCAATATTCGGGTCTCATATAACTATTGACGAGTATGAACATCTTATCTTATTTGAGAACTACATTACTTCTTCACCATTTCCAGAAGGTTTGTTCTATGACCCATTCTTGAACTTATCAGTTGAGAAACTATTGATTGATGCTAAAGCTAGAAGAAATCATACTTTTAGACCAACTTTTGGTGGGTTCTTCCTGAATGATAGACATGACTTCAAGAAGAACTTGGCAGGCAGCATCGATGATGTAGGTCATTATTACAATGCAGATAAAGTATATGATAACGATGATACAACTAAACATGCTCTTTCGTTATTAGGCTTTAGTAAGAAAGGATACTTTGATTTACTTAGAACAAACGAACGTTCAGAGTTTAATTTCTGGAGAGCAATGGTCAATGCAAAAGGCACTCAGTACAGCATTGATGCATTCTTGAACTCTGTCAAATTTGAACATGCAAAACTTGATGAGTTTTGGGCTTATAAAGTAGCAGAGTATGGTGATGCAAGAACTCCAACTTATCCTGAACTTAAGTTGAATGCAAATGATTGCACTCTTAAACATACTAGGCTATTCTTTGAACAACCTGATAGCTTAGTCGTTCAAGCTCCGTTAACTTACATTTCAATCTTGCCTACTGACGAAAACCGTTGGTACACACTGAGCGACTTGAATACGTCATTGAAGTTTGAACCTGAGTTAAGAACTCATCGTTTAGAGGTTACTACTATTGGTGAAATGATTGCTCTTCCAAAAGCTGATGCATATACTATTGTGAGCAAACCGGCTCCAACTGCTAATGTAACATTCCATACTCAATCAGTCATTTCATGTGATACTTTAGGAACTTATGAGTTTGAACTTCAAGTTCCAGCTAAACCAAAGTTCTCACCAATCAAACTGTTTGACTATGTTGATAGAGCTTTGATTGAAGACATTACTACTTGGCATCCAGCATTTGATAATCATACTGCTATTGCAATGGAAGTCATCAATGTTGTATCGGAAAAAGACCCTGCATTCTACAACTATTCAACTTTGACTGTTAAGAACCCTAACTTTGACCCTCAAAAATCATGGGGTGACAGAGAGGTAGGAAGAACTTGGTGGGACAAAACACTACTTGAATATGTGCCTTACCATGACAAGCAAATCTTTCCAACTTTTGAAGAAAGACTTGGCCGTTGGGGTAGCATGGCTGAATACTCGTCAATCAATGTCTACGAATGGGTTAAGTCTTCAATAGCTCCAAGTGAATATGATGCTCGTTCTGCAATCGACCAATTGTCAGCAGACGTTGCACTTGAAGATAAGAAAACTGGTAAAGCTGCTCGTAAGCAATCATACAAAAGAACAAGAACTTGGGAAGCAAGACCTATTGCATGGTCATATGTTCCAACTCCACCTGAAGCACAAGATGTTCAATTGTTCAAAGCAGGAACAACTCGTTTGACATTGAATAGCCCAGGTGTTGGCGAAACGTTTGTCTCGTTAGAGAAAGGTCGCTTTGCACAATACGGGTTAGTGCCAGGTATGCATTTTAGCGGGTTCTTAGGTGGCAAACCTTATGGTGAAGCAATACTTAACGGACCAATCGCGTTTACATTAAGTGATGGTTATCATTCTGGTGATATGCACGTAAGTGCTGGTGACGGGAATTACTTCGATGTTATTCAGTTTGTTTGGTCTGATAACAAGAACTACAAAGGTGCAGCAATTGGTCATATTGAATTTGAATGGAGTCAAGTTGGTTCAACTTATTACATTCGTGCTATTGAACAAGCATCAGGTGGGTCTCTATCTGTTACCCAACCACTATACGACTATAGTGGTCAAGTTGGCGGGTCTTATGAAATTGACTTCGTTCAATTAGGTATCAAGATGATAGCAACAACTGCTGTCGCTACTATGACAGGTGCTGAGATAAGTGTTGCCCTTCAACAAGTCTTATCTCCTGATGTTGGACTGTTCAACTTGGAAATCAAAGAAGTTGCTCCAGTGACAGTACTTATTCAGTTCCCTCATTCGATTTTGGACAATGTGTTACCTATCAATTTGCCAGTGTCATATGATAACAAATTGACAGTGACCGGCATCAATGCATTTAGTGAAGTCACTTTTGTGAAAAACCCAACTGCTTCAGTTGGCACATATTCAGTAACTGGAGAACTTAATACAACTAATGATACCTATTACTTGAAACTAATACAAGCGACACCGTCGGGTTCATCATTAGTCGTATCATCACTTGCTATTGATACCTTGACTTCGGTTGCTTTAGCAATTCAACCTCTTGTAGAAACTTTTAGCTTCAATCTTGGACATATTACTATCAATGTGAATGTACATCCTGATTACTTTGCTAGTGGAGTAGATGCTCAACAAGTCATAGATGAACTTGGCACTATTGGTGCTATGGTTGTCATTGGGTATGATGCATCTACTGGTTCTATTGGCATCGAGAATAGCACTTCTACTGTACTTGACGAATACGGTTGGATTGGTTACAATGTTCCAACCCAAGAGATACTTGATAACGACCTCAAATACCCACATAATAGTTGGACTCCAGTGTATGGCGATTATGTTGAAGTGCCTTCGGTAAGACAAGTGATTGACGAAATTGTTGCATATGAAAAAGAGCCACTCGTATTGAATGACGGGACCACAGTTGAAAAGTTCAATCCTGTTTGGGGTGATTGGATATTATTGCAACAAGAAGTCATTCGTAAGTTTGGAAGTGGTAATACATTAGACTTGCAAGTTACTTCTTCTAACCGAATAGCGGACAATACATTACGTCTATACTTGAATGGCATTAGCCAACCTCGTACATTCTATTCAACTAACGGGACTTTGATTTCAACTACTCAAGCTATTCCACATGGACATGAAGTAGTTGCTATTATGTCTGCTTATGAACCAACTTCTGATGAACTTGCTTTTGACCCTGATGTATCTGATGACCCAAGTATCCAAACTCAATATAAGTCAGACTATCAATATGTTATACGTCCTTCACGTGATAGTTCTGGTAATATCACTGGCGATACTTATTACTTTTGGGTAAAAGATAAGACAGTGCCTGTAGGTAATAAGCAATTGACTTGTCAGCAATCTGCTCAATTACTTCGTGAAGGACCTTCTACTTACTTAACTTTCCAAGAGTTGTTTGATGGCGCTTATCATGGTATTACGATTGCTGGATTGAACATGATGGTTAATAAGGATAATACGTATAAGCTTCGCTTTACGCGTGACTTTAGCTTACGTGATAACCCACAAGACCTTGATTTGAAGAACTCTCATACTGAATGGACATTGATTAGACCTCAACAAGATATGAAGATACCTCTTACACTTTGGAACAAACTTGTTGACTCTGCTGCCGGTACTAACCTGGCAGGTCAAGCAATACCTGCATTGAACAAAGTCTTATATGATGAAAGACATGGTACAAGAACTCGTTATGGTTTTAGAGATGACCAAGTATTAGCTGACCGTTCATTGATTATTGCTTCACTAACTAATAGCATTCTAAATCCTAAAACTTCAGTTTATCTAAACGGGATAAATACTACAGCAACTATCAACGGGTTAGACCTATCACAATCATCAACTTGGTTCGTGACACCGGCTTCTACTCGTCAAGTTTTAGACTATATCTGGAGACATGCTTTGCCACAACATATCAACGAACTATTCTTTGAGGTGCTAAATGATGCACTTGCCAATAACTATGAGTTCACTGACATCTTCAAAACTTCAAGACTTTCAGTTCATAGCATCATCACCGTTACTCCAGAAACTATTGTAAACAACGCAGATGTCTATTTCTAATAAATCACAATATGTTCAGGGTTTAGTTGATTACGTTCTTGATACTAAACCTTATCATTGCAAAATCAGTGAAATCATAGAGCAGTATGACTTCTATGACTCGTTCAATGTCAATATCAAAGATAACATATTCATTGACATTGAACTTAGTTCAGTATGGGAGAAGTCGTATTTCAATGATGGACAACGTAGTAGGTTCTTGACACCTTCTTACAATCTTCCGCGTTATTCATTAGAGTCTAACCAACATTACTATGATAGTACTCTTAGTACAGCTTCAAACTTTGGCAAAGCGAACTATCTTCTAACAAGTTACGGGATTGATAACGCATATCAATTACGAGCATCTAGAGGTATCGAGTCAGTTATAGTCAATGGAACTGAAAGTTTAGCTGAAGGACTTGACTACTATGTAAGTAAGGGTATGTTGTCTGTCAAGCTGAATGAACCTAGTTCTGCTGTTCGTAAATGGCAAGAACCTCATCGCGATTTTCAATCCCCAATTCAGACTTGGGAAGGTTTGTTACTCGTTCAAAAAGACCCGCTCAATCCAATCAATGTTTCGAATATCTTCTTCAAAGATACTTCATTATCATTTGATAAATGGACTATTGAACGAAATCCTATTGTTCAATTTGATTTTCCAATTGCATCGAATGTTTGGACGGTTCATCACAACTTTGATTCAACTAATATTATGTGGCAAGCATACATTGAATCGAATATTCCTGGAGTATATGAAGCTATTCTTGCAATGCAAGTTGTTGTTATTGATAACAATACTATTGAAATTACTTTAGGGGTGCCACATACTGGTAAAGTAGTGGTATATGAAACTATTCCTGACCAAGTATTTGTTCAATCAGTACCATCAACAACCTGGACTATTACTCATAACCATAATAGTCTAAATGTATTTGCTCAACCACTAATTGAAGTTGCTCCATCTACTTATGAGTATCTTATTCCAGTTGAAACTAAAGTTCTTGATGCAGATACTGTAGAACTTCAGTTTAGCATGCCACAAGTTGGTAAAGTCTTTTTACCTAATTTGCCATTTGGATTTACTCAATCAACTCTTGCAACTACTTGGACTATTCCTGGAAACTTTAGTGGAACGGACTTGTCATTCTTTGCAATATATGTCGATGACGGTATAGGTTCTTATGTTCAAGACTATTCTCCTGACTTTGTTGTATCTCCAGTTGCAATGACGTTGACTTTCCCGTCAGCTTATAAAGGCTATGTATCTTACGGATATAACAATTCATATAAAGTAACTAGCAGAAATGAAGGACTATTAGGATATGCAAAACTTGTAACGACTGGCTCAATTGTTGTTACTCCTACTATTGAACAACAAGACTTCTATATTGCTCATGACCCGTCATCAGTATTAGTCGATGGTCTAAACACCGGCTTTACATCAATCACACCGGGTCATATTCGACTTAATGAACCCGTTCATGATGACTTGACCCCAATCGTGTTTAGTCATGTGATTGATAGGTTTGAGAATGAACATATCTCATTCGATATTACTGGTGGAAGTGGATTAGAAGCATACATTGAACTTCGAGAAGAAGGCTTTACTATTCATCCTAATGCACCGGAAGAAATCTGGACACTTATCAAAGTCAATCCGATTTCTTACCGTCAATTAGTTCATGAATATGTTGGATTACCACTTGTTCAAATACGAGCACTAAAAGATATCCCTAATCCCCTTGACCCGAACGGGTTTGACATTACTTTACCTGAATTTGACTACTTACGTCATCGTTATAAGATAGAGCTTGTATCATTACCTGATACTTATTTGATTACCGACTTAGCAACCAATCAACCACCTTTTAGTGGAACAGGTTCATCTTTCACTATCAATAATGGAACTGATGACTTATTTGAGTTTACGATTACTTCTTCTATAAGACAATTGCATGTAGGAGATTATGCATACTTTGCCTTTGGATATGATACTGATGACTATAGCTCACCAATCTATAACCCATATGATAATGGTCTAACTAATGTTCCATACTTTGGAACCATCACTGAATTCCACCCAGGTCGCGAAACACTCAAGTTATTGCCTCTTGGACAAGCATACTCAAATGCAGTGACAGAAGTTATTCAGCTTACGTTCAGTGCATCCGAAAAGTGCTTCTATGTAGATGGTTCAGTAACAGGTGAGCATCCTAATGCATTCCTTGGACATGAGTATGATAATGGTTTGGTAAGGTTCAGACTTGTCAGTTCATCAGAAGTCTTTGATATATCCAAGATGCTTGAAGATCCTCGTAACTATATGCTAGGTTATACTGAAAGAAGTATAGCAGCATTAGACTTACTTGACGGAGATACTTTTCACTTTGAGATACTTGCTGAAAGACCTAACTACTTAGTACATGGTTCAGTCACAGGTTATACTAAACCTGCAGTGGTTGGACAATATTACTGGAATGGGAAGATAGGTTTTCAACTTGACTTACCGAAGTATCAAGTTCATGAAGGGAATACTTTACAAGGAGTTGCTCTTACAGGTGCTGGAGCTATAACTCTTTCAAATGGTAATGTCATTACTTTCAATGAACCTCCACGACTTGATGCAGATGATGAACGATTAGACTTGAAGTTTCATCCAGAAATTGACCAATGCCCTCTTATAGATGAGTACGACCAGTTCTTAGTCTATTCAAGTTCAAGAGGACAACTTCAATCAGCCATTGTAGGAGGTAGTGACCCGTATGAAGTAGTATTTGCCGAATGTGCTGAACGTGGCGCCGAAAGAAGTAATATGTTCAACTTTACAATTGAACCTGGATCATATGCAAGTGACTTTGAGTTCTCTATTAGCATTATTGCTAATAAGTTCAAAATGTGTCATTCGCAAGATGTCTTACTTCTTCCACATCAAGTAGGTCCAATCAATACATTACGTGTCAATACTTATCGTGAAGATAACTTGACATTAGAACTTAGAACTAATCATCCTGAACTTGGAAGCTATTCAGAACTTATCCCAACATATCTTGTCGCATCGGATGACTATAATGTTGGCAAAGGATATGATGGACATATCCTTAGACTTGGGTATGACGTCTTTGGACATACACTTACTCCACTGAACTATACAAGTCCTGCAACAACACTTATTCAAAATGGTCAAGTTATCTTCAATAGCTTCAACGAAATCAATGTTGACCCTCAAGGTAACGGACCATATGATGCTATCTTTGAGTTTGAACCTTATGACACTACAGGTTACGGAACAGCAAATGACGGTGCGTTTCCTAATAAGCCACATAAGCAGTCGCCAAACATTCCGGACCGAGCTTACATCTATGATGTCTTCTTAAGTAATGTTGCTTATCAATCAGAAGCAAAGCATAACAAAGTTGGAACGATTACTTGGATGGCTGACCCAGTTGATAACGTCTTTAGACAAGTGCTTGATGTTACTCCACATTTTGCTTCTAATTACTTGAAGCTAAACACTGAACTAACTATTCGTGTAGAACAAGCTGATGAATACAATGACTTAGTACGTGTGAAGATGTATGAGCAACTTGAAATGCTTAACATTGAGGTAGAGTCAATCAACGTCAATTTACCGGATACCGGAGTTCCCGGAACTGATGATGGTGATAACTGGGCAGATACAAAATTTGATGACTTCTCGTTAGATGCAAGGTCTGATTATGAAATACTTGCTTATCATGGATATGATATGTATGGATATGATATGGTTGATTTTGCAATCAATTTAGAAACTGGTCTTCCATACTTACTTGGTGGATATGATGAAGATTTACCAGACCCATCTAATATTAGAGTATTAGACATCTTATTACAATTACATGATACTTACACTGACACTAGAATAGAACATCCTGTTGCAGAATTGTTACTTCAGTTAGAAGATGCGACTAATGTTATTGAACTTTATACTAATGCGCCGTCAGTTCCTGGAATTGGAGTTAGAGGATACTTATTACAAGAAGGTCTGGATTATACTACAAGTAGTATTCCTGGACAGCCATCGTATAAAGCAATTACCATTCATAGACCTCAACCCTTGCAATTAGTATCTTACTAAATACAACAAACATTTACACACGGAGTTATACATACTATGCAAACACAAGATAAAGCAGCTGTTAAGTTTGCTTCACGAGTTATTATCGAAGATACCAATACTGGTGAAATCTTCTTAGATGATTGTAATGCAGTTCATCCAGAGAACATGGCCTATATCATTGCAAGAGGACTTGCTAACCAGAACAAAAGTCACATTTGGAAAGTAGCAGTTGGTAATGGTGGAAGCTATGTTGATAGCACTGGAGCATTACACTTCAACATTCCGAATACTATTGGCACTACTGCAAAACTATACAATGAAACCTATTCAGAATTTGCTGATGCAGCCGGTAATTCAGTAACTGCTATGGCTTCTACGACTGATGTAACTTCATTAGTTGAAGTCATCTTTACGATTGCACCCGATGAACCGGGTAGTGGCCAATGGCTTACTGATGCGGATGGTGCTGGTAATATCAACGAACCTGGTGGATATGCGTTCGAATTTGATGAACTTGGCTTATTCGCAGAAAGTGATGATGTCAATCATCCGTACTTACTAACACACATTGTCTTTCATCCAATTGCAAAAACTCAAAATCGTAACTTAAGACTTCGTTATACTTTAACGATTAGTGTTTCATAGAAGCCTAGTTTAGATAAATACCTGTATCACTCTTTACATACATTACGATACAGGTATTCATCATTATGGAACTAACTTTTAGACATGGCATCATACGTCATCAAATCGATACATCTGGTACTGCAACTTTCTTACGTAAGTCTGGTTCTAATGACGAATTCATTGACTTAGTATGTGATGAAGATACTCTTATCTTTGCTATTGCTCATGGTGTCAATGCTGACTATCTTGTAACTGAACCAAGAACTGTCACTCATGCTTGGGGCCCTATGGCGGCTCATGGTGAAACCCAGTATCTTTACTGGGACATTTCACTTCTCAATGCAACCTTATCTCGTGGCTTTACTTCAGTTTCTCCATATGCTGGTCCTAATGAACCAGCATCTCCGCAAAACGACCAACACTGGTATGATACTAACATCAACCAAATGAAAGTTTGGAGTGGGGCTAAGTGGATACCAAAGCTTCGTCTTTTTGCGGGAACATACTCAAATAACGCAATAGTCATCCCGTCACCTCGTGGTTCTCAAGCAGGATTGAATGTTGCATGTAAAGCAGGTAGCATCATTTTAGGGTCTTCAGCCCAACCTGTGCGTGATAGCGATGGCACATTCATTACATCTGAAAGCAACTTAATCGCTTCTCATACTTCAGGTGAAAATCTTAAGATTGAAGCAATGCAACTATTTGGCGAAGCTGTCGAGTTCATCCCTGCATTTTCTTTCGTAACATATGAAATTCCTGGCAAAGTCAAACTTGCATCAAGCAATAGACCGGAAGAAATCATTAACGGTATTATGACCAATGAATACTTCCCTGGTCAAATCGGTAATGTTGTTGCTAACGGTCTTGTTCGAAATGAACAGTGGAACTTTGCTCCATCTCAAGTCAATCATCCTCTTTACATTGGCGTAAATGGGGAACTTTCATTAGTAGAACCTTCATTACAAGATAAGTATGTTGTTGGTTATGTCTATGACAAAACTTCAATCTTTGTTGATATTCAATGGAGAGGTGGTATTGGACAGATACAAGCAGTTGTCGGTATTACTTTAGCGGGTGATGTATCAGGTGCTGGATTATCTTCATCTGCAATCAACACCACTCTTGCAAATTCCGGTGTTACCCCAGGTACTTATAACAATGTTACTGTAGATGCTAAAGGTAGAACTACTTCAGGCACAGTTGAGCCTTACTTGCTTCATAATGAAGTGATTACTCTTAGCGGTGATGCAACCGGAAGTGGTTCAACTTCAATACCTGTTACTCTTACTAATGTTACAACACCGGGTACTTATAACTCAGTGACTGTTGATGCTAAAGGTCGTGTCATTAGTGGTTCATTCGTCCCAGACCAAAATGTTGCACCTCTTCTTGTAGATTTTGTCAATGGCGCGTCTCTTGACGTTACTGCATGGAATACAAAGTTATTGAACTTCGGTTCCGACTTCTTAGGAACTAATTATGGATTAGGAACTATTACCAATCCAGGTGATGTCGTTTTTCAACTAAGTAACACTGGAGTAGCACCAGGTAACTATAACCGAGTGACTGTAGATGCTAAAGGTCGTGTGACAGCTGCAACTTTTGATGTGATTGACCTCTCTTCAACACTGACAGGCGATGTTACTGGAAGTGGTAGTGCAACTATTGCAACAACGCTAAGTAACACTGGAGTTACTCAAGGTACTTATAACAACGTAACCGTAGATGCTAAAGGTCGTGTGACAAACGGAACAAATGAGCCTTACTTGACAACTGTTACCTTGACCGGAGTAATTACTGGAAGTGGTTCAAATCTCATCAATACTTCACTTACTCCAACAGGTGTAACACCTGGAACATGGAATAACTTTACTGTCAATGCAGAAGGTCGAATAGTTGGTGCATCTAATGTTGATTACGATAACGACACTACATTAACTGGTGATGTTCTTGCAAGTGGTCGTGGTATCATTTCAACCGCGCTAAGTCATACTGGTGTTGTAGCTGGTACTTATAACTCAGTGACTGTTGATGCTAAAGGTCGTGTGACAGCTGCAACTAATGTGCCTACTTCAACAGCAACTACATTGACAGGTGATGTTACTGGAACAGGAACAGGAACTATTACGACCACTCTTGCAAATTCTGGTGTGACACCAGGTACTTATAACTCCGTTACCGTTGATGCTAAAGGTCGTGTGACATCTGCGTCAAACATTGTTGATAATGTTGGAGCTACTAATCTTAATGAACTATCTGATGTTACTTTAACATCTCCATCAAATACTCAAGTACTTCAGTATAACGGAAGTCAATGGGTTAATGCTACTCTGTCAATTCCTTCTAGTATTCAGTACTTAGATGATTTACTTGATGTAACTATCACTACTCCAACTGCAAATCAATCTTTACTTTGGAATGGAACTGAATGGGTCAATCAACCATTAGACAGAATAGTTAGTCAATACAATAATTTGACAAGCCGCATTTTAGTTGACCAGACTGGTGAAATCATTACTCATAATATCAATGATACTACTTTCATCACAACAACTCCAACTATTACTGCAATCGGCAAAAGTGCTCCACCTGAATTTTGGTATGCTCTTTTTGATGCTGGAACAGTATTGCAATCTAATGTTGTGTTTCATGCAACATGTATTGATGCTGATACTAATGATGATATCGTTGTTGGTGGATATGCAAAAAATGTCAGTGTTGGAGATGCTATTCAGAATAAAGCTTTTGTTGTAAAGTACGATAGCTTAGGAAATATCATTTGGCAAAAGGGATTCCAAGGAGTTGTAACTCAATCAAGTCCAACATTAACCCCAACAACTATTGAAGCATTAGTCATCAATCAATCTGATACCACAACTTACGTTGGTCTAACATGTGATGCAGAAAGTTCAATAGTCAAACTTGATGTGCTTGGTAATATAGTATGGCAAACAAAATTTGATACTTACTATGGTACTATTTCTGATATGGTAGTAAGAGCTAATGATTCTTCACTATATGTATCAGGTTATCAAGATTCTGATGGTAGAGGTTATATTGGTAAAATCAATATGACAACCGGCGCAGTTGATTTCTTCTACGAACTCCAAAGATTTAGAACTTATGCATTAGAACTAAGTTCTTCTGGAAATGAATTGTTTGTAGGTGGTGATTTATTTGATAGTCCATTAGACGATAATTTTGCAAACATATTCAAATTCAATGTAACCGGAAACAGCTTTACATTTGTTTCTAATGTCACTGTAAATCTTACCGGTGGCAAAAGATATGTTGAACTGAAAAGGTCAGGAACTTCTATTTACGCATTGGGTACTCAACCAGCTTCTTGGACAATGGGTGATTATTCAATCATCAAATATAATGAAGCTACTTTAGCAGTTGAAGCTAGCAAACAATTCTATGATGCATTTTTTGTAAGATTTGTCAATGGTGTTGGTATGTCATTAGACATCAATGGTAATGTGTATGTCTTAGGTTATGAAGGCGATCAATATGCACCTGCTAATAATCAATTATCATTAGTCAAATTCAATTCGTCTTTAGTACTTGAATGGCAAAAAACTTTTGGACATCCTACATTTGGGGATAGACATTATAATCTAAATGGAATTGTAACAAATGGGAATGCTGTTTATATAACAGGAAGTACTTTTGATATGTATGCTTCATCTGGATTGATACTAAAATATCCACAAGATGGTTCAATTACTGGAACTTTTGGAACACATGTTATTGCAAATGATAGCAAATTTGAAGGAACACCAATGCATACTGTTCAATCAATCGTTCCGTCTGCAATTACATCGCTAACTCCAAGTACTACATCATCTGTTATTTCAATAGCCCAATCAAATGTTTCTCATTTATCATTTATAAGCATAAGTGGTGGTGTTGATTACTATATCGATTTGATAGGACAACTTCAAATTAATGGAAGTCCTGGGCATGCTGGAGAAGTATTAACTTCAAATGGCGCGACTGCTTTACCATCATGGAACACATTAGCAATTCCTTCAACTTTAGATAATCTTTCTGATGTAAGCATAAATTCTACATTTCCACTTATGGCATCTGATGTTCTTACCTATCATTTAGGTGAATGGAAAAACTCTCAGCTTCCAATAGCATCTTATATGACAACCGGTGTTGTCAAAATTGGTTCAGGACTTTCAATTGATGGAAGTGGATTATTATCTGCAACTGCTAGTGCAACAAATTTAGATGGATTATCAGATGTAGTTATTACTTCTCCAACTACTAATCAATTGCTTCAATATAATGGAACAAGTTGGGTGAATACAAGTGTGGGTATTAGCTCAACAAATTTAGATGGATTATCAGATGTAGTTATTACTTCTCCAGTTACTAATCAATTGCTTCAATATAATGGAACAAGCTGGGTGAATACAAGTGGAGGAATTACTTTATCTCAATATAGTACTGATGCTAATTTCGCTTCTATTACTACGCAGAAAGCTCGAGGAACTTCGACTACTCCAACTGCTATTCTTTCAGGTGATAGAATATTTGGTTTGTATTCTAAAGGTTATCATTCAGGTGCAGCTTTTAGTCCAAACTCTGCCGCAATTCAATTCATTGCAAGTGAGAATTATACTTCAACTGCTCAAGGAAATTACATATCCTTTGAAACAACTAAGAATACTACAAATGTAAGATTAGAACAAATTAGAATTACTGACCAAGGACATTTACAGTTTGTTCAATCAGGACAAAGAATCTGGGGTGATTTTGGAAATGCTACTCATGCAAATAGACCATCGTTCCAATCGAATGTTACTAACAATAACACGATGATTCCAATACTTCCAAATGGAACTTCTACTACTGCTGGTATATTTGCAGCTAATAGTTCAAATGTCACAAATTCAGCTTTTGCTCAATTAGTTGTAACATCTACATATGCAGGGTTAGCATCAGGTGCATTGGGAACAGGAACTTTCTTGCCAATATCTTTTCTTACAAATAATATTGAACAAGTAAAAATTACAACACAGGGTAATTTACAGTTTGTTCAATTAGGACAAAAGATATTAGGTGAGTTTGGAAATGCTAATCATGCACTTAGACCAACATTCCAATCAAGTGTTACTAATACAAATACTGTAATTCCAATCATGCCAAACGGTACATCACAGCAAGCTGGCATAATTGCATTTAATAATTCTAACATTGTAAATGCATCAAATATTCAAATTTACACAACTGATGTTGATACTCGTATTAGTTCTGGAGCATTTGGAACAGGAACTTATCTTCCATTATCAATTTATACTAATAATACTGAACAAGTAAGAATACTTGAAACTGCATATTCAGTCAATTATCTAACATTGCAGGGTAATATAGCTACTAATCCAGTACAAATAGGTGCTAATGGAACTGATACTAACATTACTATAAAAATTGCGCCAAAAGGTACAGGCGAAGTTCAATTTGCTGCAAATAACCTTGCACACAATAATGGAAACTTTAGTACTTATGGGGATGCTATTTCTCGTGATTACGTATTACGCAATTCAACTACAACTGCTACTCAAACTGAACTTTTCTTGAATGGAAGTTCAACCCGTATGGTATTAGCAAATGATTCTACTTGGAAGTTCCAAGTTCAAGTAGTTGCTAGAAGAACTGATGTAAATGATGAAAGCGCTTCATTTACGTTAGATGGATGTATTGACCGAAATGCTTCTGCTGCAACAACTGCATTAGTAGGAACGGTTACTCTTTCAAACGTCATCAAAGATTCACCTGCATGGGATGTAACTGCATATGCTGATACTACAAATGGCGCTCTTAGAATCTTAGTATCTGGTGAAGCTGGAAAAACAATTAGATGGGTTGCATTTGTCAAAACTATTGAAGTTATTGGATAGCGGCTCTTCTAGCTAAGTAAGACATCAATTGATGGAACTCCGTTATCTTTTTAGCGGAGTATCCATTGTTGTAGCGACCTGCATTTCCGTCACTTCTCCAATGATATCCTAAATCAGGAAGCGCTTTCCATGGACCTAATAATCCAAGCAAAGTATAACGAAGATGTTCTACATAAGTATCCGAAGTATAACGACCTTCTTTAGTAAGTAACTCAATTTGTCTATTGATTATATCAGAATACTTTCGTCTAATCACAACTAATTGATGAATCTCAAAATAGTTTTGAAACATATAATGGTCTCGCCATTCTCGATAGGGTTTCATATAGTCCTTGATAATATTAGCATTTTCATCTATAATACTTGAACGAGTATAAACCCCAACTAAATGAGGATTCATATCTAATACTTTCTGACACTTAGCAAAAATGTCAGGTTCAATCAAATCATCAGGGTCAACGAAAGACACATATTCAGAAGTTCCAGTTGAATAACCATTAATGCGAGCTTGTTTGATATTACGAAAGATGCCAGGTAAATGATGAATGGTAATATTAGGTTCTCGTTCTAATATAGTAAGGCATTCTTGTGCCCATTGTTTGTTGTCACTTTCTAATTGTAACATATGAACGTCTATCATAAAGTTCCTTCTGTCAGTAAAGCTATAAATATGTTTAATGCTGTATAATAATTTCAATCAAATGGAACACCCATAATGCAACTTAACTTTCGACATGGTATTGTCAGACATCAAACCGATACCTCCGGAACCTCGACATTTATTCGTAAGTCTGGAAATGGTGATGAACATCTTGATTTAGTATGTGATGAAGCCCCTTTGATTTTTACCGCGGCTCATGCTAATAATAACTATTTAGTACAGTTTAATAGGACAGTAATTGATGCATGGGGGCCAATGCCACCTTTAGGTCAAACCCAATACTTGTATTGGGATATCTCACTACTCAACGCTGCAGTCACTTTTGGATATACTACTGTCAATCCATATTTTGGTGTCAATGCTCCGCCTGCTCCAATTCTAAACGACCAACATTGGTATGATACTACTACAATGATTATGAAAGTTTGGAATGGCTCAAAATGGATTCCAAAGATTAGAGTATTTGCCGCAACATATAACAATTCTGCTGTTATCATACCAAAACCCCGCGGAACACAAATCAATAAAAATGAAAGATGTGATGCGGGTAACATCATGATTGGGAAGAATAATACTCCGCTTCGTGATAGTGACGGAACTTTTGTTACAACTGAATGTGACCTTAGAGTAAGTCATACAACGGGTGAGAATGTTAGATTTGATACCGCTCAATTATTTGCTGAAGCTATAGGTTTTATTCCAGCTTTTTCATTAGTATCATATGTTTCCCCGCGAAAAGTTCAATTAGCTTCTTATCTCAATGAATCTATTGAAGTTAGTGGAATTATGACTAACGAATACTTTATCGGAGAAGTTGGAAATGTTATATCTAATGGCTTAGTAAGAAACGAACAGTGGAACTTTTTACCAAGTCAAGTCAATATGCCGTTATTTTGCGGCCAAAATGGAGAAGTAACTCTAACACCTCCACCTGTAGGAATGCTACAAGAAATAGGATATGTATATGATGCAGATACTATCTATCTTCGCATTCAATTACCAATTATCTTGTAATCATTTTCTAAAGGTTCTCTAAGTAATGCCTTCATCTTCAGATATCAAACGTTTAGTTTATCTCAATACCTTAGGTCGTTTACATCGAACTGCTAATGGTGACATTGTCAATATTGGCGGAACTTCTCATACTTCATTCACCGTAAATGGAAAAGGGTTATTGTTTGATGATGGGTCATCTACTTCTCCTGGAGGTCCTGGCTCTGGCATTGGCTCTGTTACTTTACAAAAAGTTTATAACAATCAACTAAATTCAGCAGGAAAAGCAGTAGTTGTTCTAAACACTAACCAAGATATTTCATGGCGAACTACTGACCAATTGCACCACTTCTCAATGAGTGCAACAACCGGTGAGCTAACATTCAATGGTCTGTTGAATGGTGTTGATTTCATGGGATTAGTTGATAATGTTTCAACTCATACAACATTCTCATCTGTCGGGAAACATATGGCTGCAGAGATTGCCATTACTCCAATCTCTGCTGACCCGTCCGCAACAAATGTTCAACAAGTTTTAGATGAACTTAATAACCTCATTACTAATGTTAGCGGAAATGCTGGCTTTGGCATGGAGCATGTTCAACTTACTGCAGCAACACAATGGATTATATCACATAATAAGAATACTAAACGAGTTCATTGGACACTATGGGATGAAAACGATGAAATGGTGATGCCAGATACTGTGAAATTGATAGATACTAATACTATGCATGTCTTCTTTGGTTCTCCACAAGCTGGACGTTTAGTTCTAATGACCTTCTAATAATAATTTTAAGAGATACTACATAATGAATAATGTTAACGAAACTTTTGGCACATCGGATATAGTGCTTGCATCAACTTTAAAAACCCTTGGATATTCAATTAAGCGAATTGAAAAGGTTGGAAATAAAGGGACATTCCATTTTGAAAATGTTCCGTTAAGTATTATAAACGAATTTGATATGGGGCAATGTAAAGTTGAACCTATATCTTTTAACAATCAAATAAAATCTCTAACAACTGCGGTAAGAAGACAAGCATCATAATATATGAAAAATGGCTTATCAACTATAAATACCTATAGATTTTAAAACAATCTTTTATTTCAATAACATTCTCATAAGGAGATATAACTATGCGTGTAAATGGTAACGTATCACTACCTACTGGTGGCCAAGGCGAGTTTCAAAATGCGTTAATTGAACGTGTTTCGGATGTACCTTCAGTCAATCCAGCCGAAAAAGGTCGTATTGTTTTTAATACGACTAGCAACACTTACTTCTATAACAATGGCACCGTTTGGATGGCATTTGCTACTGGTGGTAATGCTACTGCTCTTCAAAACGAAGTTGATGCTCTTGAAGTTGCTTTAGGTTCTTCTATCAATGCTTCTGGACAATTCGTAACTGGTCAATTTACTGGTTATGCATCTGGTGCTACTACAATCACTGAAGCTATCAATATGGTTCAACAAGCTGTTACTGCTCATAACACTTTAGGTGAGCTTGATAACGTTGCTGATACTGCTGACTCTGCTCCAGTAACTGGCAACTTCATCAAATACACTGGTTCTCAATGGGCTAACGTAACTCCAGTTTTAGCTGATATCTCTAATGTAACTGCTACTGCTTCTGAAGTTAACGAACTACATACTTCTGGTATCGTAACTGCTGACTTAGTAAAACTTCATGCTGTTACTTCAACTGCTGCTGAGCTTAACATCTTAACTGGTGCTACTCTTACAACAACTGAATTGAACTATGTTGATGGTGTTACTTCTTCAATCCAGTCTCAATTAAACAACAAACAACCTCTTGATGATCAATTGACATCTTTGGCTGGTTTGACTCCTGATGCAACTTCTGCATTCTTGTTAGGTGGCGCTGGTGGCGTTTATAGCTTACAAGATGCTGCTGGTTTCCGTGCTGCTCTTGGTGTTTCTTTAGGCTCTAACGTTCAAGCATTTGATGCTGACTTAACCACTTTGGCCGGTTTCGCTCCTGCTGCTGATAGCTCAGAAACTTTGACTATTAACACTACTGAAATTACACACTCTGGTCTTAACGATATCATCGTTGGTACTGGTGGTGCTGAAGGTTCACGTTGGACTCTAGAACGTGGTGCAGTTGCTCGTACTTCTTTAGGTTTGGGCAACATTGCAATCATGGACGAGCATGATTTTATTCGTGCAAATGCTGCTTCTTCTAACATTTCCAATAATGTAGCATTCAATGGCTATAAAATCACTAACTTAGCTCCTGGTACTGCTGGTACTGATGCAATCAACTTAAACCAAATGCAATCTTTCATTGCTGGTTTATCTTGGAAACCAGCTGTTGTTGCAGCTTCTGTTGGTAACTTAACACTTTCTGGCGAACAAACTGTTGATGGTGTTGCTGTTGTTACTGGTAACCGTGTTCTTGTTAAAAACCAAACCACTGCTTCTGAAAACGGTATCTATGTAGTTGCTTCTAGTGCTTGGGCACGTGCTACTGATTTCGATGCATTAGCTGATAGCATTAACTCTGCTGCAGTATTCGTACAACAAGGTGCTACTCAAAACGACACTGGTTGGACTCAAACTGCTGAAGTTGTTACTTTCGGTACAGACCCTGTAGTTTGGACTCAATTTAATGGTGCTGCTGGTATCACTGCTGGTATCGGTCTTGCTAAAGATGGTAACACATTGAATGTAAACCTTGGTGCTGGTATCGTTGAACTTCCATCTGATGACGTTGGTATCGACCTTTATGATCCAACTTCTTCTGCTATCATCTTAACAGAAAATGCTACAACTCGTTCAACTGATACAAATGCTAAATTACACTTATTGTTAGATTTGACTGGCAATGGTAAATTAGTTCAATCTGTAGCTGGTTTGAAAGTTACTACAAACACTATCACTGAAGCTGAATTGACTGCTTCTGTAGCTGGTAATGGTTTGACTGGTGGTAATGGTTCAGCTATTGCTGTTGTATCTCATGCCGGTACTGGTACTTCTGGTGCTCAAGATGATCCTGCAAACTGGGGTGGCGTTGGTCTTGTAACTGTAACTGCTGATAGCGTTGGTGTTACTTTAGGTAATGGTTCAACTCAAGCAGCTCCTGGTACTCACACTCACAAAGCTGCTGCTATCACTTATTCTGGTGCAACTTCTACTTTGGTTGCTACTACGGTTCAAGGTGCTATCGACGAAGTTGAAGGTCGTGTAGATACTATCGAAACTAATGCAGGTAACTTACTTACTGAAGTCAATGCAATTGAATCTGCAGTTGGTTTGAACACTGATGGTTCATTGAACAGCTGGTCAGGTACTAACTATGTAAATAGTGCTACTACATTCAAAGCTGCAGTTTCTGCTCTTGATACTGCTACTAAAGCTCTTGATACTCAAATTAATAACAAAGTCAACAAAATGTACTATTTGTACACTGGTGGTGCTGCTACAGGTCATACTGTAACTCACAGCTTGGGTCAAATGTATTGCAACGTAACTGTTATTGATGCTGCTAATAATGAAGTTATCATTCCACAATCAATTGTATTTACTGATGCTAATAGCTTGGCAGTTACATTGAATGTGTCACTTGCAGTTAAAGTTGTAGTTATGGGTTTAGCATAAGCTAAGTCTTAATACTTACAATTAAGTAAAAATAGAAAGGGTCTTTTCGGAGACCCTTTTTGTTATCCTATGTTTGTGAGGAAAGTTGATAAATACAGATAGTTTATTATAATCCTCACACCCCCTATTTCAAAAGGAACACTAATCATGAGATTCTATGGCGATATTGCTCTTAACCAAAATGAAATCCAACAGGCAGTAATGCAAACGGAATATGATTGGCCCGCTAACCCAAAAGTCGGTCAATTAGTATTCAAGAACAGTGTAGTTTATATCTGCATTCAAATTTCTGGTGGTCTTCCAATTTGGGTTCCACTTACTCGCGAAATCGAAATGTATGTTCACGTTCAGGATGTCGCAAGTAACGAATGGATTATCAATCACCCTCTGAATACTGCTTATGTTCTTGTTCAAGTATTTGATGGTAATAGTCAAATGGTTATTCCTAACGTAGTCACTATCAATAGTGCTTCTCAAATCACTATTGACTTTGGTGGTAATGCAGCAGGTCGTGCAGTTATTCTTTCAGGTTCTTTAGACGGGGCTCAAAAACCAACATATGCTTTAGAGTTTCATCAAACTACTCCTTCTACAAGTTGGGTTATTACACATAACTTAGGATACGCACCAATTGCTCGTGTATTCTCTGGTTCGTATGAAATACAACCATCGTCTATTTTCCACAATTCAAGTAATCAAGTTACTTTGTCATTCACTACACCACAAACTGGTGTTGCTAAATTGGTGTAATTTCTATGGGAACTTATACTCTTAAATTGGCAAAAGAATATACCCACACGCAGACAACTCCAAGTACAGAGTGGGATATTGACTATAAGATGGATTTTGCACCAATAGTTGATGTAATGATTGACAATAACGGAACTCTTGAAAAGATGTTACCAATGTCAATTGAACGCATTACTAATAGTCGTGTCAAAATCTTTTTCTCGCAACCGTTTTCAGGTAAAGCACACCTGGTAGGATAATCAACATGGTATTTGTTCCTCAACCTGGTATATTAAGTTTAGCTCATGTGCAGAATACTGCAAGTGATACTTGGACAATTGTTCATAACTTGAACAAGAATCCTGTTGCAGTTGATGCAATGGTTTATGTAGATGGAAACCTTGAAACCGTTATCCCTTATAGTGTTGTTTGCACTGATGCTAACACCGTTGTTGTCAGTTGGTCAACTCCTCAAACAGGAAAAGCTCGCATCGCATAACAACTAAGGATAACATCAAATGACTCCAATATCATATGAACAAGCAAGAACTCTCATACAAGATGGAGACATTATTTCGGTTCTCCGTCGTGAAGACAAAACATCTTTACTTCAAAAGCTAATTACAACTTGGTCTAAGTCTCCTATCTATCATACCTGCATAGCCATTTGGTTATCCACTGGACATGGTGAAAAGAGACTTTTTGTTGTAGAAGCTTATGATGCTACTCGTCGCATCACACCTCTTTCAGTCTATCAAAAGCACCCATTACATGTTCTTGCAAAACCTGAGCATGTAAAGTTCGGACTGTTTTCCGGTTCTCTTGTTGAACGAGTTGGAACTGCAGAATACAGTTACGTAAGAGCATTCATTTCAGGTGTTAGACAGTACTTGAAACTTCCAAACATTGTACTTGCTACTGGCGAATTCTGTTCAGAACTTGCAGCAAAAGTTTGGAAGATGGGTGGCATGGACATCACCGAAACTGGTCTGAACCCAGCAGAACTTGAACGAGTTCTTGTTCAAGAATATGGAGTTCAATATCGCTGTATCATTCAACCATAACATCATAACACTATATGGACAAAGCACAAGAAAAAGCTGTTGGCTACTTTCGCCAATCATGGGATGCTATCAAACTTTACTGGACTGCAGGCACTGGCATCGTCAAACGAGGCTGGACAATCGCAGTTCTTGCTGCAGCTCTAACAGGAGCTGGTGGATACATCCTCTATCTAAACCACAAGAACAAGCAAGCAGCTGAAGAAGTTGCTAAAGCTCAAAGTCAAATCGTTGAAGTTCAGGAACAATCCAAAAGATTGATTGACCAGACAAACGACCTTATCAAGCTCAATCAGGAAAATCAAGCTATCTATGAACAGCTTCAACGAGACAGAGAACAAGTAGTTCAATTAGTAGAAGGCTTCAATGCTCAAATGAGAGCTAATGCAAATGCTTTATCTAAGATAGGTAATCAAGTATCACATCTTGAAGATGGAGAAGTTGCTCCAGTTCTTCGTGAAACTGTTAGACAAGTTCAGGCATTACGTCAATCAAGAGGTGTCAAATGAAATACTTTCTATTGCTTGCTTTAGCATTGAGCGGTTGTGCTTCTAACGGTTCAAACGAAAGTGTTCTTGTTCCTGGTGAAGTTAAGACTGTTGTCAAAGTCGAACGAGTTGTGGTCAAACCGCCAGCTGAACTTCTTCTTATGCCAACTCCAGTGATGCCACTAAATGTGAATAGAGCTACTCAACGTGATGTAGCTGAATGGATATTGAAGTCTGAAGAAAGAACACTTCGACTTGAAGAACAACTAAATGCAATCATCAAATGGTCAAATGAGGTACATGAATAATGGGATGTGGGTGCTCAGGAGCTAAAGCTTCAGAAAATGTAGATGGAGAATGGACTGATGTTCCGGCAATTCAGCTCAAAGGTGAGACTGATGAATGCTTTGTCAAACGTATAGGACCACAGCCTCCCCAACCAGAACCTGGCTCAACTGCGCCAAAAGATCACATCGTTACAGGTTCAATTCCAGTTGATTGTAAGATGAAAGTTGATACGACGTTCAAAATGTCTGATGGCAGTCACCCAGTTACTTGGGACTTTGTTATCAAAGATGAACAAGGTAATGTCAAAACTCCAGCTGACTTAGGTCTAACTTATGATAACTCAACCGGTCATTTGAGCGGAACCGTCAAAGACGAGTTTGAAAAGAAGACTTTTACTGCAACACTCAAAGCACGAGCACAAGCGGATATTCCAGAGCTGGAAATTGTAGCAAGTGACCCCAACAAGAACACCATTGATGAGAAGACATATCAGATAGTACCAAAGAAGTGTAACGATGATGACCTTCGATTGATACATCCTAATCCCAGTGCAGTAATGACATCAGGTTATGGGTGGCGAATTAGAGGAGACACACACGAAAGACAGTTTCATAAAGGGGTTGATTTAGCAACCGGTGGTAAAGGTAAAATCCTAGCTGCTGCTGATGGTGTTGTTCAGCAGGTCGTTAAACCACGTGCGCCCAACGATAAAAGTTATGGTAATATGATATTGATAAAGCATGTCAATTCATCAGGCAAATTATTGGCAACAACTCTATACGGTCATCTTAGGGAAATATATGTTGAAAAAGACCAAACTGTAAAAGCAGGCGATGTAATTGGCCATGAAGGTAATACTGGAGCTTCACGCGGAAATCATTTACACTTTGAAGTAAAACTTGGTGGTACTACTCATGATGACCCAATGAAGTATATCAATGGCAAAATCAAAATTGCAGCTGGAGCAGAACAAGGAGCAACAGACCCTAACGTTCCACCTACAAATGTGCAAACTGTTCAGAACACAGACAAAGGTATTACCCAAGAAAAAGTTCAGGCAGCTGAAGACTGTAAGCCAATTCCACTATTGACTGAACCCGCTAATGCTGAAGATAAGGTTGTTGGGGTAAAACCGGGAAGAGTAATGCCGGGTGGTGATTGTATGCCACCAGGATGGACTCCACCTCCGCAAAATCAAATAGCAAAACAAATCAAAGACGTAGCTTTAGCAAACGGAGCAACACAAGAAGAAGCACGCTACATGGTTAAGATTGCATTCTTAGAAAGTACCTATAACCAGTATGCTGATGCGCATAAGAAAAACCCTGAATCACATGCTCTTGGTTTATTTCAAATGCAGCCTGCAACGGCTGGGAAATTTTATGCTGAAATAGGAATAGCTTCGCCTACGTGTGAACAACGATGCAATGTTGAACTTGCTACTAAAGCAATGTTAAGAATGGTAAAGTATGAAGGTAAAGGTTACGATAGTTTTCATGCAAATGGAACTATCGCCGGTGCTAATAAAGGACAAGTTTGTAATAATGCATATACTCAAGGGTACTCATCTTTAACCCGTGCAGAGTTCATGTATATGTCACATGGTCAAGGTCAAGAAGGTATGAGGAAAGGAACTCCCGGTGGTTCAGGTTTTCTTCATCATTTCAGAAAATCTGGTCCGTCAGAACAACAATTAGACCAATACATGGCTTCTTAGAATTCAGCGTACTCGTCCAAATCATTTTCAATTAGTTCTCGTTGACACTGTACAATGTTTCGATTTTTAGGGTCAATATACTTTAGAACAATTTGAAATGCTCTATAAGTATCCATTGACATATCAATAGTTTGAAGGTATAAACTTCGTAAGTCTTTGATTTGTAGAACACCAAGCATATGAGATTCAATTGCAGGCATCCACAATGATTTGCATGATTTGACCTTAGTTCCGATACCTTCAAATGAAGTGATTGGATTGTATCGTAAATCAATCATTTGAGCTCGTGGAGGAATACCTTTAATCGAAGTCAATTCATTATGTCTTGCTCTAAAATCACCACAACATTCAAGTGGAAAGTTCTTCATTGACTTCAAATTACAATTAGAAACATCAAAACCGACAACTATACCAAATGGGAACTTTAGCTCATTATCTTCTACTAAATATCGCCAATTGATAGATGAAAATTTCAAATCTACTTTTTCACAATCAACTCGACCGTTTGAATTGAGAGAAAGAAAGGGTGCTAAGCCAGATTCCCCAATCAGTCTTTCAATTTCAGAAGCTTTCATTTCCTTACCAAATACCAATCTTTGGAGAAGCAGCAACTAGCATTAAAAACACAAAATAGAATGTAAGCAACAAGAAAGCCATATGCCACTTACCACGCATGGTCAATATAGTTCCACAAATTGCAGCAAACATCAAACTGCCAAGAATTGCATTTACCCCAATGAAGATTGATGCAATTGCACAACCTAACCAAAACTCTGGCAAGTGATTATAAACTCTTTCCGGTACGTACATCGTCATTACTCCTTTATCAAATTATAGGTATATTATACCATACGAAGTATGGTTCATGTTGTGAAGAACTTCACATTTCAGCGTATTCATCTAAATCATTTTCAATTAGTTCTCGTTGGCAATCAATCATGTTAGGGTTTTTAGAAGATAAATGCTTATTGACAATTTTTAGCATTAGAAATAATTCAACTTTATCTTTCGTAAGAAACTCTGTTGTTACAACAGTTTTCAAACCTTTGACTTTTAGCAGACCTAAGATATGACTTCTGACAGTGTCAGGAATTGCGAGGAGTGTACATTCGGTTAGCTTACCTGCAATACCGTGTAGAGAAGTGATTGGATTTTTTGAAAGGTTCAATGTCTTGTATTTGCACATTGGCAATTCATTGATAGATGAGATGTTGTTCTCGCTAGCATCGACCATATTAGCTAAGTATGGAAAAGCATAAAGCGAGTCTAATCCTAATCTTTTAAAGGAGATGTTACGAACTGCACCAAAGTGAAAACCTAACTTACGATGGTCAATATCTCCAGTAGTCAGTTCTTTTTCAACTGTAAATTCTACTACATTCAGATTGACAAAACCATAACTATCAACTGTTAGTTCACGTTTGTCAGTTCTTAGTGCTCGTGTTGCAATGAAACGATGAACTCTTTCACGTTCGTCTTGTATTTGTTTATCTTTTTGGGAGTAGCCACCAACGTTATTCATCGAGTTCAACATTTGACATTTACCCTACATGTTAGAATATGATTTTATTATACTCTAATGTAGGGCAAATGTAAACAACTTTTACAATTTTTTATGCATCTGGCAATTCATCAGATTTTGCAAGACGTTTTGTGATTTTAGATGCCATGATTTGCAACTTAGATATTTCACTTTCAATGCCATCTTCTTCCTCTTGATCAGTCTTGAAGTTTTTGTGGATAACTCCAGCTGCATCTAATGCGGCGATCAATATGACATTAATCCTATCGTTCGCAATCGAATGTATCTGTAATGAAAACGCAACACCTCTAAAAAAGTTTTCAAGTAAAGATACTTTTTTAGACTCATCTAATATAATCCCGTTGGGAAGTACATCGTTACTCAAATCTTTTTTAGTAAACAGTTTATCATTAACAGCAAGTCTTAGTACAGGGTGGTCATGATCAAAGATAAATTTCTTTACTGATGCATCATTATCAATTTTACTAGTAAGTACGTCTGCTAAATTTTCTCTAAGTGTTTGAATGTCAGCATTTTGCAAATAAACTAAAAACGAATCATTTTCAGCTATTTTATCTGAACCACCTTCTAAATATTTTCCGATTACTTTGTCTAATGAAATTTCTTTAACATTGACTGCTTTTCTATAAAAGAAATTTTCACCTAAATCAATATCATCACTATGCATAATATATGCTTCTAAATCATGATAGAAGAAATCTTCAACTGCGTTATGTTTAAACAAAATAAATTTGGTATTTTTCTTTATTGCTTTAAAAATCTTTGCACGTACTTTACCTTCTAATTGCATCAATTCTTCTTGCTTCATCGAATTAAGATCAAGTTTTTTAATCTTATTCATTTGTCGATTAATAGATCTCCCCATACCAACATATAACTGATTATATTCACGCGGCGAAATATAAATTTCTTGACCTTCACCATGTTTTCCAAGGTCCCAAAAGAACGGACGATGATCTGCCGCAACTTCTGGCGATTTAGTTTCAAATTTGTTAGCCAATAATTTAACAATTGCTAAAGACAATTGATGTATTTCTTTAGGCGCATCTGGTATTTCGTTTTTCTCATGAGATAAATAACTTAAAGTATCTTTCCAAGAACTTTTTGCATCCATGATATCAAGAACATCTTGCATATGTTTAGTAAGACGTTCAGCTCCAGTATCATCAGGGTTAATAGCACCTAGCATAATAGCAGAAGATGGAAGTTCTAATAATTTTCCGTTTCCTTTATCACTTGGTCCAAAGTTCTTTTCAAGCAATACTCGTCTAATGCCGTTGAATACTTTTGGAGAATTTCTATTCAACTCGTCAAAGAAAATAAGATATTTATATTGTCTAGATTCATATTCTTTTTTCTTTTCATTAAAATCTTTTGGAAATTCTTTTTCTAGTTTCTTCAAATACTTTTTATCTTCTTCCTTGATTTTTTGCATCAATAGCTGATATAAAGATGGCATTGAAAAAATTGTTTCAATGCCATCTGGATCATCTTCATTTGAAGATGGTAATGGTAAACCTGAAACATCTTCAGAAGTAAGTGTTGAACAATCAAGGTCAATAAAGCGAAGATCTAATTCTTTAGCCAAATCATATGCTTGTGCAGTTTTACCGATACCTGGAAGACCAGCAATAATAGGAACATACTTACGCATATCACCAAGTTTCATCTTGGTTTCAATTTGATGTTTTAAGGTATTTCGCCAATCAGATGCAGAGTTTTGAGCTGTAGCTGAAACTTCAAATCCAGAAGTTTCATGTATCAAAGTTGCTGTAGCTTCAAGAACTTTTTTAGCTAAACTTGAATGATCACCTTCAAGATAATTTCTAAAATTAGTTTTAACGTTTGTCATCAAATTAATTGCATCTTTTTCATCTTTTGCCGGAAGCGATGCATTGATATAAAGTAATAACTGTTCCCAACGACGTGGCGAAGTTCTAACATCAGACGCAATATCGTTATGGCTCATGTCTTCATCATCTAAAATATGATGAAATCTATTGATTAAAGCAGGTTTCAATCTAATGTGTTTATCATCTTCAAACTTATTGACTAACCAAGTAAACCATTCGTCTTTTGATGGGTTTTTAATTTCAACATTTTCAAACTGGAAGTTCTTTTGTATTTCTGAAAGACCTTCGTCATGCATATTAGAAGCGTAAACAACATAAGCACTTTTTGGGATGTCATGATTACCAATCTTACCATTTAGAATGCCACGTAACATATTTTTAATACGCGGAGAATTTTGACGAAAATATTCATCAAGAAAAAGAATAACCTTGAATTGTTTACGAATATCTGAAATCTCTTCTGGTAATTCAGTTGGAGTTCCACCTAAAGCTTCATATGTCGCAATTACATCTTTAGAGTTTTTGTATATATTTTTCAAATGTTCATTATCTGAAACAATATTAACTTTTTTCAATGCAGTATATAAATTGCTATCAGCTAATACTACTTTATATAAATTATTTTCTTTATCTTTTGATCGTTTCAGTGAAGTAGATTCAGCAGTTTCTTTATTTTTTGAAGTATCAAAAACAATAAATGGAATATTGATAATATGTTCTTCAACAATATGTGGTGCTTCAACAGTAATAAGGTCAATACCTAATACTTTTGCAAGTAAGTTAATACGTTGTGTTTTACCTGTTCCTGGGTCACCGGTCAAAAGCATACCAGCGTACTGTTTAAAGTCACGCTTATTTGCCATGTTTTCGAGAATGTCTTCAAACAATTCAACAGTTTGTTCAAGTGATGAACTTTTCGGTTTGAACTCTGGAATTTTTTCAGAAACCGCTTCAGGTCCATTACCCAAAGCATTTCCACCGGGTTGAACACTTTTGTTTTTTCTTGGTGCTGCCATTTCCAATATAGTCATATCGACGGTGTCAGTAGAAGATTTTTTAGGTGTGAGGTGTGAGAACTTCATTTTGGTTTAACTCCCTGTAGTTAAAGTCCTAGCATTATTTTTCTAAACAAATCTGGACGAGATATTTTCATTTCTTTAAGATCTTCTATAAATTCTTCAGTCCATCTTTCATCAGATATACCTAAAGGTTTTCTAATGTCAATGTCTTCAACTGGGATATTTAGAGGATTACGCTCAAATAAAATATTTTCAGTTGGTAGTTCAATATTGTCAGACGATAATTGATTTAGTCTCATACTATTACTCTCTTGCTTGTATTTTAGTTTATGATAAAGATAAACTATTTATTGAGTAATAGAATATGAGAGTTAGGTTATAACTCTCATATTGCTTTATAATATTATACTGCTTCCGGAATAATTACTTCAGGTTCAGGAACTACAACTGGAGCTGGAACTACAACTGGTTCAGGAACTACAACTGGTTCAGGAACTACAACAGGAGCAGGTACTGGGGCTTCTTCTGAAGAAAGTTTGAAATCTATACGATAGTCTTTTTTAGAAGCAGCATTTAGAAAAATTGATAAATCGTCTTGCATTGGTTATTCTCCTTACATAAAAGTGTATTGTATTTATACAATTTGAAGAGAAGTTCCACAATTACTACAAAACTTTGATGTAGCTTTATTCAACTTTCCACAAGTCTTGCAAGTCGGTTTAGCTTTTACGGTGATAGGCTTTTCAACTCTTACCCCACTTTGTGCTACTTCTCCAACTAGCTGAAGTGTCATTGCATGAACTTCATCTTCTAACCAAAGTGGCAGACAGGTTTCAAATGCTTGGTCAGAGATACTACCTTCAACAGTGATACCGACATTTGATACCGATGCTACTGACGAGTGAGCGTTACAAGCTAAAATTTCTGATACTTGGCCACCAAAAAATCCTTCATCACCAATTGATTGACCTGGTACCATTCCACGAACAGTTGATGTCCAAACAGGTGGATAATGACGATAAGTTGGTTGCATCATTGGTGTCGGAATTGGCTGCACTTGTCTTTCGAACTGGTATTCAATTCGAACAAGACCATCATCAATCTTAATGCCGCGATGATTTTCAATTGATTCAGTTCTTTCAATGAACTTGAATCGATTGCCAACTGAAGTAAGATTACCATTTCTAATGAATCGTTCTAAGTCAATAGATTCATTTGGTTTGATGATTAGCGAACAGCCTTCAGTGACTAACTGTCCATCAATCCAAACCTTGACAGAAGCTTTTTTGGAATGTAGATTTTTGAGAACGATAGAGTATTCGCAACCATAAGGTAGGAAGACTTGTTCTCCACTTTCACGTAGGATTTTGCCGTGTGCTTTTATCGCAAGAGCGAAGTTCTTTTTATAGACCATGAGATGATACTCCTTTGTCGATTTTGACAAGACGACTGGCTAACGTCTTAGAAATTTATTTGAGCCAATAGAAAAGAGTTGTGCTGCCGTGACGTTTTAAGGATGAAACCCGGCAGCCCTGTATAACCTTTAGTCTTTACTTAGATGATAATGAATAACATTATTACTAAAGCTGTTCCCCAAACAATCCATGGATGTATTGCTCCACAACAAAGACTTCCATCATTAGAAGGCATTGCAGGTTGGTTTACATTGGTTGCGGTATCAATCTTTGATACTTTTCTGGCTGCTGCCTTTAGACGGTCTGATTCTTTTTTGTTCATAATACTTTGTAGAGAATATGGTTATTTGGTAGGAGCTGCATCCAAGAATTTTTGGTATGCTAACTCGATTGCAAGATTAACAAGCGAACGGCCAATTGCTGATTGTTGGCTTCCAAGTTCTTTTCCAATGATATCAAAAGCGGCATTGAACTTAGCATCGCCGGTCACTAATGTGATATCAGATGCTACTTCTTTTACAGCTTTTAGAGCAATTGGTAAAAGAATCTTGAGTTCTTTTTGAATACCAGATTTGAAAAGAACGGCTAAAAAGTCGCCAAGTTCGCCAAGTAGTTTTAGTATTGCAGTTTTGAACATTGTAGTTCTCCTATAATTGTGTTTGATTCAATCTGTATTTATCAAACAATTTTTTACGTTTATAGGAAAACCAACAAATGACATTATTCGAAAGAACAAAGGATGGACTTTCATCCATCCTTACGTTTCTATTCAGTTTTGATTTTGGAAACTGAATGATCATTCTTATTAGCTATAGCCACCGACAAATTCACCCAAACCGATGTCAAACATAGCACCAACACCAGCGAAAGTAAATTCACCATTTTGTTTGAAGAATGAACCGACTTGGCAAGCAGTAGCACCAGCACCTTGTTCGTCAAGGTCATAGAATGCAATTTCTTCACCTGTATCAGCATTCAGGATTTTAATACCAGCTTCAGTAATTTGACCAAAAGTATGGCCACGTTCTTTAGCTTTGTCGATTGTTACGACAATCGACACTTCATCAGCATTGGCTTGAGCAGCCAACTTATCGATATTGATGTAGAGTTCTTCAACACCACTACCACGTTCGTCTTTGGTTTTCCATGCAATGCCATGAGCCGGTGTTTCATTGTTGAAGAAGACCAAGTATTCATCGCCAATCAGCTTAGGGCCATTTGGAGTATTGGTCAAAATGAAAGCAGATACATCCAGGTCAATTGGATTGACGTTGCCATTCCACCACAAATGAACCGTAATGTTTTTTAGAGCTGGAGCAGATTTGGTCAAATTGATTGAACTGCCTTCAGATTTGTTCAGATTTATAGCCATATGAGTATTTCCTCGTTTTTATGTTTTATCAAAATTTTATGTTTTGTACGAAAAATCAATTAGAGTATTACATAACGGTCACCGTGTTTATTATTCAGTATAGTTAGAACAATGTTTCATTGAAGTTATATTATACTCTAAACTTTTGTCATTGTGCCAAGTTAGACTTACTTGTAGCCTTCAAAAAATGCTACAAGTTCCAGCTGAAAACCTTGACCTATACCTTGGAAAGTAAAGCCTTCATCAGTTTGATAGAAAGAACCGACTTGAATTGCCCAAGAACCAGGAGCTAAGGTGTCAAGGTTGAACAACGCAATTGGTTGATCATTTTGGTCAAAGATTTCCAACTTTGCATCTTTGACCTGATCAAATGATTGCTTGCGGGGTTCAGCTTTATGAATGGTTGATACCAAGCTAATTTCTTTGACCGCTTCAGAAAGCTTTTTGATGTCGATATAAAGCTCTTCGAAACCGCCTGACAGTTCATCTTCAGTTTTCCACACTGAACGGTCTGGTGTAGCTTCTTGATTGAAGAAGACGAAACCTTCTTCAGATAAAAGCTTACCATCAGCACCCAATAGAAAGGCTGAGATATCTAAGTCATACTTAGGGAAGACATTAGTAGGGGTGACCCATGACATCCTAACCTTTACTTTTGAAAGATAGTCAGATGCTTTAGTTAGATTGACTGTTTGTTTCTTTTCGAGCGAAATTACATTTTTACTTGTTGTCATTGTTTTTACCTATTTTTGAAAAAGACCAATCAGGTTCTGAAATTGCAGCTATTCCCGTTAGACGAAAATCATCACCAACAATACCATCAGTTGAAGTTGTTGCAACACCAATACTTGAATATGCTAACGGTATTTTTTGAGCCATATCTTCAAACAATTTACCATGAAAAGTATCAAGTGATTCAATATCGCATTTCAATTCATTTCCGTCCATTCTAAAGTTTTCACATTTGAATGCTGCTCTATCTAAATCAACTGAAGTCTTTGGCCAATATGGCATTCCAAGCTGGCCAAGCATTGGTTTATCTTTACACTCTTCAACTATCTTTTCAAGAACTGATTTTGGATAAATTCGCTGATTACTATTGACTTCATCAGCGATTAAGATTCTTCCTGTTAGTTTAACCATTAGTAACTATTCCGCCAATTGCAGATTTGTTGTGTTTGACTGAAGATAGAATTGAAGCACCAATAAACGCAGCACCTATCAAACCAGTGATTGTTTCAGGGATTTCGAATACAGTATTGATGAACATAATGACCGCCAATCCTAAGATTGCCCAGAAGGCACCGTGTTCCAAATAACGATACTGATCAACTGTACCTTTATCAACCATTAGCAATGTCAAGCTTCGGACAAACATAGCACCAATACCTAAACCAATCATAATGATAAAGATGTTGTTAGATAAAGCAAGAGCACCAAGAACACCATCAAATGAGAAGCTAGCATCTAACACTTCAAGATATAAGAAGCTTGCTAACCCAGATTTTGCAACTGCCATAGTTGCATCACCTTCTTCAACGCCAATGAATGCTTCAATACCATCAACCAAAATGTAAGTCACTAAGCCCCAAATACTTGCTATTAAGAATGACAATTCATCTTCAGAACCGTGTAAGTACCCAATGATTTTAGAAGTAAAGAATACTAAGACTAATGTCATTGCAGCTTGTACAGCTTCAATCTTTCCAAGAAAAGTCAGCTTTGATTCTACTTGACGTAACCAATGAACTTCTTTTTCATCGTCAATAAAGAACTTGAAGGCGACCATCATGAGGAATGTTCCACCAAAACCCATGACCGATGTATGCACTGATTCGAGAGCATGAGCATATTGTTCAGGTTCAGCTACTGCTAACAAGAAAGATGCTATTGGATTGATACCTAATGCAATCGATACAATGATAAGTGGGAAGAGCATTCGCATACCAAATACTGCAATAGCCATACCCCACGTAATGAAGCGATGTCGCCATACTGCATCCATATCCTTAAGCACCTGAGCATTGACAACCGCGTTATCAAAACTCAAACTTACTTCAAGAACTGATAGAACTGTAGCAATCCAAAGAGCTTGAACGCCACCAATCCAAAAAGCCAGACCTAAACCGATTCCAGCAACCCAAAACGAACTCGTAAAATATTTCAACATCAGATTTTCCTCTTTTATTTGTAAAAATTAAATTGGTAATAGCGTATAAAGTAAAGCTAAAATAACAATCATCGAAATAACTGTCACCATCAAACCAAAAGTAGTTATCAACACCATCCACGCTAATACTGAAATAGCAAGAATGAAAGCAAACTTCGCCTTCATCAAAACTCCAGCTGTTATTCCAACAATAATACTCAACAAACTACCGATAAGCGGGTCGAGTGAAAATGCCAGAATAAAAGCTGATAGCGAAGATAGACCTAGTTCAAAACGTCTATCTGAATTAGTCATAAATTATTTTTTGAATTTTTGAAACCATGTTGCAAGTTCTTCATTCAACATCGCTTCAAATAAATCGTCATCATCAATAGCACTGATGTCATTGACTGGAACAAAACCAGCATTGGGATATTTGTCGCCGAGTTGTTCGATGAACCTAAAGTTTGCACTACCAATACCCATCAACAACCAATAGATGTTTTCAGATTGTGAATCTTTGATGACTTTTTCAGCTTCACGAGCATCATCATTTTCGCCATCAGTAATGAAGATAGCCAGAGTAGGATCAGCAGGTTTAGCACCAAAGCCGAACAAACCTTTCTTACCTTTAGAAGAATTGACGATTGCTTCAAAGGCCGGTGCATAAGAAGTACCACCCCAACCCATCTTGTCTTCGATTTCTTTTTTGACATAGTTTTCCATCAAAGGAAGTGTCACCGCTTTGACAGCTTGAGTTTTGTTGTGGAATGCAAATACATCAACAGTTCCGTCTTGGTCAACTTTGAGTGAAATCGCAAGAACTCGTTCAACCACATCTTGTACCGTGCCATCGTTATACAAGTTTTGCATTGAACCAGATTTGTCAATGCAAAGTTTGACTTGACACGGAATGTTGTTCATCTTGCGTTTTTCAAGAACAATGCCGACAGATGCAACACGTTTGTTTATATCAATAGCCATATGTTTATACCTTATGTTTATAAAATTACTGCATTGAGGTTGAATACAACCTAACTTCTTCCCATACCAATTATGCTTGATAGAACTTCCACATATTTGGCAAGTATCAATACACCCTTCTCGTAAGATACGACAAGGTGGTGGTTCTGGTGGAGCAAGAACAACTTCTGAAAATTGTGATTCCAATTTGACAAATTGTCGAACAATTTGTTTGAATGCATCTCGTTCTGATTGAGGACGATTCTTCCAATCGCCATAACCTTTGCGTGCTGCATCAAAATCCCAAAATGACTGTTCAAGCATGTCTTCTATTTTAGTATGATTTTGCATTTATGAGTTTTTAGATATGTTAGAACTTCATCGTATTGTTCCTTGGGAACATCTATCACCAGTGTTTGATTTGTTTGTTGTTGTAACCATTTCTTGATAAACGGTTGATATGATTTGAACTGCCATGCTTTTGCTTTATCTGATGCATTATCATCACAGTTCAAAAAGCCATCTTCAATAGTTATGATTGCACTATCGCTAAGATCCTCTTCATCAATTTCTCTAACAGGTTCATCATCAACCGAAAGAATGTCTTCTTCAACCCATAAACCTTCTGGCCAAAAGACATTGTCCTTCATGAATTCTTTGTATTGCTTACCTGATAGTTTGACTTTCATATGTCTATTATACTACAAAAGATGGCAAAAGTAAATGGTTAGTTTTGTGAAGACGGTAACACTTTCCCACGTGCATCCGATACAGATGTTTGACCTGATGCAATAGACGCATACAGTCGTTTCATTTCATCCATACGGTCAGAACTTTCGATACGTTGCTTACGGCCAGCTGCATTGATGTTAGAGACTTCTTCTAGTGTAGCAAGTAAGTTCTCATGAACCTGTTCTGCAGTCTGCATATCGACAATGCCACGTTGATTCAATCGAGTAGTTTCGATTGCATTCTGCTTGTTAGCAGTCGAGTTCGCAGAAATCATAGCATTGTTTGCATCATCAACAGCAGATGCAAGCTTTGCCGCACGATTGAGTTCTTGCCCGTCGATAAACATCCTAATCTGCTTCTTCCAAAGTGGGATAGTCATTGTCTTGATGGTATCAAACTTTTCAAGCAACGTAACCGCATTGTCTTCCATTTGAGCCAGATTAGGAGCATCTTGCAAGCACATCAATTGAAAGCTTTTCATGTTAGCAATCTTCTTGTCTAACCTGTCAAGATTACTACCCATACGTTGTAAAGTTTGAGCTTGAAGAGCATCAGTCACTTGAGCTTGCAACTTGTCATATTCAGCGACTTTGATATTGTATGCTTCAGTAGCATCCTTTATCAATTGGTCCAGGTTCTTGTAGTCTTGCAAGTTTGATTGATACATCGTCTGCAAACCTTTGACTTTGTCAATGATACGACGGTTTGCTTGATCGACTTCACCAATCACTCGGTCCATTTGGGTCGATACATTGTTGAATTCAGATAACAATTGCTCTTTAGTATCAACGAAGTTTTCTTTGACTTTTGCAACTAAACCAGTCAGCCAACCGCCGGCACCATCTTTTGAATGGTCACCAGCTTTTGGAAGATGTAAAGATTTGGCCATTGTCAAAATGCTTCGCATTTGGGTTTCGACAAAATCAACATCAGCATCTTTGACTTCTTTGAGCATTTCGTCAGACTTAGAAGAAATAGTCGCCATGACATCTTTACCAAAATCCAAGATACCTGTTGAACTGTCAAACGTTGAAAGCAAATTGACTACTCGATGTGATGAAGCACCCGTTTCTGCAATTGCTTTTGGAGACACTGGATTGAATGCTTGTTGCACATTAGATATTGGCACCGTTGGTGCTGTCACTGGAGCAAATGTCTTGACTACAGGAGTTGTTGGTGTTTGTGGTTTATTGATTACGAACTGATTATCTTTCATCTGTTGTTGAACAAAATCTGACGTTGCTTGTTTAGGGGTAAAAGGAGAAGCGGCCATCGTGTTAGTCTTCCTGTTGAAGTAAGTGAAGTAATTATACTACAGTTTCATCTGTTTGTAAATGTGTTTTGAGATAGAACTTTCTTGCATTATAGACTGCAAGTTCTAAAACTCCAGTGGTTGGATTGGTCGTAATGGCATGAACCTCCCATTCTTTTGGAATGCTAACCTGAGTAGCATAACCATTTTCAGAACAGTACTGGAAAAGATGTCGTCTAAGAGCACCTTGAGAAGACCAGGTCTTACCTTTCTTACCCCAATGACATGGAGATAATGATTGACAATAAGTTCCGCCTTTAGAATAGAGTCGAATGCCAGGATGAAAGACTTTGTAAGTTTCAATAGTAATCATTTTACGAAAACTCCGTAGAAGAAAAAGACCAACCTTCATCATCTTTCCATTCATGCTCAGATGAAATATGTTCTGGGTGGTGAATGACACAATAATCATAATGATTGAATGGAGTTACCATATCATTAGTGAACATATGACGGTAAGGAACTTTTGTGTTTTCAACTTTTTCAATGAAAGTATCAGCATCAAATAGATTGCCATATTCATCATACACAAAACCAATGTTCATAATGTGTTCTTTCCATTGAGCCCAGCTTCCGATTTCTTTCCCGAACTTAGAACTTTTTGACCAACCTCTAAAACCGAATTCCCAACCCGCTGAGTTTTTGCCAATATGAAACCGATGTTTAGCAGAAGAGGTTTTGAACCTTGGACTATCATCAACGTAGTAGTTTGTGCCCATGACACTTTACCTCCCTTCAACTTTTGATTTATTCTACCACACTTTCATGGTCGTGTAAATGGTCAGAATGTGAAGCGGTTCGCATTTTGACATTGTAACTAATGCGGTCTTTAGCGTTGGCAACAGTTGTTAGATAGTCATCAATCTGTTCTTCGCCATGGAATTCGAAAGAAGTCTCGACTTGGATGTAACCTTTGAACACAATGTCCATTATCCAGCTTAGTCTTTGACGCTTATCTTTGTACCAATAGACAAAGTGTTCCCAAAAGCCTTTGCAATGGAAGTTGTCTTTATATGGAGTGAATGCTTTAGCATAGATGATAAGGTCAATGATATCAAGGTCATCATCGTAGTCAATCATCAGTGTATGAATATGGTCATCGTCAAGACATGAGCAATGAGCCTTTAGAAAAGCAGCATTGCTGTATTCGTTCATTCGACAAATGTTCTTAGAACCAATTTTGCTCATTTTACACGTACCTTTCTGGAAATAGAAGTTCTTTCAAATCGTCGCGAAGCTTCTTCTTACCTTGCTCCATTCCAGCTTGTCGTACTTCGGCCATCATCAATTTTACGATGTCAGGAATATCAAGCTGTCTAAACCTCCACAAGAGTTGCCAACAATCAAAGTCAGATGATACTCGAAGTTCTCCTTGTATCATGACATTGTATTGTTCTGCATATCGTATTTCAAGAACTGATACATTTGGACCAGTTCGAAATCCAAAGACATCAGAAGAATAGCTTTGAGTCGCCCCAAAGCTATAGCTACCGTTTGGAATGAATTCTTGTAGAAGTTTTGTTTCAATCATTTGAATAAGGGTTCATTGTTCGTTCATAAAAAGAATTGCATGCATTACCTTTATAAGAAGTTCCAATAATCATATTATCAGAATTGACTTCTATAAAGATTTCGCATGGAAATCTTTTGTTATTATTTACTTGAATAGACAAGTTATTGGATTCAGTAGAATGTGGTGAATAAACATATACTGTATTCCCATTGATAGCTGTCATCTGTCGAACAGGATGAGATCTTATAATACTAATAGATTGCCCTGAAACCTGATTGAATGAATGCTTCAATTCTTCAGCACTACTACATCCAATCAATGCTAATAGATTTAGAATTAGTATCTTTTTCATTTTATTTGCCATCCTATTTCTATAGAGGTGTCAAGTTCCGTTCAAACATTAGTTTATCGTGTGCAAATCCGCAATGAGAAAAACTTACGCGGACTTTCTTATTAGTAAATCCAGTGACTGTTCCAACCTTGATTGCATCACCAAATGAATCACTAATACGAAATGAAACTTTATCGCCTTTTGAAAGTTTAGTATACATTTTTCACCTCATAAACCATGCCACGTTGTTTCCCTAACCATTTCCAATTATTACCATATCGTATGTCAATCAAGTCTTGTCTTGGAACTTCATACACTTCATAAGTCCATTGATTAGCTCTAATGACATTCAATTTTTTCACAACATAAACTTTAGCATCGGGCCATTCAGATGGTCTAAAATCTATCCAACTAAACTTTCTACCATCTTGGGTTTCATACCATAAATATGGTCCTTTATGATTAGGATGTTTTCGCCAATCAAGTCGAACTACTTTTGCCAAATGTTTTTGAGTACTCACATCATCACCTTTTTACTAGATTATGTATCTATTATACTTAGAAGTCTAACAAATGTAAATAGGTGATGACACAAATACTGTTATCAGGTTATCAGTTGTAATCAGTATGATTGCCTTTGCGAGTCATGTAAGCATCAGAACGAGTCTTCACTACTACACGACCAAGCACTGGGTCTCGACGTTCTACAACAGGTTTGATAACCACACCTTCACGAACATGCTTGACATTTGGCAATGCACTTTCAGGGTCATTAGCAAGCTTACGTGCTAACTCTCTAGAGTATGGACCACGATACACAAGAGGCACTCGAGTAATACCAGTCAAATTGCAAAAGTTATCAAGTACCTTATCGTCCAACCAGAAACCACGACCGCGATAGCCAATATAGACATCAAACACTCGGAACTCTGGAGCTTTTAGACCATAGTCAAAACCGGTTTGAACAGCACCACCAAAGACTTCGCCAACGACAGTGATACATTCAAAGTTTCCATCGGTACCCATTACTAATGCATAGTTAGTAATAGCTTCCCAGTATTGACGAGTACCATTCAAGTACAAATTACCAGCATTAGCTTCATTGTTCTTGAAGAACAGACCTTGAGCACTCAAGCCTTTAGAACCAACAGCAATAGCTCCAGCACCAACTTCAGTCCATTCATTGATGTTATGACGATTTAGACCATCGCCAACCACACAAGTCACAGAGCAGTTAGTACCGTGCAACTTGACAGTCATTTGAACTTCTTCGTCTTCAATCAGAACATGTGGATATTTAGCAAGGTCTTCAATGTCGTAATTGACACCTACATCCTGACCAGCATTGAACACTTCACCAGACATATGCACAGGGATTGGTGGCTCATACTTAGTGACACCTAAGATTTCGGCAACATCTTGGCCTTCTTCAACGATACAGACTTCGCCGTCTTCATCGCTAATAGCATATGCGTTATTAGTACCAGGAACATCATCCATTAGTACAACAGGAATGCAAATCCCGAGACTAAAAGCATCGCGAAGTTTGACAGCTTTGACACGGTCACCTTTCGAACCGGCCAGCAAGCCTTTGTCTTTTTCTTCGTTCCAAAATCCGTACTTCTTCAGTACCCATTCAGGGACGACAGAATTTTCACCGATGTATGCGACTAAATCGCCAGTCTTATAGAGACCTTTACGACATACAACTTGATTGCCTTCAGGGTCGCCAATGTGGCCGATTTCAAGAGCATCCGCATTTGGATGCTCAGAGATAAAGATTTTTTGTACAAGGACTTCAAAGTTACTCATTGTTATTTCTCCATAGTTACTTTCGTGATAGAACCAGCACCACGAAGTTTTTGATATTTTTCAGCAGCTTCTTTAGTCAGAAATGTTTTGGATTCGAAACAAGTTGGACTTGCTACTGGAACTACTACAATCCAAACATCTTGTTCTCTCCACAAATCAACAATATCATAGTTTTTATCATTACCGTGTGAAAGCAGTGTGCCTGAACTGCTATAACGAATTGTATTCAATCTGTCAATCTTATACACTCCAACAAAAACTTCATCATCAGTATAATCTTTATCAGATATGCATGCAACAATCTTCATCCTCATACCATTTCGCAACTTGTATTCTTCGTCGACTTTCAATAGAATTCCTTTGATTGTAGGTCCTAATGGCGAAGGAATAACGTTTTCAAACATAATGATGTCGTCTTCATATATCCGAATAGGTGTTGCACCACCGAGATTTAGAGTTTGATATGGACGTCCATATTTAGGTTTAGTTATTGCATACTTGGATGCACCGTTGTCATTACGATTTTTATACCAAAAACTTTTATCATCTTGGTCAATAAACAAAGTTCGATTGAGATTGTCTATAGAATAATGTTTATTGTCATGATCGTCTTCAATTTTGATAGATGTGATACATTTAGTAAATATTCCATTGCCAAGAAGATAACGTCTAACTGGTTTGTCTAAAGGCTTTTGATATATTGTAATAACTTTGCTCATTTGAACTTCTCCTACTTCGTAGCGTTTTCAGCTATTACCAAAACCAATGCCATAAAGACGCATAGCATTACACCCAATTCAATAACTCTAATAATGACTTCTGTAGGTGCCATAATACTATCTCCTTATTTCAGAAATTTTGCAACAACTGAAGCTTCTTGAACATTGAAGCCGCCATTTGGATTTTGCAATACTATATTTTGTTTTGCTCTTGGGCGAGCACCAACGATCACATATGTAAAAGCACCAATCGTCACGGTTTTACCTAAGTCAGTATGTTTCATACCGAATAACGAAGCATGTGATTTGAAGTCTTGAGCCCATTTCATTTGTTTACCAGACATAACACCATCGCTATCATCACCTTCAGCAACAGTTGCAGCAGTGATTTTAGCTGAAAATGAATCAGCTCTAAATGAGATGTTGCCAACACCTAAAGTGATACCATGTTTTTTGGCAACTTCAGCCAATGCAGCTTCAATATCACTACGTAAGGTTTTCAGGTTTTGTTTGTCGAATTCTTTGATTTGGTTAGTCATCGTAGGTTCCTCTCTCTCATCATTGTGTGGTTTGTTTGAATATGTGTCTATTATAAACTCTCTACTTTAGATGTAAATAGCCACTATGTCAATTTTTGTGAAGTACTTATCAGTTTTCTAATTTGAGAACAACACCTTCGTCACGAACTCCATACGATGCGTATTGAGCAAAGACTTGAGCACCATCAATCATTTCAATTCGATGACCTGGAATTCGTATCGCCAATTGAATATTCACAGTTTCCAAATCAACACCATTAGCTTCAATTTGTTCAATCAAGCGTTTGATTTGTTTTGCATTCACGAACATTGTCTTATCAGCTCGAACTTGGTCAAACTTTCTTGTTTGTCCATACACTGAAATCTCAATGTCATTCTTTGAATATAAATGAGGCTTGTTATCGTCTGGGTCATAGTGCGAAAAGATACCTTTAACATCAGGTTGTTCAACAAACATATCCCATGTTGAGCCAATGACTTTATCACCTTTTTCGAATACTTCTTTACCATCGTTGTCTTTATACATTTGCTTTCCCCATAGAAAGATTTCGTTCGTGATGACTTGGCCAAAAGTAATTGCACTTTCCAACACAGCATACAAGTTCTTTAGCGGGTTCTACCCATTGTTCATATTTTGCATAATGAACCGGGTCTTTTACAAACAGTCGAGCACGATGAGTCATAATCACTCGATTTCGTAATGTTTCATCAGACCACCACAAAGGAGGGTCTTGACACATATCCGGCGAGTCAATTAGATGGATATGCTTATTGACAGCGTCAGTGTTCTTTTCGACTTTGATGCCACGATAGATACATTCTTCTCTCATTCGTTTGATGTACAACCATAAGTAGTATTCATGTCCTTTCCACATCAACACAGCAGGATGATTTTGCCATGCAATCTTTTTACCATCTTCACGAGGTTTAGCAAAAAGAACGTCCATGATTTGACGAGCTTCTTTGAACTGACTATTGAGCCGACGTTTGTCAAGAACTTCAGCAGAACCGCTAAAAGTTGTTTCACTTAGAAATGTTTGCATATTATTGTAGCAAGAGCTAAACGTACAAGCGGGACCAATGCAAGAATTACAATTATCCAAATTGCCCATATGAGCATATGTGGAAAAAATTTATCAACCATAGTTATAGCTATTTGTGCGCTAATCATAAACATAACTGCATTCATCGTATTTCTCCTCTTTCATCAGAATATGGGTCTATTGTATCTAGACTTAGAAGCAATGTAAATGGTTAGAAGTGATAACTGGTTATCAGAATTGAACTTTGGTCCATACCGCTTACATAAGGATGCTTTATGGTCTCTATATGGACCACTTCCCGGCATCGCATTCAGAAGAACGGTATTTCGTTTTGAGGTCAAGAAAACACCCGCATAGGCCACATTGTCGAGTAAGCTTTGTCTTATGTTCGCATTCATTACAAACATCAAGGCGAAGTTTTTGTTCTTGTTTGGTTAGTTTATCTGCAGTGCCTTTTAGCTCGTCTTTGACGACATCAATAACGTTGTATGACATATAGAGAGTATTTCATGAAGAAGTGAGTGAATGGAGGGGATTTCTCCCCTCCATCTCTATGACACGATTAGCCTATTGCAATAAGCTTTGGTTCTGGTTCAAGTTTGACAGGTTTAGACACATCAACGATTAGTAATCCATTGATAAGTTGGACTGCCAGTTCTGAGCCTTCTGGGATAGTGATTTCATTACGAAAATCACGTAAGCCAATTCCACGATGCAAGTAGTAAGCAGGGTCAAGTTCAGTTTTATTGACTTTCTTGCCTTCTACGACAAGCAACGATTCACGTTCAACACTAACTGTCAAATCTTCTCGTGCAAAACCAGCAACTGCGTATTCAATACGGAAATGATTTTCATCTAATCGAATGATGTTGCGTGGTGGGAAGTTTGGAGTGGTGTTGATAGATTTGTTCAAAACCTTTTCAAATGTATCAAAGATGTCATCAAATCCAACAAGGTATTGTGACAACTGTTTTGAAAAGTTTGTAGGGATGCCACGAATAGGCGCATTGATGTTACTCATAATTCTCTCTCCTTATAATAAGCGTTTGAGATATTTCTAAAAATTCGCTTCTACTACAATAGTCAGAAGCTAAGTGATTGACAGAATAAAGAACCCTTGTTCAATGTTCTATCAAATCTATTTATAGAAAATTTCTGGGTCAATAAAGGGGAGAATGTCAGATAAGTCCATCACTTTTTCTTGGTGCATATATATCAGAACATTCATAAAGAATTGACATTCTTCATCGTTAGTCATATCACAGTAAAATTTGACGCCAATATTTGCATATTGAGCAAGATAGTGGTTCAATAGAACTAATCGTTGAACCGCAAACACTGCATATGCTGCTCTATCTTCAGAAGCATTTTGAAAGATTTCGTCAAAAGATGACATATGATTAGAGCTCGAATGTCCCAATTGAAACTTCATACTTTACTCTTGGGTTATCTTCAAGAAAACGTGGAATTACATCTGAATCAATCACACTTGAAGTATAGACTTTTTTAGATTCTAATCCTAACCATGCATAAGTATAGACTCTATATCTTCGTTTTGGTTCAACAATATCATAATGACTATTACCGCCATGAGATAAAGTTTTTCCATTGATATCACATCTATACGCAACATTTGTGGGTTCTCCATCATTTCGTTTTATCAGGCCAATAAACATTGGTTCTGTAGCAAAATCGCTTTTATCTTCAAAAGCAATTAGTTTGACACGACCGTTATTAGCAGTTTGATATTCTTTACCGACTTCTAATGAAAATGACAATTTACCTGCCTTCAGTTCAACAGAAGTCTGTGCTTGGATTTGTTCTAAATCCAAATAAGTAGTATGAATAAATCTCGACATTCCTTGGTCAAGGATTCTTTTAGTTTCCGACGTAGTATCTTTTTCTAATTGCTTAGGAAAGATAACATATTTTAGGCTGTTTACTGTAATTTCAACTCTACCATCAGATGATTTTTTATCATATACAAAAATATGCGAATCATTCGCAAATGAAAAACCTATCATATCCATATTCTTACTCAAGAATATGTCGCGGCGAGTACTATAAACATTTGCCTGACCAATTTGAATTATCTTATATGGCCAATGCTCTCGATAATCATCATTGAGTCTAGTCAAAATATTTGGAACCGCAATTAATGCTGGTCTATAGATTTTACCTTTTATTGCACCCATTTTATTTTCCTCGTCTTTTTGATTTACGTTCAACAGTATCATCGATACTTATGTAGAAGTCTAACGGCTTTTTCTTTACCCATTCAACAAATCGCTGCATCTTTTCATCTGAAAGAAGTCGTTCAATTGTATGATAGTACTTTTGAAGTTCTCTTTCAGAAAAAGTAGCATGTATCATTCGATGACACACTTTATGAAGTGTTATTGTTTCTTTACCTTTGAAAGTCTTGGGAATTAGATGATGTTCATCTACCATCACATCCCCAAGAAGTCTTCCGCAAATTGAACAAACTTCATCGTCATGGCTTGACATGATTATCCATTCAATTGGGTTGTCAATATGAAACCTGATGTTTGTTCCAACCAAGTATCAGCAAGTTCTTTAGAAGCTCGTATTGGTGCAACAAGCAATTGGTTCACATACACACTCACTTCTTCAGTTTCAGGAGCTAACATTATCCATTCCATCAGTGCTTTACCAGGTTGCCCAGTTGATGGGTCACGAACAAGTGCCAATCGTAACGGACGTCTAAGTGTTATAACATCTTGCGGACCATTGATATGTTGGCCAACAACTTCATCACCATTCGCTAACTTTAGAACTAAGACTGTTTTTTGACTCATAAAAATCCTCTATGTAAATTGATTGAAGTAATTATACTCTATGTATGTAGCAATGTAAATGGTGTTTTGACATGTAGATATTTAGACAAACCAGAAGTTTGTCTTTTTCTAAGTAGTTGATTTTATTACTGTTTTTATTTATCATTATCTTCGTAACTTATTGATTTATATACTGTTTTTCAAATGCATCATTTTCCATGACTAATCACTCGGCAATTTTTGAAGAAAAATGATGATTTCTTCAAAAACTTATAAAATTAATTGAACAATGTTTTTCTTATGTGGAGGAAATACTAAAATATGTCATTTTTATGACATTTATGTGGAAGAAAAAACTGACAGACTAAGGGTATTATATATATGCAGATTTCTCTCCCATGTAGATGATAGTCTTCTTTTATGTAGTTCATAAATATTTTATTATTACACACTTTACATAATCATATGAACACTTTATTAAATCAACAACCTCCTGATGTACTTGACATTACACAAGAGAAGAAGTCAATCATTCCTCGCGAACAGTGGCCTGAGTTATCAATAGATGACTTGATTGCACAAAAGAACATCTTATATGATAGATGGGAATTCCTTCATAGTAAGGGGAACATTGGAGCAAAACAGTTTGTTGAGGCTATCGAGAAACTTGATGAATTGATTCAATCTAAATTAGTTCCAAATGAGATTTCATATTTCTAAATTAGTTATAGTATAAATAGCATTACTATTATAAGTAATGTTCAATGTGGAGAACTAATACAAGTGGGAACTTCTTTCAAACAATATCTTCATGAAAAGCAAGATTATGCTAAAATTAAAACACATCTTGAATATCATGATACATTGAACCCAAAGTTATGGGAACAGAATAAACTTAATGAACGAGTTGCAGAAGCACTTGAAAGAATTGCTCAAGAGTTTATCGAATTCTTGTCAATCCCATCAAGTTCAGTATCAGATATCATTATCACTGGTTCGAATTGTTCTTTCAACTATTCAAAACTTTCAGACATTGATTTGCATTTGATAGTCAATGAAAAGAAAGCATGTCCAGATTGTCCTGGAAGTTTCATAGAAGATTGCTTCAAAGCTAAGAAGAACTTGTGGAATAAAGATCATGATATCAAAATTCATGGTTATCCAGTAGAACTATACGCACAACCTGAAGGCGATAAACTTGTTGCTGCTGGCATTTACAGTGTTAGAAAGAAAAAGTGGATAAAGCAACCATCGTTTGGTAATCCGGTTCCACCGACATATGATGATACTTCAGTAAAGTCTAAAGCGGGTGAAATCATGGACCAAATTACTTCATTGATAGATGATAAAGTAACTGACCGTGATAGTGTGCAGATACTAAAAGACCGCATCAAACGATTACGTCAGAGCGGTCTTGAGAAAAACTCGGGCGAGTTTAGTGTTGAAAATCTTGCATGGAAAACTATTCGTAATAATGGATTTCTTGATAAGTTAGACAACTATGTCAAAAATCTAGATGACGCCAGCTTATCAGTAGAAAATTAAAGAGTTAACACTTCCCAATCATTTTTCAAATGATGACGGGCATAGAACTCTAAGTAGTTAGGTTCTTTGCCTTCATAAGCTTTCATAAGTAATCCAAAGCCAGGTAGTTCTTTGAACTTCATAGCAAACTCTTTACGTTCAAGATGACGTTCATTTCGAACAATCGTTTCTACAAAGTCAGCCATTTCAGAAACTTGACGAGTGATTTCATGTTCGATATGTTCAATCTTTTCAAGCAAATCAGGTTCGCCCATTTCTACAATGTGAGACTTCAAATCGTCAATACCTTCAGCAACAACCAGCTCTGCTACATTGCGATAAGTTAGTGCAGTCATTGCATGATGACGGTCAAGATACCATTTAGACTTTGCTTTGACCATGTCTCCATTTTCAAACTGATACACATAGCCTTCAATACCTTCAACAGATTCAAGATAAGCTTTGTCTTCAGCCCAAGTCCAATTTGTTGGAGAGTATTCACTGACTAAGTCAATTTGAAACTCTTCAGCTAAAGTCATCAAGCTCATTTTGTCTAAGTATCGACCAGTAGTATTTTCACGAACATGTAACAAAGTCAATTTGCTAGTAGGATACTTCATGACAATACGAGCATAAGGAGAAGTCAATTCAAATGTTGGCGTAAAGCCATTTGATAACATTTCCCAGCTAAATCTTCTGTCGTTTAGTGATGCAAATTGTTCAGCTTGGACTGCTCGCTCAGAAGTAAATGACTTCTTGGATTTGAACTTCATCGCGCCATTCACGATAACAGGATTGATGACAGAACCATCACGTTTGTCCATTTTGCGAACTGTAGCATTCCAAGGCAATACTTGATGATGAGTGTCAGGACGTTCGCCAACATTGAAGAACTTGTGAATTGGACGAGCAATCAATTTGCCTCGTGCATCAAAAACGATACCACGGCATTCACGAGCCCAAGGACCAGCATCGCCAGAATAAGTATCACTGTCAGAAATCATAGCACAAACAACAGTAGTGCCATTTTCTTGTAATGCAAAGCGGATTTCAGGTAAGTGTTCTACTTTTTCTCGTAGTTCATCAATGTGAGTGATAATTGGAAAGTGCATCATCGTCATGGCAAAGGCCTATCTCTATAATCGGGTTGGTGGTGTGGAAATGGTTCATCATCTGGGTTTTCATAGTTTGCTACGATTTCTTCAGATGGTCCATAACCGTTTTCTCGTGCCCATTGACGAGCACGAAGGATTTTGATTGCTAGTTCTTTTTGTTTATGGTTTGAACGGGAAAAGGTTCGTCCTACTTGAACACTATCACCAGTCTTTTCATTGGTGACTACTGTTCCTTCAAATCTAAACCCAAACCCTGAAGCTACCATTATCTAAAAACCAAATAGTCTTCATCAAGTTCAACTTGTTCTGGATAGGTTTCAAGGTCTTCACCTTGACCTAAACCATCATAAGTAGTTGAACGAGTCATAACTTCAAATTCACGAAGATTGACACCTGCATTAGCAGCGGCAAGTAGGAAGTTCAATAGGTGTTGTGCGTTCATCTTCATTCACTCTACATTTGTTTGAACATGTGTCTATTATACAACATCAATGTCAGATGTAAACGGTTATTTTTGTGAAGTGGGTATCAGATTTGACTATTCGTCACACATTTCATTCAACTTTGTCTTGAAGGCTTGATAAGCTTCTTGTCTTTGCAATCGACCTTTATTGTTTGAATAGTCACGTGAAAAAGGTTCATCTTCTTTCGAGAACTCATAAGTTCTAAATGACATAAGGTGTTTTAGTTTTTCTAAATCTTCTTCAGAATATGAACGTTGTAAGAGTGATGATTGATTAGACATATTAGTTGAATACGCTGTAAATTGAAATGCCTAAGCTGATTGAAGCCAGAATGACTGAAGCATATGCAAGAACAACCGCTATTCTGGCTTTACGTTTGACGTATTCTTGGTTAGAAAATGTTGTAGCAGCTACATTTTCAAGTGCTTCAAATTGTTCTTTAGATATTGCGTTATCGCTATAACTTCTCATATATGGTATTATCTCTCTACTATTTTAGTTTTTGAAAGTTTGAACAGTGACGAAGTTTGCTCCTTCACTATTTTGATTGGTTTGTCTATTGTAACACTTTGTTTGACTTTTGGTTTAGTTTCATTCAATTTAGCTTCGGCTACATTCACTAAAGTCTCTAAGTCAATTGATGGTGCTGGTGCTTTACGTTCTTGACGAACAGGCTTAGTAAATTGGATTTGCTTTTTAGGAGTAGGTGTAGCTTTTTCCTCAATAACTTTTTCCTCTTTATCTAATTGAATAAGGTCTTCAAACGAAAAGATTGAACTAGGCGGCTTAGGTTGTTCAACATAACGTTGAGCAGCTTGACGTAATTCATCTTGAGTAATGAAGTTTGATGTATCAGTTCTAATAGCATTATCAGAAGGAGGAGTATCAGACGTCACTTCAACTGATGGTGAATTCAAATCAATCGTTTGCGAATATGGAGTAATCACTTTACCATTCAGTACAACTTCAATTGATAGCTTTGCAGAAGTCTTACCACTAAACAGACTTGTCAAAATGGGAATAGAAGTTTCATATTCATTCGAACCACTATTCAATGTAGCGATACTGCAAAGTCTAATGGATTCACAGCAAGATAAGAATACTCGCACTTCACTTGGAGTTGCTGATGTTCCAGCAATGCTTAGACCAAATGAGACTTTGAAATCTTCACCAAGTTCTATGTTATTAGAGGCGACATTCATTCTTTACGTTCCCTTCTTAGTTTTAGATTGTTTAGTTTGATATTAGGTATTGTTTGTTCAAATTGTAGATTAGTCAATGCAATCATTGGTACAACATTATTAGCTGGATTATTCTCAATAGTTTGGCTAAAAGTTTGTCCATTCATTGTAACCGAAACGGAAATGTTGAATCCTTCTAAGTTCTGAAGAGTATCTTCTTGTTCTTCATCATCATCATCAGGTCTTCCAAACCAGTTTTGATAACGATAATGCTGAACATTCCCACCGCCAGTAACAGGTTGCGGTGGAATTGGGTTACCAAATCTTCTCCTGCAAGCCAGGCCATTGATTGTGAAAGCATTGATTGAACAAGAATTGATAGACATTTATTATGGCTTATAAGTTCTTTCGCGATAAACAGTAATAAAGAATGCGGCTGCCCATGTGCTATCTGAAACGTTCACGCATTCCAATCGTAAGAAGTATCCATGAGGAAGTTTGAATGTATCTTCGGATGCTAAACGAACTGGATGACCATTGGTTCCAAGCACTGGCATTCTATTAATGAACCGGTGGATTATCGATTCATTGACAGACATCTTATACCCACCTGTCTTAGTAAAATTAGGACGTAACCCATTAGTTTCATCATAATCCCAATCGCCATCTTTGCTAAAAGTTCTCGGAAGCAAATAAGGTGCTGATGCAAACCCATGCGTTCCAGTTCCAGGTCCTCCAGTCGAATATGTAATGTAACCGTCTTCGTCAATGACTAAATCTAAATCTTGAACTTGTTGTAAATGACAACCTTCTGCACAAATCAAAGCATTGACATAATCACCAATTTTTGCATCTTGCCACATTGCATATCCTTCATGAACATAAGTATCTCCGAAATTACTATCAAACAATAAATCTACATGAGAACGCGGAGTACCTGGAGTGTTTTGAATAGCGGCTATAGGACCTTGTCCAAGTAATCCATTTTGCTCATCATCTCCAGCTCCTATCCATTGGCTGTAAAACATCTTGCCATCAATAACGGGTTTAGCTGATGAATGCACCCAAACTTTGTTACCAACTTCTGACATTGGAAATCCACCATTGCCAAGTATCCATTTCCAACCTTCAGTCGGATTAAGGTCTTTGATACCATCATTGACAATAATATCAAAACAGCCTATCATATCAAAGAGCTCAGTATCTTCTTTGTAATACGATTGTATTGATGGAGTGACATCAAGTTCTTCACCCACTTGTAAATCCTTACCAGCAAAAGATAAGATACGTTGTGTATTGTTTTTGAGTTTGATAATTTGTGTTGCCATGTTCTTAATTGTTTCCTAAAGGTTTAGTCTATTTATGAACTCATATTACCAGTCCAAGTTTCAGTTACATCTTCTTGAGTATCTGAAGTAATCATAAAGTGTAATACTGCAAAGCACGCAGATGGATTAGTTTGACCTGCAACACTTCGTAAGTAGATACCAACATGGTCGCCAGCGGCAAAAGTGATAGGTGAAGTAAATGTTGTCTTTCTTGCTGCTCTTGCATTACGAAGTGGAACAGTAAGTTGTAATGTTGAAGTTTGATTTCCAGCATTCCATGCAACTTTACGAAGCTCAATATCACAACCTGAGTTTGCGACAGTATTAGAGAAAGTAAGTCCAACTAATTGACAATCCCATGGCATAATATGCGGTGTTGCATTTGAAGGAACGATAACGTCGTCGCACCCAAGCCAAATGTTAGTACCTGCATTAGCTTGACTTCCAAAGTCTAACGTAAAGGTTTTTCCGACTGGCGAAAGAACCGTCAAGAATGCATTTTCCCAATTAGATGTCACTGAATTATAGACAAGTAATTGACCATGTTGTGGTGAAGTAATAGTTACATCAGAAAGAGCATCAACATTAGCATTCACGTTGATTTGACCAACACCTGAACCAGCATTAGTTGCACTTACCAATGGACCAGTAAAGTTCAATTGAGTAAATGGACCACCTGATACAATCACACCTTCATCTTGAAGATTGATAGAACTTCCTGAACCCGCAGGACCCATTGGGCCAGAAACACCTTGAGGACCTTGAGGACCAACTTCACCTTGAATACCTTGAATACCTTGCGGACCAACAGGGCCAGTAGCACCTGAAAGACGGGTCACTGTTAGACAAGCTCCAATTGCAAGAGTGTCTGTTCCAGTTGAAGTTCTTACTTGAACCGTGATAAAGTCACCTGATACTAAGTCAGCCGCAAACACATTCTCTAAAGAACCTGTTGTATTTGATGCAAAAGTAAATGCTGAGGTAGAACCATTTAGAACAGTGGTTCCATTCTTCAACATTTGAACACTGATAGTACGTGTAGCATTTCTTGAAACTATTGGAATGCTATAACCAAGTTCATAAAGACCAGTTTGTCCAACTGTGACTGGAGCTCCTGATGCCCATACGATAACTGATGCGTTATTCTCAATATGTTGAGTTTGCCAAGTAACGTTTGCAAAAGTAGTGGTAATCGAGCTTGTGGCAGTGTTAGCAACTTGACAGACTGCTTGGTCAGCAGATGTCATTGTACTTGCAATCGTTAGAGTTTCGTTAGCTCCTGAGTTATTGACTGTTAGCGAAATGCCAGAACCGGCTACTACTTTAGATGCAAGATAGTCTGAAGTAGTATCATTTGCAGTAATCTTCGTAAATCTATCAGTCGTAATCACCGGTTGATAAGATAGCCCTGTCACTGAGGTATCGTCAGACATCAAGAAGTAGCCATTAGTTCCAACAGGCTGTCTAACATTGTTCGCACCAGTATGGGCAAGTATATCACCTTTAGTTGTGAGTGGAGACAATGCATTGAAACCGGCAAGAGCAGTCGTTTGACCAGTACCACCTTTGATAATTGGCACGACATTCAATGTCAATGGAATGGAAGTAGTTCCTGAACCAGTTGCATCACCTGTAATCGTAATCGTTTGATTAGCAGTCAAGTAGTTTTGATTGACCGCATTAGTCACAATACCCTTAGCATTGACAGTGATACCATTGTAAGTACCAGCCACAACACCAGAGTTTGCAAGAGTTGCCGTAATAGCAGTCGTTCCAGAACCAGATACATCACCCGATAAAGTGATGTTTTGATTGCTTGTCAAATAAGCTACATTAGAACCAGCCCAAGCTAATCCTCTCGCATCAACCGTAATGTTATTGTAAGTTCCAGCAACAATACCAGAGTTTATGAGGTCAATATTATCGGCATTGACTTGAATAGGACTTCCACCTGCTGCATTTACGTTAAGAGTATTCCCAGTCTTAGTTAGGCCATTACCTGCAATCAATTGAGCAAGTCCATTGAACTGAGTAAATGTAAGAGATGTAGTTCCAACCGTGATAGGATTAGATGTAGATAGCACCCAACCAGACCCAGCATTGTTAGTTCCTTGTTCAACGTATGTGTAAAGACCTGATGTCACTTCTGCATTGCTATCTGCATCTGTAGAACGTGTCCAAGCACCAGAAGCAATCACATAGATGCCATTTTGAGAAGCTGTCGTTTGGTCTTTCACTAAGATGCGGTCACCAATAACTGAGACTATGCCATCAATCGTTTGAAGTCCTGAAAGAGTTAGGTTTCCAGTTGAAGCTATTCGTACAGAGTTCTTGAAATCAAGTCCTGTGACTACATTATCAACATACTGCTTAGTTGCCGCATGAAGCGGTAATGTTGGGTCACCTGATAAAGTAATAGCACCAGTCATACTATCACCAGCTTTATTGACTGGAGTATAGCCTAAAGCTGTCGTAATGTCAGAAGAAGTCACCGAGCTTGTGGCAGATACACGACCTTTAGTATCGGTTGTGATTTTGACAAAGCTATTCGAAACTGGAGTTCCAATCGTCGCAAGTGTCAATGTTGTATTGCCTGCAGATGAATTGACATCACCTGAAAGAGCTGGAAGTATTAGGTCCCAAGATGAACCATTGTCACGATAAAGTCCAGCAGTATCAGTCGTCACATAGAAACGATTTGCTGTTCCTGCTGACGGTCTTGATACTAAAGTTCCAGATGCAAGAGATGTAGCACCACCAGCATTGATAACTTGAAGAGCATTTTGAACACTTCCAAGTCCAACATTAGATGATGTTAGTGTTACTGTTCCAGTCATACCTGCAACTGAAGTCACTGGGAAAGCAATCGAAGTATTAGTAACCGCAGTCACCAAACCTTTAGCATTCACTGTCAATTGAGGAACAGCTGTTGAGCTTCCGAAAGAACCAACATTTCCATTGACAGTATTAAGAGTGAATGGAATTGAAGTAGTTCCTGAACCATTACCATCACCAGTGATAGTGATACTTTGATTTCCAGTAAGATATGCAACATTAGAACCAGAAGATACACGGCCATACACATCAACTGTTACGTTGTTGTAAGTTCCTGCAGTTCCAAAGAAAGGCAAATCAACTGTTGGGTTTCCACTAATGCCATCAGCAAATACAACGTCAAGAGTGTTGGAATGAAGTATGCGGGAATCTACTACGTTTCCTGGAAGATTGACAATAAGTCCAAACACTGCATTTGTCGCTAAGCTTGTTAGTCTTGGGCTAAGTGGTTGTGCATCCGTGATACCATAACCAGCAAGAGTTGTTGGTTTGCCAGTCGTAATCTTAGACCAATCAAGTGATGGAATGTCAGATGCAATCAGCGAAGTTCCACCAGTTACTAAACCCTTAGCATTGTAAGTCACTTTTGGAGATGTTCCTGCAGTTACCACATTTGCAAGTGTCACTGGGATTGAAGTCGTTCCTGAACCTGTTGCATCACCTGTCAAACTGATTGATTGATTACCTGTTAGATATGCAGTATTTGCTCCAACTGTTGCACGTCCATAAGCATCAACAGTAATCGTATTGTACGTTCCGGCAGTTACACCTGACGTTGCAAGGTCGATAGTATCAGTTCCAACAACAATGCGAGTGCTTGAACCGGTTCCAACGTTCAGAGTATTGCCTGTCTTAGAAAGACCATTTCCTGCCGTGATTTGACCTAAACCATTGAACTGAGTAAAGACAAGACCTGTTGTTCCAAGAGTGATAGTTCCAGTTGTAGTTAGTGTCCAACCAGAAGAAGCTTGAGTTGAACCTTGATCAACATAGCAATACATTCCTGTTGTTACTTCAGCACCATTACCAGAATTGTCCGCATCAGTTGCACGAGACCAAGCTCCAGTTGCAACGACATAGATGCCATTTTGCGAAGTAGTTGTCTGATTTTTGACAAGCACTCTATCCCCAGCTACAAGAGCAATTCCGTCAATTGTTTGAGCACCTGATAAAGTGATGTTAGCAGTCGTCGCAGCTTTTACTGAGGTCTTGAAGTCAAGACCAGTGATTGCATTATCAACATATTGCTTAGTCGTAGCATGAAGTGGATTTGTTGGGTCACCTGAAAGTGTCAATAAGCCAGTCATGCTATCACCAGCATTATTCACTGGAGTATAGCCTAAAGAGGTTATGATGTCAGAAGAAGTAACTGATGACGTAGCTGATACACGGCCAAAGTTGTCAGTTGTGATTTTGACAAAGCTATTCGAAACTGGGAGACCTATTGCAGCCAAATCAATTGAAGCATTACCAGCAGTTCCTGATGGATTGACAATGTCTAAGGTTGAAGTAGTAAGAGAACGAGTAACAATAGTTCCTGGAGCAGTTCTTGTTAGAAAGCCTAAGGTTGAACTTCCACTAATTGATGTTAGATTAGCATTCAGTGGTTGAGCATCAACTATTCCATATCCAGCAAGTGTAGTAGGATTAGTTCCTGAAGTAGCACGTCCTTTGCTATCAATTACTAAGCGAGTATAAGAACCTGCTGCGATACCAGTATTTGCTAAGTCTAATTGAAGTTGTTCATTACCACTTGCATTTAGCAATGCTACTTGCAAGTTAGATGCTGGAACTATCTTATCTTGAAGATATCCTGGAGTACTATCGGCTGAACTAATTGCTGATAGTCTATCAATGATTGAAAGTGTTGTCCAATCAGCGTTATTAGGACCAGTCTTTAGAAAGATATGACCTGTAGTACGTAAGAACAACGAACCTTTTGGTGCTTCTTCCTGTGTAACTGACGGGTCTTGGTCTCCACCGAAAATAAGCAATTGGTCATTTATGCTTAGGTCAGAAACAGTGAATGAATTGTCAATGATAGTCATGCTTGCCTGTTGATTGTGTATGATATGCCATAAGCTATTTATGGTCATAACACCAATACTAAGAAGGAGGATACACCATTTCTGATGCTCCTCCTTCTAGTTTATTGTACTACTACTAAGAAATTAGATGCTTGACACTCTACGAGCAGTTACATTGACAGCTGCAGTAGAAGCAACTGAAAGTTGTAAGTTAGCACCTGAAAGAGCAACTGCAATTGAAAGACCTGGAATAGTTGAACCAAGTTTCAATGTAGCAAATTTGGTAAAGTCAGCAGTAAGACCATTGCTTGCACCAAATACTTCGTAAGCAGTAACGTTTGCAGAGTTAGCAGCATCAGTTACTTTGACAATCCATTTAGCAACAGTAGCAGCTACAGTATCAACAGCAGTTGAAGTAGTTACGTTAGTAACAGTGCTTTCTTTGCTGATTTCAGTAAGAGCTACATCAATCGCTTGAACGTTTTGGTTGATGCTGTTAGTATTCAGGATGTAAGTACCTGAAGTAACTTGAGCACCAATTTCGGTATCAAGAGCTTGAATGTTGTTGTTGATTTTGTTGGTTGATAAGATGAAGTTACCAGAAGTTACATTCACACCAAGAGCAGTATCTAATGCTTGAACATTAGTGTTTGTGCTATTGCTGTTGATGATGTAGTTTCCAGAAGTAACTGTAGCACCTAAGCTAGTATCAAGTTCTTGGATGTTTTCATTGATGGTATTGATCGCAAGAATGTGATTACCATTAGAAACGTTAGCACCGATTTCAGTATCAAGAGCAAGTAAGTTGCCATTGACATGTTGTGCATTAGAAATCCAGTTACCAGTTCCGGTTGGAGCGCCAAAAGCTGTATCAAGAGCTTGAATGTTGCCATTCATTTTGTTAGCAGCTAAGATGTAGTTACCATTAGTAACATTAGCACCTAATTCAGTATCAAGAGATTGAACATTTGTGTTCAAACTGTCTGATGCAGAAATGAAGTTACCAGTTGAAACACCAGCACCAAGTTCAGCATCTAATGCACTGATTGCAACAGTAAGGTTAGAACCTTGTGTTACAATAGTAGTAGAAGTATAAACAGGAGCTAAGTTACCAGCTGCAGGTTTGCCATCATAAGCACGGATGTAAGCAAGTTCGTCAAGTGAAGCACTATCAAAACGAACCCAAGCTGTACCATTGTAGGTCCAACGAGTACCGCCGTTTGTACCACTATCGATGTAGATAGTATCACCTTGAGACAATGAATTGTTGTCTTGGGTAAATGACTCGGTTGTAGTATCATAGATATAGACGTTAGGAACGCCAGATAATCCAGAGAAAAGAACACGATCGCCATCAACAAGTGTTACACCATCAACAACTGCAGAAGCAGGACCAGAAGGTAAAGTAGTAGAAGTTGTATCAATTACAACTGCAGGCTCTCTCCATGAAATAGTGCCAGAGATGTTGTTATTGACCCAAGTTTCTGAAGCCATTTTTGACCAATGTTGAACACCAACACCAGCTGTGATTTTGGTCCAAATGTCGCCATTCAAGTTGTCAGTATAAACTGAACCAACTAATGCATTACCAGAATCACCGGCACCAGGTGCGCCTGCACCTTGAAGATATTGGACGGTCTCGTCAATTTCTAGACCGCGATAGATTTGAAAGAAACTTTCACTCATTGTTATTACTCCTTGTAATAGATTTAGTTAGATAATTATTCTGTATTTATTCTCAATAGTTCAATCTTATGCAATTTATGCGAAAATCGACAGTATCTGTATTATTTACAACCAATCTCATTTCAGAACCACTTGAAACTACACTCATCGTATATTTGAGATTATCTCCAGTCTTTGCATAGACAGTATATGATGGAGTAAGTGGAGCAGGTCGGTATGCAGCAAGAACTTCAGCAATTGAAATACGACCCGTAGGTTCATGAAGAACAGTGACAATCCATTTACATGAAAGATTGTTTGGAAATACGACTTCATACGTATCACTTATTAGCGATTGATTTGATTGAACAATGTTAGGGTCGTCAGGATTAGTAACTGCTCCTTTGACTTGTTCAATCTTGCGAAGAGTATAAGCAGTAATGCGATGATCGACTAGAACATCAGGAGCCCAAGCTCTAGCAGTCGTATCATCAAAACCTCTGCCAAAAATCGGGTCAATGTAAAGAGCGTCACCAATTCGCTGAATGATTTTGACAATCTCAGTTTGACCTGCATTATGAGGGTCTTCTAAAGTAACAAGAAAGAAGTCACCAGGATTGGTCGGTTGGGGGTATAATACCCCGTCCCCAGGAATAACATGTATTTCTAGCCCTGACGACGTAAGCGAATTTTCTAATAATGATAAGGCATTATTAGTGTATAATTGAGTCATAGTTTAGATTGCCTCTTCGCTTAGAATACCATCATACTTTTGAACAATTGCTTTCAGTTCTTTAATGAAAGACGGAGCTTCAGTAATAGCTTCTTTTTCGAAGTCTTTTGCTTTGCTGACTGGTATTAGAACTTTTACTTTCTCAATTCCCATTTCAGCGATAAACTCTTGATATCTTGTCTTAGAAGAACTTTCAATTAGCTGAGCAAAAAAATCGTTATTATTTATGTTTGCCATTGTATCCAAGATAGTCTTTATAAAGTTTTAGGAATTGACTTTTGTCAAAAAAGCTATCACCATGAGAACGCTTTATCCTATTTATACTTTCAAGGGAATAGATGACCGCATCATCTCCAAGTATAACTAATCCTCGCGATAAGCCAATGTTTTTATTGTGAAGTTTAAGTTCTTTTACCTTTACCTTTTTAGTTGATGTATCCGTATCTTCTTCTTTGTCATCATCGTCAATTTCAATAATGATGTAATCATCTTTTTGGGGTAAATGAAGCTTTCTCTTCAACATCCCAAGAGCATTCAATACTTTAGAAGAATTGTTGAACTCTACTTTGATACCGTTTAGATTTTTGATATCAAAAAAGTAAATAGGTAAAGTAGATTTAGATTCTGAATCAGGATTACTCTTTACATAAACTGCCGGACCTTTATCTCTAAAGTTTGTAAATCCTGCAACGGTAAATTCATCACCATCTTCTGTCGTTATGATATCTCCCTTTATTGGAACGACTAACATATCAAACTTTCTCCCTTTATTGATTTATAAGTAATCTAAAGATTCATCTTCATCATCTAAATGTTCTTCAAGATAATGTTTGAAATGCGTCTTAGGTTTTTTGTATGGTTCTGAACCAGGACGCTTATCTTCAAAAACAACGGAATCTTTATTCCCGTTTCCTTTCTTTTTCGCAGAAAAATCTTTACGAATCGATTTTGCAGCGAAATCGCTAGGTGTTTCCTTTTTCATTATTTATCTTTTGCCTCAATTGTAGTAAAATAATCTTTTTTGAAATACGTATCTTGATATTCTGGTCCAAAGGCATTTGATATTTTGATATCTCCTGACTTTTCATCTATATCGATAATAGAAAAAGTTTCTCCAATGGTTGCATCGGGAATATCTTTTATTGCTTTACAGAGTTTTACAACTTGTCCAATTTTAAAGGGTTCTTTTTTATCTTCATTCAAAATAATAGAACAATAGTCTCTAAATGAAAGCGATTCTTTTGCTAAACCTAACTTATGTTGAACTGTTTTATTTACATAAGCCCAATATGCAGAAGTTTTGAACTTGAACTTATCTTTGACTTCTTCTTCGGTTTCTTTCCAAAGTTTTTCTACTTCAGATTCTGATTTATTTGCACGTTTGGCAAAAGACTTAACGACTGAGTTTGGCATATTATTGTTTTCCCTAACTTACTTTAGCATAAACGGAAGATAAATCACTTTTGCTTGCTGCAATAGTAATAGCATTTAGAACAAAATCGATTTGAGTTTGTTCTGATTCTTTTTTCAATATACTTATTAGCTGAACTGCTTGAAGTTTTGAAATAACCCAACCATCGCTTTCAGTATTTTTACTTGCTAAAAATTGTTCTTCAATATAATCGATTGAATAATGATTTGAAATACTCTTGACATATTGTGTCATCTTTGGAATCAATTTGATATAACGTTTCTTTTTATCAAGAGTTGAATTATCTATCAAACTTTTTAGTTCTGCAGCAGATTCTAATTGAGATAGATTTAGATTTTTTAGAATCTTTTGAATGTTTCCAAATCCGATTTTTCCGTGAGCCGCTTTAGTTCCTTTTATTTCACCTTGAATATTGACAGGTTTATCTTTTTGGTCAGTTCTTAATTGAAGTTTATCTTCATCAAAAACTATATAAGCATCTTTAGCTCTAAAGATATCATTTCGAGATTCAATCATAAACTTAATACCATCAATCTTAGCAATATCTTCAATTGCATTATCAAGATTGATTTCTTTGACGGAAGCATCTTCGGTTTTTTTCAGTGATACTCCGATTACTGTGCGGTCTTTGAACTTATCAATAAGCCATTGATTGAGTTCTAATAAAGATGTCATATCATGGGGAACTTTGATAGAATCTTTTACTAACCATATATCTGCAGGATTCCATTTGTTAAAGTTAGAAAAAGTAGAATTGTCATTCTTATCAAGTTTCTTAGCTAAATCATATAAAGATTTAACCCATGAATTACCTCTATAAAAGTTTAGAGTTTCATCTAGTTTCAAATAAGAAAATAGTTTATTTGCAGTATTGACATACACTTTAGACCACGTTTCATTTGAAACTAATTCATCTGCTAATTCTTGAGGATTACTATAAGTAAATGAAATATCGAAATACTTATCAGATTCTTTGATATCATCTTCATTGAAATCATCAATGTCAATTTTTTTGTTTTTATTCTGACGTAATGCAAGAGCAACGCATTGTAAGCTTTCATTCTTTTCAGTATCAGCTGCTCCACCACCTGAACCTTTAGTGCCACCACCAAATGCTTCAGACTTTTTGATATCTGATAACTTATATGCAGTTCCACTTTTATCAACGAATGGTTTTTCTTTCTTGAGAAAGTCTTTTAGCTCATTGGCTTTATCTCCAATAAGCTTTTCATTTTTATCTGGAATAAGAGCTAATAAATGTTTGACTAATGCATTTTCAGTATCAATAACAATCTTTGTCCCATCTTTCAATTCAAGAGGTTCATGTTTATTGATAAGCTTTTTTAGGATATAGGTTCGCCACTTAGAATCATATTCTCCTGAACGAGCAGTCTTTTCAATAAGCTCGGATGTATCGAATTGAGTTTCTAGTAAGAATGATTTGAACGATATACTCATATAAAGTTGATATTGAAATGTTTGTGTAGATTACTTATAATGTAAAATCTATTTATGACTTTTTCAAAAACTTATAGAGTAAAATCTAGCAAGACATTTCCTATCTTGCTAGATTTATAAGGAGGGGGAGGTTATTCTGCTTCTTGAGCAAATGACAATTGGATTTGTTTGATTAGTGTTTCTTCTAGAACTTTAATGTCTTTAAGAACCAATTGTTCAAGTGAAATGTAATATGTCAAATCTTGTTCAGCTGATTTATCAATGTTCGTATAGAACTGAGCAGATTGTTCATCAGTATCGTGGGACCACCAAATCTTGACAATACCATCAGGATGATTGATTGTCAAACCTGGAACAACATCAGTATCAGATACATCCCAGATAAAGTTTTCAGATTCAAAGAAAGTAAATGGTTCATCATTGTTATCATTCAACTGATTAAGCCAATAGTCAATCTTACGAACCATTGAATTAATGATTGCATGTGTGAGTGGAGTTTGAGCTTTGATTCTAGTATTCATTATTAGACTGCAATAGGGAAGTTGATTTTGTCATAGGATTCATATCCTTCTAAAGTGAAGTCATCTATAGTATAATCATAGATGCTATCACGTTTATTTATGACCATGACTGGTGACTCAAATGCAATCAAGTTTTCAACTCTATCAAAAAGATATTCTTCTGTTTCTTTCAAAGCATTATGGTAGATATGAGCATGAGAAGCAGAATGAATCAACTCGCCTGGAACCATATCCAATTGTTGAGCAATCAAATAGGTAAAGACTGCACCCATAAAGATGTTGGCAGGAACACCAATAGGATAATCTGCAGAGCGTTGAAAGATTTCGCAGTTCAAAACTTTCATTTCGCCGGCTTCATTTGGAGAGACCATAAAGTGATAAGCAAAATGACAAGCCGGTAATAAGACTTGATTGAACCTGTCAGGTCGCCACATCACAAACATTGCCTGTCTTGAGCCTGGGCTAGTTTTGAGGGTATTGATGACGTAGTCCAATTGATTGAATCCGCCACGAAGTGGATGAATACTGCTAAACTCTGCACCATAATGAATCAGGTTAGGTCCATAACCAAAACCTATTGAACCTTGTTTCAATCCAGCTCTTTGAGTAAATTCATCATTTATCCAAGGAGTCCAAACATTGCAACCCATCTTTTCAAGGTCGTGAATGTTATCGCTACCTGAAATGTACCACAGGACTTCTTTGACAAATGATTTCCAAGCCATCTTTCGATATGACAATACTGGAAACTGTTTGCTAATGTCATAACGTGTAGTAATACCTAACTTGACACGACATCCTTTACCTGTTCTTTCAACTGGCATTTCCCAACCAGTATTGTAAATGGAAGCAAGTGCGTCGTCATATTCTTTTAGTATGTATGTCATTATTGAACTCGTTGTATGTTAGTGATTCTTTCTTTTTCCGCCCACTTCTTGAATGTATCAAGTGGAGTTGTTAGACTTTCTATTGGGGTGCATAACGAACATACTCCACCTTTGTAAGAGCCTTGTTCCTTGCCAGCTTCTCGGTCAAATTCAACATCAAGATATCTTTGAACATTTGGCTTATTGAACAGTCGTAACCACTTCCACAATTTACTTCTACCTTTTCGCCATTCACGTTCTTCCATATAACACACTGCTCGATTTTCAGAACCATCCGCATCAGTGAAAGTGTAAATCATTTTAGGCACTTGCTTTTCAAACTCTTCACGTTGGGGAAATGACCAGCCAACTAGATTAGTTTGAATTGTCGTATAGTCAGGATTGAGCAGTGTAATGCGAACAAGCTCTTCATCAAGCCATGGTAAGGTAAAACCTATACGTTGTTCAAGAACAGATGAATCCGACATACGACCATAACGAAGATTGAAATGGTCGTCAAAGATTGAAAACCCATAAGAACGTTCATCACATTGAGTATAGCCTCTTCCTGGTTCGCAACCAGGATATGAGACATTCACCCATTCTTCATATGGTTGTAAAAGCCAGCTTGGCAATCTGCTTATCTCAAACACATAATCAAATGCTCGAAAGGTTATGTATGGCGAAGTATTGTAGTCACTATCTGGAGTTCCAGAATTCAACGTTACTTCTATCCATCGACTAACTCGAGCATTCATCTTTTCAAAGCGGAAGTGTTTAGTCTTCATTATTTCCACTGTTCGTGTTCATTGAAATACTTTTGATGATCAGCTGTAATTGCATTTAGAATATGCACAACATGATTACCTGTTGCACCACAATAGCCCTCATAAGCTCCCGGCACATTGATATCCCAAGTCTTGATAGCATCCCAAATACGATTGAACCATAATGCATTCAATTGTTCTGGAGTCGGATCAGGCCAAGGAATTGAAGGTTCAAAACCGGAAGTAGGTTGAAGAGCATCTGGTTCTTCAAAGACATCAGGCTCATCACCGGCATAAGGAATGGCATTCATAGGTTTATAACCTCATTATTCAGCTTTGTATTTTTCAATGATTGGCGTATGAGAAGGTTTCACCCACCCAGCAGGCTTGCGAATATCTAAAGACGTTCCACGTTTTGATTGTGAAGCATCAGTACAACGTTCTTTTGCCATGTTAGCAGTATGAACTTCTTCCCAATGTTCTTCGTAAGCTTCAGGTGAAATACCCATAAATTGAGCAGTTCCGAGCAGCACAACTTCAAGGTCAATCAATGCGTCAACTGCATCATCAAGATTACCTTCATCATGTGCTTTACGTAATTCATCAAGTTCTTCTTGTAAGAAGTTTAGACGAAACTCTAAAGCTTCACCTTCAAGAAGAGTATGAGTTGGAGCAAGAGGCACTCCAAATTTGTTGTGAAAATCCAGAATGTCTTGGTAATGATTTGTGCTCATATTGAGTATTTCCTATTTTAGTGTTGATTCATATGATTAGTCCTCGTATGTGTATGTCATCAGATTAGATAAAGTGATATTATATCACACTTTCGTCTCAGTAGTAGAAACAGTTTCAGTATTGTTGAAATAGACTCCACCAGGATGCTGGCCATTAGACGTCTTACCAACCGTAACATATGGATGTCCAAAGACTTTACCAACTAATTGCTCTACGACCATGCAGCGTTGATTTGCTGCATCAAGTTTGATTGTCATTTTGTCAATTTCAATCGTTTGAAGCTTTTCACGTAGTTCTTTTTCAAGTTCTTCAACTCGTTCAGCTTTAGCTTCTAGATATTCAACTTGAGTTTTGAGTTGATAAACTTCTTGTTGAAGAGACTTGGCCTGTGCAATCTCTTTCTTCAATTCAGTTTCTAACCAAGCTCTATTTTCAGCATCTTCAGATGCTTTGTTGAGCACTTCTTTGAGTTGTGATGCAGCAAGTGATGGTAGGTTAGCTTCAATAGCTGATAAGATATCTTGTGCTAATGGATTTGGTTTCATATGAGTATTTCCTTCAGTTTGTCGATTTGTTCTTCAGTTAGTGGTGGTAAATCAGGTTTGATGATTACGTATAGATTCCCTCTTTGTTTAGACACTTTATCAATAAAGCCTTTCCCCTTGATACGTAAAGTCGTTTCGCCCAATGAGTTTGGTGGAAGTTTGACATTGAGCTTTCCACCTTCAATCGTTGGAACAGTCAAAGATGCTCCAGTATAGAAGTCAATCATTGGACCGTTCATTGTCACTTTTAGATTGATGCCATCAAGTTCAAAGACCTCATGAGGCTTGACAACAATCATTAGATGTACTCTAACCATGTTGTCAAGAGCTACATGTATTATATCACCATCTTTCGTTCCAGGTGTAGCATTTGCAATGATTTGATGGTCAAGTCCGGGAATATTGACTCGCTTTGTAACTCCCTCAAAAGCTTCTTCAAGAGTGATGCTAATCTTTGCATTGATTTGAGAGGCCGATGATTGTTGTTTAGGCTGTTCGTAATTGAAGAAATCATGATAGACTTTTGAATTGCTTCCACTCATTCGTTCACGAGCCTTACGAAGCATCTCTTCTAAATCAGACTGGGTATAAGTTCCATGGGTTGAATGAGTTCCCCCGCCTCCTCCACTTCGAGTTGAAAACTTCGCAGGGTCACTAATCAATTCATAAGCTTCTTTGATACGTTTGAAGTCTTCTTCTTTACCACCTTTGTCAGGATGATGCTTTGCTGCCATCTTACGATAAGCTTTCTTGACTTCAGCTTCAGATGCAGTTGGTGGAATGCCTAAATGTTGAAATGCTTCTTGTCTATTCATCTATCATTATCTTTTGTTTGAGTGGGTTTCTTCTTCTTAACATAATCACCGGAAAATTCAGAACCTATGAAATCATCGCTCTTCTTTTCAAATCGGGCAACTTCCCAATCACTGTCTAATGATGACATCCCGTTCCACTTTGGAATATTCTGCGGATAGACATATGGCTTTTTTGGGCCATAAGATTGTTGAGCCGATGACCTTTGTTGCTTCATTGGATTTGGCTTATCACTAAAGGAAGACCAATACACCTGACCAGAGGAAGGTTCTGTTTTAGGTGGTGGGTTCAATACAACCTCAAGATTTGCATCTAACCATTCGTAAGAAGCTTTGATACGTTTGAACCAAGTATCATCCCCTTTTGTTCTATCAGGATGATACTTCATTGCCAAACGGCGATAAGACTTCTTTAGCGAAGCTTCATTCAGTTCGCTGAGTGTTAGTTCAAGATTTGATAAGTGCTGCTCTATAGAGGACATTAATTACGTTCGTCGTATTCACGCTTCCACTTATCAGCAAGTTCTTGTGTCCAAAGGTCTCGTTCATCAGAACGACCTAATAAATAGCACTGATGAAGGGCCATTCGAATTTGCATTGACAATTCTCGAGCATCGGCTAAATGCCAATCGCCTTGAGCATTGATAGCATCAAGAACTGCAGGACAGTCTTTTTCAAGAGTCTTCAGAAAGATTTCGTCTGGTTTTAGTTGCATGATGTGGATGTCTAAAAAGTGGAACGTTAAAGGTTGCACGAGTTGCTTTGAACAGCGGGTTATTACGAGTCTTATCGGTAATCACTCGTTCATCAGTTTCACATTGCCATGCAGTTACAGGTTGCTCTTCAGCTACCCAACGAAGAGCTGCATACCAAGCAGCTTTAGCACATTGATACGCATCGGCATCTATGATAGATGCATCATTCTCGTTGAACCATTGGTCAAATGGTAGAAGTTCTTGTTGGCTGTCACTCATATCTTTTTGAACGAAAGAGTACGACGAACTGTTGCTGGGTATTGATTTGATAACGAACCAACTCTATTTGAAAGTTGAATTGATTTGAGCCAGTTATAGGCTAATTGAATCCATTCACTTTTTTCAAGTATTCGAACATCAATTTCAGGAAGAGAACTTGATACATTAGCCGTAGATGTGTAATCTTCAGCACCACCATATGTCAAACCACTATACATATCAGCATAAACATAGCATTTACCATAATCAATAGTTTTGAGTATGTTGTTCCCATCATCCAACAATAGAACTTCAATATCTAATGCAATACGTTGTTTATGTATCTTTGCCAAAATCGCATCAAGTAATCCACCTTTATCGTCTTCCATTTCAATTCGAATACCATCACCAGATTTTGGAAATGCATCAAAAGTACTTACTGAAAGTACTTGAGACGATAATCGTTCAAGCTCTGGTGGTGTTAATTTTCCAGAAAACTCATTGAACTTGACATAAAAATGTCGTGATTGCTTTGGGTATAAAATGCCAATCGGTGCAGTAGAATGTTCTGATATTGTAGCCATGATATGTTTATTCCTCTTATAGTTTCAGTTCGCTGATTTCTTTAGCATACATTGCAACCGGTGTATCACCTTGTAATTGCTCTAAGTATGCAAGCTTAGCTTCAAGCTCTTTTTCAAGCTCTTCAATCTTGTCCTTAGTTAGATACCAAATGCTCAAGTTCAATAATGCTTCAGGACGAGTAAAGTCTTCTTGTATTGACAAGAGTTCAAGCAAGTCTTTCTTACCAGTATTACGGAACTTTTCAGTATTTACTAAGTAGAAATTGATGAACCGAATACGTTCATCTAACCATAAGATGTCTTCTTCAGTTAGTTTGATAAGAGCTTGTCGTCTATCTTCATAACGAGCAATTCGCCATTCAACGAATTCTTCAATGATTTGTTCAACATTATCAAATCGACGTAAAGCACCATTCGTATCCCATAATGTCAAGTTCTCAGTTTCTTTAGAGACCAACTTAAGGAGCTTCATTAGTTCTTCAGGGTCTTTAGAAGTAGTAGAACGAGGAGCAGTAATAAGATAATCGAAACCTTCTTCATCAGACTGATTGACAAAGTTCTTGATGATTTCTTTGTCCATTAGCTTATGTAGATGAGCCTCGTAATGTTCATCTTGAACACCGACCGGTAACTCGGTCACACGAATGGTAAGGTTACCTTCCTCTTGATAGACACCTCTAATCTCTACTTGATTTGTAACAGGGTCACGTTCAATTGTACCTTTGTAACCATCATACCAAGGTTTCAACGTGCCGGGTTTCAGCTTTTTACCTTTCAAGACCTGTTGAATTGCGGACTTAAGGTCATTAGGATTGTAACCAAGGATGTATGTAGAGTGTCCTGTACCTATACCGTCAGCACCGTTAAGCAAACACACTGGAAGTATCGGGATGAAGTAGAGAGGCTCTATCTTATCGCCATTGGAGTAATGATGTTGTAAGATGAGGTCATCTTCTTTACGAAAGACCTTACGAAAGTTCGGTGAAATCTTTGCTTTGATGTAGCGAGCAGAAGCAGACTTACGCGATAGTCGATTACCGAATTGCCCAAAGCCTTCAACTAAAGGCATGTTGTTAGAGCCGATGAACTTTTGAGCCAATGTGACCAAAGTTCCTTCCATACTTGCCGCGCCGTGATGATAGTCCGTATCAGAGCAAGCTCTTGCAGCAAGTCGTTCAATCGTATCTTTATCAGCACCTTCACCTCGACATAGCATACCCCAAATTGCTTTACGATGAGATTGCTTGAACCCATCTCCTAAGAAGGGAATACCACGCACGTTAGAATGCGCGGAAAACAACTTTAGCTTAGTATCTATAAACTCTTTACATGTGAGTTCATCGGTCTGACCTAAAGTGTAGTTGATAATAGTTGCGGTTTTAGCCATAGTGTTCCTTTATGAATATGGTATTATTATAACACAATTAGTCGTATGAGTGAAAATAACTAGCACTCATTAGCCATTCCTTTCTGTTATCAGCTTCACGATTTGAGAAAGCCAAGTTCAATCCTTCAACATCTTCGTTCTGCAAAGCTGAGATTTTGACTAAGTACTTTTCACGGTTATCGATAATCTTTTTGAACTGATGTGACTCGAATGTTCCTAAACCTTTGAAGTATTCAAACTTGTGCTTGATGCCTTGTTGAGCCCATGCTTTGTAGTCTTCATCGCTGAAGAACTCAAGTGGTTCATCACCTTTCTTAGCACCAGTGACAGTGACAATGTAAAGAGGGGTTCTTAGACGATAGATAGCACCAAGTTCAAATAGCTCTGGCCAGAAGCGAGCGAAGAAGTTATGGAGCAGTGAAGTGATATGCATGCCGTCAAGGTCTTCATCAGTCATAGTCACAATCTTACCAAACCGCAAGTCTTCAAGTGACTCGACTTTCTTACCGATTTCAAGTCCGGTGATAGTCATAATGTTCTTAATTTCCGCGTTTCCAACAATGTCTTTATTGTCAGCATCCATCACGTTAAGTGGTTTCCCACGAAGTGAGAATGAGCCGATGTAAGGGTTCTTACCGCGAGCAGCTTGGATTGAAGTACGAGCAGAGTCCCCTTCAGCTAGATAGAGTTCGCATTGATGACGGTCTTTACGTTCGTTTGCATCAGAGAACTTTGGAACCTTACGTGGGTCAGACTTATTGACATCCTTATTCATCTTACGAAGTTCAGCAAGTTCGTTTGCTTTTTCCTTCGCTTCAACCCAGTCAAGAACTGATTGGATAATAGATGATTGAGTCAATTGCTTGACAAACTTGTCAGATACTCGCCATGTAGTTTTCCATTCGCTAACAGGAGAAATCATGTTCTCTTTAGTCTGCGAGCTAAACTTGGGACGATTGACAGTGCCGGAGATATAGACTCGCATATGAGCACGAAGGTCACCAGGTTTCACTTCGACTTTATGTTTCTTTTTGAAGAACTCGCGAAGTCTATCAACGATTTGCCACATAACATAATCGATATGTGTGCCACCTTGATAAGTTTCGACTGAATTGATAAAGCTTATTTGGTCAAATCCGTCAGATGCAGAAATACCAACTTTCCAATCTTCAGTGGATTCAAAGACGTACTGTTCATCATAAAGAGCAATATAATCTGCAAAGCTCTTCATTACTATACGTTCGCCATTGACATAGAACTTAACACCTACATTATTAGCTGCAGCATCAACAACTTTTTTGATGAGCTTCAACTTATGGTCTTCGTCCAACCCGCCTTTTAGGTTGAAGAATTCGTAATCAGGTTTGAATGTAATCTTAGTATGGTTCTTGCTACTTGATGTAACCTTGGCTTCTGATTTCTCACGTAAGCCATTCCAGAACTCCATACGAAACAACTTATTCCCATCGCAGCTTTCAATTTTGAACTCTGAACTCAAGATATTGGTTAGTGTGCTACCAACACCATTTGTACCAATTAGAGATTGGTCTTCATCATCGTTGAAGTTTGAACCAGCTCGCAGGTTAGAGAAGATGGTTTCAGCGACATATGTTCCAGTCTCAGGATGTATTTCAACGGGGATGCCTCGGCCATTATCATGAACCGAAATGTAGCCATCATCACGAAGTTCTACCTTGATTGTATCAAGAACTTCAGGTGCTCGCTTAGCTTCGTCGATTGCGTTGTCAAGGATTTCAGAAAAGATTTTGACAAAAGCAGGAATGTAAGTAATTTCTTGTTGCACCATCCTTTTATCTTCAGGTTGATAAACCCATTCTTTTGATGTTTGTAAAGAAGTAGAACCGCAATACATGCCAGTTCTTTTTCTTACGTGGTCAATCTCATCAAGAACTTGATAAGTTTGTGCAATATGTTTTGTCATATGATTTGTTTTTCACGAGTTATAATGGAATCTATTTACAACTTGACAATATAGCCTAAATTGTTTAGCAACATAAAAGAGCTAAACAGGGCCATCACAAAAAGAGAAAATTTGAAAGACGAATTTCGCAAATTTCTTGAAGACCAAATATAAGCCAAAAAGAAAAAGAAAAAAGTTGAAATTGCCAGGTAAATTGTCATCATTATAAAATACTCCTCTCGTATCAGTTTGTTTGTATGTGTCCATTATACATCACTTGCCGCAACTTGTAAATAGTGGCAAGTGATAACCAGTTATCAGATTTACGATTTTAAGACTCAAGTTGTGAAGCTACTTCCGGTTTATATGACGGGTCCCAAGACATTTCAATTTCAAAAGCTTCATTGAGACTAACTTCAACATTTGAACCTTGCGTCAATGTCGCACCAACTTCACAAAGTTCAGATGGGTCCATATTGACTGCACGTTCAATGCTTTCATGAGTTAGGCCTAAGCCACCAAGCAATGCACGTAATTGAGCTTCTTTTGTGTTCATGATCGTTTCACCTTTACATTGAGTTGTCTATCTAAAGATACATCAAACAGTCGGCCATCAGAAATTGCTTTACCGACATCACGTATTTGCTCTGCATTA